TGTGAACCGATGATGTAAATATAATCAGAGCATGTTAATGGTGGCCCTCGCTCGGGGTCGGCCTTCCATAGGCGGGTTGCGTCATCCATTATGTCCAGTCCGTCTTTCGCGATCCAGTAACAGTTTACTTTGAGGCCACCACACTCAGGATTGAAGGGAGCGTCTTGCCTCGTCGCTACACGTTCTGTTCCCCCGAAATTCATTACATTTAAGTTATCGTTAGTGCATAGACCGGCGGAGGCATCTGCAATAGAATTACACGGAGTCATGTCAATACCGGGTTGATACTGTTTGAATTCGCAGTATTGTCCGTCTTCACCTCTAGCGTATCCCTCGTTCCTGGTGCCGATTTTGTTGGCGGGATTATTTTGATATACAACTTCGTCTCTCACCCATTTTTCTGGATCGTAATATGGCAAACACCCCTCCTCGTCTGGTAGTTCAACGACAGGTTCGTCGGATATCGCTATTCTACTCCGCGATTTATAAATAGCTATCATATGTCTCCCACCGAGTCTTGGTTTCGTTGTAATTATATTACCCGTTCCATCATCTATTACTATATTATCAGCTGTATCGCGGCTCTTATATGGGTTAAGATGTTCTCTTCGATCAGCATTAGTCCCTATCGGTCCCAAGTCGCTTCCAACTGGAGAACATTTTTCATCATCGACCTTCACTTTTAACTTTTCTTGCGGAACACCTTCATTTATTTCTCCTAACATAATACACTTAGATAAATTAATATTAAATGTACCGTGTTGATCGTACAATCCAAAGTAAGGATAATTCAAATTTCTTGCATATGTAGCACATTGATTCCACGTGAGGTATGTGTTCTTTCGAGGAACCTGTGCCGCTTCACCGACGATTGGAACATAACCTTCTATGATTAGCTCATTGGCGGCATCTATTGCCCCCTGACTGAGCCCACCTGACTGCGCCTCTGTGGCTATTTGGGATGTCATAGCGTAACAACCAGCATAAACTTCTTTTGTTACCATGTTAGAGTCTGAAATTTCTAAGTCCTGGGTCTGGGCCGAATATTGCTGAGCCGCTCTCATATTGACCCCGGCACTGGTCTTCACACTAGCCGTAGTTGGTATCTTATTGAATGCGGTCTCTGCATTTTCGGATAATACCCTCGCCCTTTCCTTCCACGATTGTAGTGCCAAAAATCCTGATCCGGCACCCCATTCTATAGCCAATACAGCAGAGTCGTATGCAGCCTTTGTATCATCCTTGTGTTTCTCTATGTCGCTCGCTAGTTTTTCGGGATCTACTTCAAGTTTTTCCTTAAATGTTTCAAATATATACTTTATAGCACAACAGGCTACCAATGCTATAAAAACACTTAATATAAATACATTAAGAATTTTGGATTTCATTTATATTACAGTTATATTTTTTTTTATACATTTAAATGTTATAACTATGGACTAAGCGTATAACACCGGGTCCGCTGCGTATATCCATGCTAATACTTCTTCCATTTTAGCCCACACAGTGTCAAGGTCTTCGGCAGTTCTCTCGTGGGCTTCCGCGACCTTCCTCTGGTCTTTACTCCTTCCTGTATTTCTATCAACTTTTTCTTCCAACTCATTTAAACTAGACCGAGTCTTCATAATCAAATATATTAGAGCTATAAACGCAATTAAAATAAAAACCCCGCCGACAATTAATACTGGATTCATTGTTTAAATATAATAGTATATTTTATTTTAAATAATTTAATAATTTAATCATTTTAAGGAAATAAATTATTTAAAATAAATGGATTCAATATTCAGTACATTAGCCCCGGGAATATGCGCAGGGTTTGTATCTAGTATAATATGTAACCCATTAGACGTAATGAGAATTAATAAGCAAATAAATAAGACTGTAATTTTAAATAGACACACGATGTTTAAGGGACTTGGATATGGAATGATTACAATTCCTACATTTTGGGGAATATATTTCCCTATTTACGAACTTACTAAACTACAAAAAACTTACTCGCCAGGCGATAAAATGTTTAATAGTTGGGCTGCATATATATCTGTTTGTATAGCTAGCACTGTTACAACACCACTATGGGTTCTAAGACAAAAAGCCCAAACGGGTAAACTACTTGAAGTTCCCAAGATGACATTTAGTCAGTTCTATCGTGGTCTTATACCTACATATTTTATTAATTTAAATTTCCTGGTTCAAATTCCAATGTATGAATATCTAAAGAGTAAAACCGATAATAATACATATAATACATTCGTGAATACTGCAATATCCAAAACGGTAGCCACATGTATATTTTATCCACTGGATACTATAAGAGTTCTTATTAGAAATGGCGGCCGAGATGAATCTCTGCGAGGACTGCCTCGGTCATATTATCAATTATACAGAGGGTTCAATTTATATTTAATGAGAAGTATACCTTACCATTGTAGCGTTTTTTGCACTTTTGAGTTCGTAAAAAATTTAATGTAAGACATACCCTGGAGATAAGAATCTGCCAGGTCATCTTTTTTCTTATTCTTCTCAAAAAACTCATTGTGAGTTTTAATAAGATGTCTAGTGTGAACTATCCCCAGATTTTTATTCTGTGTGTACTTGCTTTTAGCTTTATGTTCTATTTGAATATCACAGCATTTCAATTTATATTTTGCAGCATAAAACTGAATTTTGACATTTTTTTGCTGTTCGTGGTTTATCCTTAATATAAAATAAACATATATCGCAGTAGATATATTTCTCATTTTGGGGTTAAAGGATGGTTGTTTTTCGAGAAGAATTACGTCAGCTTCCCTCAAGTGTTCAAGTTGATCTAATTCTTCTATAACCCTCAGTGTTTCATTTGTCCCGGAGCAATCTATTAAGTTCCAGTCTAATATGCTACCATCTTCCGAATCTAACATGCAATACGCCAAATTTTTAATGCCTATATCAAATGAGAGAATTATCATTGTTTAAAACTTTAATATACTTCTATATAGATTTTAAATTTAATAAAGGTAATAGATCTTTTATTTCACTTTTCTTTTTATCTTTTTCCACCCTAATCTTATTTATGTCATTTATATCCCATGATATAAATATTTTATTAGAGGCTATTATAACTACGCAAAACCCCTCGTTTGCCAATATTATAGATAGATGATTAGTCATTTCGTTAACATCATATCTAGGATACCCAAATGTATAACTTTGCACGGTATAAATACAGCGTAATTCGCCATGTTTGGATAAGTGTGTAATCTTATCTGTTAATTTAGATACCATTTCAGATTTGAGAATATTATATCTAGTTTGTTGCCTTTTTTGTGATTCAATAACGGTTTTTAAGCCATTCATTATACTACACAATTTATATTTATTTAAATTCTATTTAAAAAAGCGCGGGTTGTTCTGTATGTATCGTCTTTTTAGTATCTTCTTCACCTTCTTCGTCGTCTGACTCATCCTCTGATGAAGAATCTTCTATATCACCTGATTTATTTATTTTAACTTCATCATTATTTTCGTCGAATATATTCGGGGGTATAATAGACTCCGTGACCGGTTGTTCGGGTAAACTAATATCATTTAATTGTCTGGACATTTTACTAATCTCCCCTATAGGTATTTCTCTAGTAAAATTATCTTCTTCTGGCTCAGATTCTAAGTCGTTAATATCGGTATTAAATAAATTGTCCGCCATCGGCTCCGGTTCCGAATTTAGTAAAGGTGGAATATCTTCTTCGTCAAATGCCCCAGACAGGTATTCATTTAAGATATATTCTATTGGAACCTGTTTAGAAATTGCATCTGTTATAGAACTACTTATTATATTGAAAAAACTATCTTTGTCATAATCCATAATACCAGGAGAATAATAAACCTGTTCGGATATTATAATAATAATTTTATGTAGAAAGTTATTGAGATTCGGCACCTTTATCTTAATAGATTTATCATCTGCCTTTATTCTAACGCACGCTAGAATTTTTACATGACTTACGAATATGGCAGTTATCAAATCCATGAGATATGGATACTTCTGATTTATTTTTTTTAGATACTCTTCTATTGTATAAGCTGACCAATTGGGAACATTTTTAAGCTCTTTTTGAAAATTTGAGTATGAAAGGGTTCGCCTTATATTATTTCTTTGAGAATTTATAAATATATTTTTAATTAATTCGTAAATATCGGGTTGAAGAATATTTATTAATTGTTTAGTATATTCTTCCTTTGCCGCAACGATTACATTAACATTTAGCGTCTCTGACATTCTTTAGATTATTATTATTATTTTAAAAGCCAAAATTAAACTCTAAAAAAAATAATACCATATTATACTATAGAACATGCCGAAATGCGAGATAAGCAATGAAACGGTTAATTGGGTTTTGTCCAAAGAATTTATAACAAAAATTAAAAAATCCTTGTTATCGGACCCGGTTGAAATAGCCGGGAAGATATTGTTCGAAGATGATGTACATTGTACGAAAAAAATATGTAATAAAAAAAGTTCTAAAACTCAAATAAATAAAGGAGACAATTCGTCTGTTAGTACGCCCAATGGGATTATTAATTTTCACACTCACCCTAAAATATGTTATACGGACACTGGTTCGATATACGGATGGCCATCTGGTGAAGATATGCGCCAATGTATTTCTTTTGCAAAAAACGGTAATTTAATTCATGTTGTATTCACATGGAAAGAAGGAGCATATATAATAAAGGTTAACAATATCTTAACAAGAAAGAGTGATATTAATATTTTGGAAAAGTTATTACAAATGACTCACACTTTTAGAGGTAAAAATCCTATAACCCAAAATAGGCTATTTTTAGATATGATTAGAATTATAATTCCGAGAACCAATAAACTAAAAACCCCGGAAAAAACATGGCTGTATTTAATAAATAATTTATCTTTAAACACTCTGTACAAAATATATAATGACTATAACGGTACCAATATGAAGGTGCCCGCGGATAGTTCTAAGATTTTTTCAGTTCAATTATTAAAAATGGGAGAAACTGTTAAATTTAACACTAATTACATCAACGAAGCGTGTCATAGGGAATCTTTTCAGTAGTTTCAGGGGTAATACATATAATCTCAGGGGTTTCATAAAAATTAACAAGTATACCCGTTTCACATTTCAGATTATTTAGGTATTTCTTTAATTGAACAATCTCTTTAGTAGTCAATTTAGAATTCTGTGATTTAAGTTCAATTATCATTACAACATAGGGTTCATTATCACCCACTTTATCATATATTACAATATCGGCTCTTTCAAACCCAACGTATATCCCTTTATAATGTATGGGAACAACTACTTCTGTACCAGACGCTAAACCAATTCCTCGCAATTCTATATTTAGAGCCTCTTGGTATATATTTTCTTTATAATAATCTCCCAGTTCAGTATTTACTTTTTTTATACAATCTAATACATTGTTTATAAGTACTAGAGGAAGAGGGCTATCCATATAATTAAGTATCGTCAATTTCTTTATATAAAATTAAAAGAACTTAAAGTGTCTTCTAGAAAACTCACTTTTCTCTTGTGCGAACGTGCTCTTGGGTTGTGTATTAGTTTTTTAATTACATTTAGGTGTTTAGAATGATAATCGGTGCTTTGATTCCCATCTAAGATAGTGACATTACCCGTCAATCCCGGCATCAACCACGCGTCATGATATTCTTCACATTCCCTGAGATACTCTAGGGAAATACCCATTTCACTTGAACGTGCTCTATTTAATACTCTTTTAAAACATGTTTCTGGTGTACTCCTTAGATATACAAAAACGGGGGTTTGAATATCTTGTATAAAATGATCAAACCACATTTTATACGATTCCAATTCTATCTTATTAATTTTTCCAGATGAATATAACATCTTAGCAAAAACATTAAAATCCGAAAATACACATCTTTCTGTAATTATGGTACCGTCGGGACCCAAAGACTTTAAAGCATCTTTTAACATAATAAGACGAGAAATATATGCAGTCATTTGAAAACAATAAGAGTATTTATAAGGGTCGTTATAAAAATGTTCTAGTAAATTACCATTCTCGTCCTTAATAGATTCCCACATATCAACTGGTTCCCTGAGAAAAATTATATTAGGGGACTCTATTTGTTCTTTTATATAATTAAAAAGAGTTGATTTTCCAGAACCAATATTACCTTCTAATGATATTATCATATCTATCTAGTATATATTATTATATATTATACTTTTAAATAAATATCAAAAAAGGGAAATATTTTTTATTTTACTTTCTATGTTATCTATATCAAATGGTGTATTATGTTCATCTAAATCTATAATAGAGTAGTCGATCAATTTTTTGAGTTTTTCATTATCTTTTATTTTAAATTGTGATATTTCCCACCTACTAAAAAATGAATTTTTTGTAAAGATTATAACAGTGCATTTAATCATTGCTATTCCACACATATCATTATTTAAATCCCCGTGATTAATTTCGGTGTCTTTACTTTCATAAAACCTGGTATTTTCGTCATAGAAACAATGTAATCTTTCTCCGTCTACAACTGCGTCCTTGTAAATAGTTTCGCAATCCTCTAAATTTATTTCTTTACCGAACCATTTTTCGCTATTAACCGATGTTTCTGACATAACTTGGTTTGATATCCATTTTATATATTCAACAGTTTTAGAATCTATTTCAAGAATTGCCTTCTTATTTTCGGGGTCAATTTTTAACTTATTTTTTTTAACTTGTATACTTATATCTCCATCTTCTATTATAAGTTTAGAGTAATAAACACCATCTCTTATCTTAACAGGGTCGTATATATTAAGCTTAGTAGTCATAAATTAATAAATGTTATTATTTTTATTCATATATTAAAACGACAAAATATTTATTTTACCATTAATAGCTGTTTAAGAACATTAACGCCTCTCACGACAGTATAAGAATATATAGCTTTACCTCCATGCATTATGCCGTCTTTTGATATTTTTGTACCAACTGAGTCGAATAACTTACAATCTCGTCCTATAGAAACAATGATTTTATCTTTAGAACATATAGTTGTTTTAATATTTTTTATACCGAATAATCTATCTATGTATCCATTAAGGTTTAAAAAAACATTATGTTGTTCAGAATCTTTATTTATATCGAAATATAAATAGTCATTATCTTCTCCGACTGTAAATAATAAAATAGGGCTTTTTATTTCTATTATGTCTGTTTTATGACGAAGGTTGAGCTCGTCATCCAATGTTAATTGAAGAATATCTATTTTTCTATAAGATACCATCTACTATGTAATAGTGACTATATTATAATAACAGATACAGAACGAAAGTTATGTATACATACCCACCGGCAGTTCTATAATTTTATTTTTTTTAGTGTCTGCAAATATTTCAGTTGCATAAACAAAATCTTCTAAACTTAATTGATATGTATTTTCCTTGCCAAAATTTTTTCTTGAGTTGTGAATAATAGCCTTGTCTATAATAGTCTTAATGTCCCCCCCATTGCCATTAAATAATTTTATTTTTTCATTTATTACATTTGTTATATCAGATTCTTCGCAGTTTATTTCCCAACCTAGCTCATTAACCTGTTTGTAAAATATTCCCGTCAATTCCTTGCTTGTATAAGTATCAATTGTAAAAGTCCATGGAAAGCGGCGCCGTAACCCGGGGTTTAATGAAAAAAATGATTTATCTAATTCTTCTCTGTAACCTGCTATAATGCATATAATTTTATCTGCGTTTTCTGTTAAATACTGATTAATTGTATCTACACACTCCTTTGCGTAAATGTCTTCACCTGATGTGCTTCCAATCGAATATGCCTCATCTATTAAAACTACTCCATTTTTACACCGGTTTAGGGCTTTAGTTGTTTTTATAGTTGTTCCTCCTAGGTATTCAGATATTAAATCAGACCTTTTTAATACATTAAATTTAACTTTTTTGAAAATACCCACTTTTGCATATATTCTTGATAATATATCCGCAACCGTTGTTTTGCCTGTACCCGGAGGACCTTCTAATACCGTATGTAACATAATATTATCTCCGTAATCTTGTACAAAGAATAAAATCTGTTCTAAAATCTGAAATTTTAGTTTGGTTAATCCTATCATATTATTAAGTTCTATTAACTCATCAAGTATATCGGGGAGAAATTCCATTTTCGGCGGATAATACTTTCTTAATCTCTTAGATGGTAACTCCTTTTGAATGTAATCGGATATCATATTAATCAAAGAATCTAATGATTTTAAATCGTAACCTGTTATATCGAATTTGTCGTCTTTTAAATGACCAATAGTTCTTTTCATGTTATAATAATAAATATATATTATTTTCTTAAATCCATATGGATAGTATAGTTCTAGAATATATTAAACAAATTTCTAAAGAAGAAAATATAAATCTTAATAAGTTTCTGGACAAATACTATAAAAAACTAGAAAGGTGTTTTAGAGTGTATAAAAATAATTACGGACTAGAAGATTATAAAATGAATTATATAGATTTTATAATTTTGTATAATATATGGTCAAATTTGGATAGGAGAGGATGTATAGAATCTTATTTATTAATAATGTACTCATATTATAAATTAGAAGATTTTAATTTCCCCACTAGAAAATTTAAATCTGGATTAGATTGTATACCTATAATACAAAATACCAATACAATAAGTATAATAAATTCATTTCTTGCAGTTTAATGAATATAGAATGATAATATATATAATAAAAATGAACATACCAAAGGAGTGTTTAAATATATATACAACGGTTTATCAGGCTCGTCAAATAAATAAAATCCTGCTGCAATATATAAGTCCTCTTTCTACAATAACAGATGCAACTGCGTGTATAGGAGGTAATTCTATTTTTTTCCTGAGGGATTTTTCTAATGTAATATGTGTAGAAAAGGATCATAATATATTCAATGTTCTCAAAGAAAATATAAGCACGTACGGAGGAAATAGTAAGTGTAAATGTTATAATACGTCTTACAATGATATAAAATTTATTGTAAAACAGGATGTAATATTTATAGATCCCCCATGGGGAGGAGAGACTTATAAATCTAAACAGACCGTTAAGTTATTCTTAGATTCTGTTGAAATAAATAGTATAATTAATGATTTGTATAATTTTACACATATTATAGCACTGAAGGTTCCTAGTAATTTTGACATAGATTCTATCGATGAATTATTTTGGTCTTACACAATTCATACTATAACTAAAAATAATAAACCCATTTATAATCTAATAATTTTCTATAAACATACTTAAAGATAATAGCTATAACATATTGTAAATAAAATACCTGTACGGTTGCCCGAGTGGTTAAGGGGGCAGACTTAAGATCTGCTGGCTTCGGCCTCGTGGGTTCGAACCCCACACCGTACAGGAATTTTATTAATTTAAAGGTACTTTACATATTAAAGCAAATGACAACATTTTACCCGTATTATTTAGAGGTTGAACCGTGTCCGATGTGCTTGGCCATCTTCTTCGGGCTGGCGTTCTGCGGCTTCGCGTTTGTTATTTATCATAACAATCAGGATTCGTAAGTTTTTATACAATAATTCTAATTTAAAAAAAAATATTTATTTAAATATATAAATGAGTCAAAACTTACAGCATTTCATAACAGATAACTTTTCAACACCGAGGGTAATAACAGTTCTTGTTCATACTTACATTGCAACACTAATATACGAGATAATCAATCCGGTTATATTTTTATTCATAGACCCGGATGATAGATTAAAAGAATTTTATATAGAACTCGGTTCGGATAAAAAGATTAATATGGGAAGAGTTGTTTCTGAATTTATAACAATATGCATAATCCTAACCATATTATATTATATTCAGAAATATGAAACTAAATAAAAATTAAAATGTGAAGTTAATATAAAAGATGTACGGTAATCAGAGAAGAACTAAAAAGTCATTAAGGTTATCCTATAATTCACATCCATCAACCGATAGTGAACCATTACCAGATGACTGGTACGCATCTATAACAGAAAATGATGGCCTGGCTAAGAGCCTTGACGACACTAGTATAATACCTCAATATCCAGATATCACACAACCCCCTGTTACACCAGAAGTTACACCAGACGTTATACCCAATGTAGTAATCCCCCAGGTTACCCCCAGTAATTTTCCAATAATTTCTGGAAAATCTGTTAATACCACGACCGAAAAAAAAGAACAGATGTCCAGATTAAATACTTTAATATTAGTACTGGTTATTGTCGGAGGGGGGTATATGGCTATGAAATACATGAAAAAAAATAATTCAAGATTTGGTATGTCTACAACTTATAACATAAGAAGTGCTTATAATATGGCAAAATAAATATTTCTAAAAAATAATCAACTTAAAACACTTACTTCATATTATAATATAGAACAGGTTAATATGAAGCGTTTGTTTTTTCAAGAGGCGTACAATCAGGCTCTTAAGTCTGAGATGAATTTTAATCATGGGGCAGTGTTAATTTATAGGGGTAAGATTATAGGACGAGGATATAATACATATTTTAACACTAATTCTAATGAGAAAAATTCGTTGCACGCGGAAATTAGTGCTATCAATGACGGTCTTAAGCGGGTTAGCCACGAAGAACTGAAACGATGTGAACTTGTTATAATTAGGGTTAACGGAGGAGGACAATGCGTAAATTCAAAACCGTGCGATAAATGCACGAAATTTATTAAAAAACATTGTATTAGAAAGGTGTACTACTCTTAAATCAATATACTCCTCCATTCGGGTTCGAACCGAAGACCTCGCGGTTAACAGCCGCACGCTCTGACCAACTGAGCTATAGAGGAATGTATTGATTAAACTTTTTAGGGGTTTTATTATTTAGCTGTCTTTATTAGTTGTCTTTATTATTTATTTGTCTTTATTAGACGTCTATTCAACATCGTCAGTCTTCTCTACATCATCTTCCTCATCCTCTGAATCTACGATAGAATATCCTGACAACTTATTACTCTTGTAAATCTTGGCCTGTAGAAGCTTATACCCAACTCCAAATTGTGTCTTTCCTACAAACCACACCCCAGTTGATTGAATTAGACAAACTGCTTCAGAACCCCTAGGGATTGAAGAATGGTCCACGTTTCCATCCTCATCTACAAACTTAATAGGCTTCTTGTTCTCGTCATAAATAGCAAACTGTGGAACACCGTTGATAATAGGAAGCTTTACCTTTAGATTAGAAGGCCACTTTGAATCCCTGGGAAACTTCTCAGCGGACTTGTAAAACTCTCCTACGAGCTCTTCGCTAAGCTTCTTACCGAACCATGTGGGGTCGCTAGATGCATAACTCTTAGCCTTGTTATCAATGTGTCGTACATTTTCAGTAAACTGAAGAAGCTGAGAATTCTGCGTTTCCTCATTTGCCATCGCAACTGAGATGTGATACTTTACCGGTTCTCCGTTTTGAGGCTTAGACTGGTCAACTCCAAATGGAATGCGAACTCGGCAAGTTTGTAGAATAAAGGCCCCGGATGTCTGATCATTGTCATAATTAATAAGAACGCTTTGACCCCCCATCTTATTCACTCGAGGGGGCATAAACTTAATAGAAGACTCTTCAAATTCGGAGGGGAGTACAATCGTGTGGGACATGTTTATTTGATAATATAGTATACGAAATATCTTTAAGTTGGTTACCCGTAAAAATATTAAAAATAAATTATTTAATAATGGTTATATGGTTAGTATTGTCATTTTTATTATTATTTCTTTAATGATTATAATTGTTGTAGAATGTATATCTTACATATTATCAAATACAGTTTCAAATATCAGTAATGTTGCAAAAGAAGTTATTGCACCCAGTCTAAAAAGGGATACATTATCTAAAAATTTATTAGATAAATATATTACAGATTCCGATATTCAAATTGACCATTTACCTGGGAAATTATTTATAGAAAATTCTGATAACATTTTCATTAAAATAAATAACAACATTATCTTACCGGAAAATAAGATTGTATATATATTAGAAACTCCTTTCACACTAGAAATAATTAATTTGAAAAATAGTGATATTAATTATTTTTATAAAAAAATAGATACTATATAATAAATGGCAAAACGATCGATAACTCCTATCGAAGCGGCTACGGCACTTAGCCTGGTACTCATCACTGCAATAATTTGCAGAGCGATATATAATGCTGTAGTTGTCAGTGAACCAAAGAGAATTCCTCCTCCGCGGCCGATGAAGAAGAGGAGGGGCTAATCTCGGGCCAAAAGTCTAAACTTACCTTAAATTACCATGTTAATATGTTAAATTTTAAAGAATAATACAAATAAACTTAAACATATTAAATATTAATGTAATATACTATAACAATGGCGGATAATACACTATTTGACGAGGAAATCGAAGAAGTTGCAGAATATGATACAGATACTCTTGAAGATCTGGAAGAAGAACGGTGTTTAGAAATAATAGACGAATTTAAAGCGGATATCAGGAACAATCCAACATTTTATGGTATTGATTATATATCATCTTATCAAATCCTTTGTCTAACCGAATGTGATCATGCCTTTACGAAATGTATTTTAGATCAGGAACAACTAGACATGTTTGATAAAATGTTTTTTTCAATTTATTGGTATTCTACAACAGAATCTAATTATAATTTTATAGCATCAAGGATTTTTAAGAAAATTTATGTAAATTAGTTAACAAAGCCTGCGTATTTTGCAGCCTCTGTGGATATTATACTTTTGCTTAAACCTGTTTTTTCAGACATAAACTTTAAAGTGTATTTTTTATAAATAGGCTTTCTAGTAGATTCTTTTTGAGCAATTGCATATATTATTCCATAAATTTGTTTATCGCCCAGGGGAGCTTCTTCCTTTCGCTTAATATTTCTTTTGGCGCGATTTAATTTAGTCGTTAAAAAGTCATCCAATTCTAAATCAATCGAACTTCCGACATTAATGGAGATGTAATTCTCGTATTTAGTGTCTTTAAACAAATTCTTCATTATCCAATTGGTTTTTTTAATATCTCCAATCTGTATTTTAAATAGTCTGCCAAGTTTTTGTATACTTATGCGAAAATCGTTATACACAAATGGATAATATATAGACCACACCGCTAGAGCTTTTTTTTCATCCCCCCGCAAATCTTGAGAGTTAAGTATTATCATGTACCACATTTCTATCACTTGTTGTTTAACTTTTTCAAATGCAACTGGGGGATATTCCTGTTCTAAAGTATCTAGTACATCTATTATATAAGAAATAGCTTTTCTTAGCTTATCCTCTATCGGGTCCGTGTCGATCCATGTATTTACTCTGGCTAAGTCTCTAACAACGGGTTTCCCATCTTTCATTACAGTAATATTAATTGTCCCGGCCGCTATAAAAGTTCCTTTTCCGGTATTTAAATCCTGTTTGAATGTTTTAAAAGGGTTGGCCATAATTTCATTTGTTACGGTTCCGCAATTATTGCACATAGCTTCATGATTTGTGAATATTATCGAGGAGCTTTTACATAATTTGCAAATGTCGGTCTCTTCTTTTAGTTCTTCTGGAATATATTCATCGGATTCACTTGTTATAAATCCTTGGGCCCGTAAACAATTAATAAGAAATTGTCTTTTAAATTTTGGGTTTGGTATTGTTTTTAAATGAGAATTTAATAATAACGCGGAAAGTGATTTATCTGACATTTATAATATAAATATAATTTATTTTTTATATTTATATTATAATAAGAATGTCTCGATTAATATACGAAGCTGTAAGCGTCGGAATGTTAACTGTTTTTTTTGGAAACGTAACGGCGTGTATTATGGATTTTATGGTTCTTTCTCCGGGTCTTAAATTAAAGTTGCCTCTTGCAAGATTCTCAAAAGATAAATTTTATGAAATGGGAATACTTCTATTTTTAACCGGAGTTCTTATACATTTATTCTGTGAAATAGTTGGTATAAATAGATGGTATTGTAGAGAAGGTTTTGCTTGTAGAAGATAAAAAATAATATAATGTATTAATAAATGAATACACACTTATTTGGAATAGACTCGATAGATAACCCCGTGTTAATTGATACCTGGAGCCTTATGCATTTATATGCAGGTGGTATGGGGTATGTAATTGCCGTTAAATATCTTGGTTTAACAGTTAAAGACGGTTTTATTTTATTTAACATTTTGCACATAATGTATGAAATAAAAGATTGGTACTTCACCTATGTTGCAAAATGTCATGAAGATAATACCAAAAAATGGGTGTCTAGAAGTTTACATAATTCATTGGCCGATATTATTTTCGGAATCGTGGGATATATATTAATGACCGGTTATTATGATAAACTCATTCAGTTGGGTATATTAAGTGATGCGCTTATAATATCATCTATAGTCGCAAGCGTTGTCACTTCGGTGCCTGGTCGGACCGCGCATACGGCCTCGTGCTTGGCTTAATTTAATGATTACATAATAATAATAATAAAGAACCCTCACGGGGGATCGAACCCCGAACCTTAGGATTAGAAGTCCTATGCGCTGTCCAATTGCGCCATGAGGGCTCTTTATTACTACTTAATACAGAACAGGAATGAATCTGGTACAATTACAGTTTTTATATTTCTTAGAAATTTAGGACACAATTCGTTGATTTTATCCTGAACATTGTATACACAACCGAACATTAGAGAATTGATATACATATTGCTATATGATATACATATTTTATCATCTAAATAATTAATGTTAAAAATATAATACATTGCTATTATATAATTATATACATCTGTGTAACTTTTTTTACAGACTTTATTTATAGCTATATTAATTAATTCTGTATTTATGCCCTCTTCACTACCCTCTTCTTTACAGGGGCCTTTGGGGGATCTGGAACCTTTGGGGTGTCCTCCACTACGGCGGCGTCTAGGACAACCTCGGGCTTATTAAGCACTACCGAAGTAGCACCCTCCCTCTTATCCTTCTCAGAAAGGGGGTAATGGGGCTTAAGATAGCGCTGAATGTTAAAAAATGTAACAGGCTGATCGGGCTGACGAAGAATCTCCTTTAGCTTCAATGCTTCGGGAGAACCGTCTAGCATGATAAACCTGCGGTTAGTTGGATCCTGTAGCTCGTTAGACTTGATATAAGTATTAATGGTCGTGGTTACCTCCTGACGCGAATGCTCTGTGTTCTCGGGAAATCCAAGAAACTTGCATAGTTCATTAGAAATTACAACGGGGCGCTGGAGAGCAGAAATCTTCTTTGGTGCATTTGGATCTACCTCAACTACACGCTTCGTGCGCTTTCCGGACTTCATTGCTTTATTCACGTCCTTTTGTAGAATCTTTAGACGGGCGGCGATATTCTTAGACGTTTCCATTAGACTATTGAAGTCCTTGATAAGAAGTTCAAACTTATCAACGGGGGTTAGAGGCTCTTCGGAATCGACGGCAGACATTATTTATAGTTAAATATTGTATAATTCTTTAAATAGGTTTACAACCATAACCCGCAGTAAGTTAATTAAAGAAATAATACATCTAAAATATAATAATGGATAATATACTTAATCCACTGACGGACTTTATTACCTCAAACAAACGAGATGATATCAATATAAAATTTACATTAGGGAAATATAATACCTCGTTCGGGTTTGATAATCAATTATTCAGCATTGATAACTATATTAAAATTAAAAATATGCTAGAGTCCAATAAAGGCTGGGAAGATAACCGCGAGGAAATGTGTGAATTCACAGACGAGCATCCTATAAAAGTAATAGATAGCATGATCATATTGTATGTAAATGGTCCTTACGACATTTTAGTTACCGCGGAAACCATCGAAAAAGAAGATATAGATAACCCAGATAATAAAGAGGTGAATATTTACACGTATTCTAGAAAACACCACAATTTTGTACTGAAAAATTATAAATTTATAAGAGAGGATGATATACAGAAATTTGAACTTTATATAACGGATACAAATGTAGATAATAAATATCTATCACATTCTAGCATGTTAAAAATAAAAGATATAACGGGGATTTGCGATAAACCCGAATTCGATTCTTTTAAAATTTTGCAAAAAAACAACTAATTTAAAAAATTAAAAGAAGATAATATAAGATTAATACAACTGCAATCAATGTTTAAACATTTCAATGACGCAAATATTGAAATAAGTAGAGAGGACATACTTAATATTATTGGGGTATCACCGGTGAACATAAAATGTTATCAGAAAGCTTTTATACACAAAAGTGTACTTAGATTCCTAGCTAATCAAGAAGAAGAATCTTTAAAGACATCGTACGAGCGGTATGAGTTTTTGGGAGACTCAGTTCTTAATCTTGTTATCGCTACTTTTGTATTTCATAAATATCCCGACAAAGACGAAGGTTTCCTAACGCGGATAAGAACCAAACTTGTGAATGGTAAAACTCTAGCATACCTTTCTAAAATGATAAATCTAAACAAATTTCTAATTATTAGCAAAAATGTTGAGGCTATCGGGGGGAGAAATAATGATAGATTTTTGGAAGATATTTTTGAAGCCCTGATATGCGCAATTAATCTAGACCTGGGGTTTAAATACGCGGAACAATTTATTTTAAACATGGTACATAAATATATAAATTTTGACGATTTAGAAGAAGATACAAATTACAAAGACATTCTTCTGCGGAAATGCCAACAAACACTCCAGATAAATCCTGAATATGAACTCATTGAAACAAGCGGTCCTCCTCATAAAAAAATGTTTACATCGGTTGTATTAATAAAGGGGGTGAGATATTCCAAAGGAACTAGTAAAACAAAAAAGGAATCTGAACAAATAGCATCTAGAATCACACTTGAGAACTTAGAAAAACCTAATTAGCACCGCTACTACCAAATCCCCCAACGCCTCTAGAGGTATCTGTAACTACGTTTTCTATTTGGTATTTTGGCAAGTTCCCATCAAATGATACAATTTGAAAATAACAACACCCCTCTTGAAATAATACATCTACATCACCTAAGTTATCTACTACAACCATAAGATCTCCGCGGTAATTTTTATCAATTATACCCACTGAGTTTGCTAAACGAATAGTTGTCTTAGAAATAGAACTCCTAGGAAGAATCATATAACCATGAGTAGAGTCTGTCTTAAAATCCAGGTTTATTTTAAAGGATCTGGTATTAGCGGGTATAATAACCGATAGCTGCATTGGTATATCAAGTCCTACATCTTTGTTTATCATGGCATTTTTATAGGTTGGATGGTTTTCCCAATAATGAGAGTGTTTTGGATCTATCTTAAGAAAAAGCGGCATTATATATGTATCTTTTATTGCTTATATGTTTAAATTAATTTAATTTAATTTAAAGTTATGGGATATATTATATTATAACTGATAATTATGAAAGCGTCTGCAATTTCTAGAAAATTTGTTAGAAATGCAATGACTGTTTCACTACGACAACACCTTCCAGTGGGGATGCTCTTGTCTATCTTGCCTGAACCACCAAAACCTGACCCATGCCCATGTCCTGACCCGGAACGTAAACCAATCCCTGATTACTACAAGGGGCTACTTCATTTAGCCGATAAGATAAAATATGTAAATACTAACACATATGGTACCCCGGGATTTGTTAGACTTGTAGATTGTATGCCTAGATATATCCCTAAAGATTGCACACACTTGATGTGTGATCATGCAATCGTTCAAGCGGCTAGGGTATCATTTAACGAAGGTATCAAAACACCTGAAAAAGATAAAAATCTAATTGATTTTCTAATCAAACATAAACATACATCCCCGTTTGAGATGGTAAAGTTTAAATTTCATATAAAGTGCCCGATATTTGTACAGAGACAATGGATCCGCCATAGAACTGCAAATGTAAATGAGATATCAGGTAGATATTCTGTAATGAAAGGAGAATTTTATTGTCCTAGGACTATTTATGATCAGGGTAAATTAAATAAGCAAATGTCCGGAAATGAAATTACAGACCAGGAAACTAAATACCTCTTCGACGAATACATGACAAATTCGTATAAACAATATAATATTTATAATAATCTAATTAAGAAAGGTGTTTCTAGGGAAATTGCCAGAATTGGACTCCCTCAGAATATGTATACTGAATTTTATTGGTCAACTGATTTGCATAATCTACTTAATTTTATCAGACTTAGGTCTGCTCCAAATGCACAATCTGAAATTAAAGAATATTCAGATGCCATGAAGGAACTAATTACAGATCTGTGTCCGAACACAATTGAGGCATATGACAAGTATTCACATGCATCTAGCTAAACTATCTATAAAAACGTTATATAAATTCTTCTTCTCTGTTTCTTTTCTTGATGTAGGCGACTGTGTAATATCTAACTGATTTAAAATAACAGACTCAAAGTCTTTATTTTTAGTTAGTTCAGGCTGTAAATCTATGTATTGTTTTGATTCTTTTTTATTTAATGTCTGAAATTCTATATCAGAATCTAGCTGAAAATACAATACTTTTAATTTTAAAGTCATTCTTTTCATAAATTTTTTTTGATAATCGTAATAATTAGTAATAATATTATTAAATAATTTGGTCTTCTGTAAAAGAATTTCATTATCATGTGTTTTCTCAAACACCAATTGATTTATATTAATACCTTTATTTGTTTTGACTTCATCATCCTCAATTGAATATTTTTGCCTAGATATATACTGAGTTATAGAATTTATTATACTTGTTATAGTATTGTGAACTCTTTGAATTTCCTCAAATTTATATTCTTTTTTGTTTAAGTCGTCAAATGGGGTAAATTTAATAAATATATCTTTATCAAATATGTTATCCAGTTTTATATCTTTGAGTGAATGTATTATTTTAATATATAATTTGTAGTACATTCCATACATTTTAGCTAGAAAATTTGTAAATAAATTGGTATAATTTTCTATATCTTCGTATGTCAATTCTATTTGAAAGAACAATACATCCAAGGACATTAAATGACCGTCATGTTTTAATACTTCCTGAAGATACTCTTTGTACAATTCCTCTAGGTTTACACACTTACTATTAAGTTCTCTGATTAAACGATAAATATCATTTTTAGAATCTTCTATGTATAGAAAATCTTCGTTATTATTCATCCATATAATTTATACATCTATTTTAATAAATTATATGAATGACGATAATAAATCAGAGACAACTGTTAGAGAATACACCCCTTGGGAAACACATCATGAAAATATATTCATAGACTGGGCAGATAAAGCGTCATGTTATAAATGGTTACATACCAAGTCTAATATAAAATACTCTAAGAAACGCAATATGTATACAATCCCGGTAATCGTTTTATCAACATTAACAGGTACTGCAAATTTTGCATTAGATAGAGTCCCAATTCAGTATAGATCAGAATGTTCTATAATAATAGGAAGTGTTAACATACTAGCGGGTATAATAACAACTGTTTCTCAATTTTTTAAAATAAACGAATTGTCAGAAGCTCATACTATGAGTTCTGTTTCATGGGATAAATTTCACAGAAGTATTAGAATAGAATTAATAAAATCTCCAGAAGAAAGAATAGATGTTACATATTTTATGAAAACGTGTCGAGATGAATTTGACCGTCTAATGGAAACATGTCCTCCAATAGATAAAGACATAATAAGTCAATTTAAGATTCAACTTACAGCAGGCGATGATAAACATGAGTTAACAAGAAAGCTTAAAAATTTTAATAAACTTATAAAACCTGATATATTTAATGAACTTATCACACTTAAGGATATTGTTTACCAGCCAAGTCAAATTAAAATAGATATATCAGAGAAAGAAAGATTAAATTCTGAAGAATTAGATAATAAAAGGCACACCGCGCAAATAACCATGGTAAGCAATTTTATATCATCATTTAAACAAAAATATTCTAGAAGACCGTCTATAGATGAAATTTTATCAAATTTGACCAATATTAAAATGATAGAACTTAGGATAATAATAGACGAATTACAGTTGGATTAAACGAGTTAAATATATAAAATTAATAAATGTAATATATAACAAGATGGATAATAAAGTTTTATCTATACAACAGAATATAGGTATAGAAAGAGAAAAAACAAATTTTATGGTATCTAATATTAATAGTGTAACTTCTGATATAGTAGATCTTAAAAAATTTAGGACAAATATTGGAAATTTGATAAACGGTGTTATACCGGGAGAGATATCTAGCTCTAAAATAGTAGTTGTCGATAATGATAAAAGTATTACGGGGTTAAAAAACTTAGATTTAACGGGTGAAATAACTAAAAATGGTGTGTCTATAGGAGCGGGTCCAGTTGGTCCAGTGGGTCCAGTTGGTCCAGCGGGTCCAGCTGGTAGTAATAGTATAGTCGCAGGTCCAGTGGGTCCAGCGGGTCCAGAGGGTCCGGCTGGTAGTAATAGTATAGTCGCAGGTCCAGCGGGTCCAGCGGGTCCAGAGGGTCCGGCTGGTAGTAATAGTATAGTCGCAGGTCCAGAGGGTCCAGAGGGTCCGGCTGGTAGTAATAGTATAGTCGCAGGTCCAGTGGGTCCAGCGGGTCCAGAGGGTCCAGAGGGTCCGGCTGGTAGTAATAGTATAGTCGCAGGTCCAGCGGGTCCAGCGGGTCCAGAGGGTCCAGAGGGTCCAGAGGGAAGTTTTGGGGGTGGAGCACTAACTGCTACAACAGGGTATTTTTCGGGCGACGTCGGCATCGGGACAACTTCTCCGACTGAAAAACTTCATATAAATGGACAAATCAAAGCGAATAATGTGTTGACAGGTAAAGTATATTTAGGTGGCTCAGGATCCAAAGGAATTGGTCCAGTTACTGGTGATTATGGGACGGTACAAACATACGGCGGCGGTGCTAGTAGCGGTGGTTTGGGAGGATATTCTATAGACGGTAAATGGGTTTTTCTGGCGACGTCCTCAACTGAGTGTGGTATATACAACGATATAGATAATGAATGGTCTGTACGTTGTTTCCAAAATGGTGCGACCAAATTATATTATAATGGCTTCCAGAAATTCGCGACAACAAGCAGTGGTATCAATGTATCGGGGAAAGTAAAGGTAGGCGCAGTAGAGTGCTCAAACAATTCAACTTTTTCGTATAACGCTGACGGGGTTATGATGAGACCAGACGGTCAGTTGTATATTTCGGTAGACGATTACTTTTATATCAGGGATAATTCATCTACAACTAACTCAAACCGCCGGTTCCAGTTTAATTCGGATAATGGCAACCTGTCCGTGGAAGGTATTATAAACTCGAATTACGGACTTGACTATGCAGAATATTTTGAATGGCACGACGGAAATCCTGACAATGAAGATAGGATAGGGTGTAGTGTAAGCTTAGTAAAAAATACTAATAAGATAAAAACATGTGACCAAGGTGAAGTACCACTCGGTGTAGTATCTGGAACTTCATCCATGACAGGTGGTGCGGCGGGTATAAATTGGGCTGGGTATTGGGAAAATGATGAATGGGGTAGAGCGACTTATACACAGTTGGAAGATGAAGATGGTAAATTAGTATTCAATGAGGATGGAACTCCAAAAATGAAGCGCGCTATAAATAAAGAATACAAAGTAGAAACAGCATATGAATATTTAAATAGAGACGCGCGAAAAGAATGGGCGTGCGTGGGTCTTTTAGGTCAGGTATTCGTGAAAAAGGGGTGCGTGACATCTAAAAACTGGATTAAAATGAAGGAAATAGACTCTAATAAAGATTCATGGTTTATTAACGCCACCTTCGTCGATGACGAAAATATCAAAACCGTTCAGGCCGACCTAGAAGCAGAAAAAGCTAAAACATTGGCTTTAGATAGTCAAATTGTTAGTATATTAAATAGACTAGCAGTTCTTGAAGCTAAATAATAATTAATTTACATAAAAATAAGATACCTAAACTTACATAAAACTAAATATTATATATCATATAATGAACGACACCGATTACTTTGCAGTTTTCCCCGAAATACAAGTGATATCACAGAGCGATGAAAAGACTTATGTTGATAATCTTAAAATAATGTCGGCGCAGACTTTATATGATCTAAAAACAGGGGAAACAATAAAATTAACAGACAAATTATCAAAACAATTAAATTTATCGGTGCCGCCTATAGGTTGGTGGGCATCTGAAAAATGGGACGGTATCCGCGCACTGTGGGATGGAGAGAAAATCATATCAAGGGGTTCTGGGCTAGGTAAACCAAAGGTTTACACATATGTTCCAGAATGGTTTAAAATGACTCTCCCCCCTGGAATAGCGCTGGACGGTGAAATATGGATCGGGCGAGGCGATTTTCAAAAGACTAGTAGATTATCAACACTTAAACCGGGTAAGACTTACACCCGAGAAGAAATAGATCATATGTGGACGAGTGTTAAATTTAAAGCGTTTGATATTCCATCAGAAAAGGGTCCATTTGAAGAGAGAATGGAAAAACTAAGAGAAGTGATTAAGACCATGGAAGTCGTATGGGAAAAATTGGAATATCCAAACAAGACTTTTTTCCCCATCCAGATTACTCCTCAGGTAAAAATACATACCATAGACCAATTAAATACGTTGTACAATGGACTGACATCAAATGGGGCGGAGGGTATTATGCTAAGGGCACCCGGATCTCCATATGAAACAAAAAGAAGTAAGTACTTACTAAAGTATAAGAAACAGGAGGACGCAGAGTGTATAGTATTGGAATACACAATAGGAGACGGGCGTCTTAAAGGCCTACTCGGTTCGATAAAGGGAGAAATTGTAAAGGACGGTGTCAGGACTGGTATTATTACACACGTAGGAACCGGGTTTACAGATTCTCAGCGAGACAACTACATAGATGAAAATTCCCCCGAATACATCCCAATAGGTTCTATTGTTTCTTTCAGTTATATGGAGATGACCAAAGATGGAGTTCCGAGACATCCCGTTTACAGGGGTATTCGTGATGACCTCTAAATTATATTTAAAAATAATAAGTTGTAATATTAATATTATGAATTCACAACTTCACGTTTTGACATTTGTTACTCATTCAGAAGGGACATATGACGAATTACTAGATGATATGGATAACAACGATATAACCTTAAATAAAATTGGGTGGGGGAAAAAATGGATAAACTATATTGATAAATTGGAAAACGTTAAAAAAAAGATTCGAGAATATTCATTAAACGATGTTGTAATTGTAATAGACGCATTCGACACGCGTATGACACATGGTCATAATGAAACCGAAATTCTAAATATTTACAAAGAGGAGTTTGGAGGTTCTGGAGTAGTGTTTTCCAAAGATAAAATGTTGATGCCCCCGATATTACCAAAAGGGATTGCAAAACAGGTCGCTATGTACTTTAATTCGAGAGTATTCAATGGGGGTGATATCAATGCTGGAATGTACATTGGTCGGGTGGCGGATTTGATACCATTATTGGACGCCGCAACGGAAGTGACTAAAGAATGTGGAGGCGATGATCAATGCGCTTTCAACAAACTGAGACACATATACAATATAAAAACAGATGATAATTTCAAACTGTTTGAAAATGTGGAATACGAAAAGAGAGAAAATCATATCGATGGGAATAAAAGTGTATTTTTGGGATATCCAGGTTCGTTGACATATTCAAGATTGTCTCGCGGAGTATGGGAGTATATGCCTTTCTTTTGGCGCGAAATATTAACTTTGACTATATTGGTAGTTTTAATAAAACTAAAATCTATTCGTAAGATTAAATTTCCTCGCTTGAAAATGAAAATTCCAAAATTTAAATTCAGAAATTACAGAAAATAATCTATATTAAAATAAAAAATATAGCATAATAATAACTAATAGACATGGAATTAAATAGAGACAAATCTGTAAAAGAAAGTTTCGAGAAGTTAATCAAGAATAATCTAGCAAGAAATCCAGAATATGATATGAAAAAGTTCATAGGGGGACTTCCTATAACCCTAGAGAGAAAAGATATGTCTACAATAAATACTAAAAAAACAAACGGGCAGAGCAAATATGTAGTAACTCAGAAAGTTGACGGAACTCGAATGTTAATGTATATAGTTCGTTCGGGTCAGGACTCTAACTCTCGTATCTGTTTTATTGACAGGAATATGGAAATATACATTGTCAGAGATTCTAGACAGGATACCCTCCCACTTATAAACAGTCGTGAAATGCTTATAGACGGCGAAGTCGTTTTCTTTGACAAAAAGGGTGAATCTCATAAAGAATTGGATCCAAGACTGGTAAAAGGTGTGTCATTTATGGCTTTTGATATTTTATATGGACCCAATGATATCGATATAAAAGATGAAGAGAAAATCATAGGACAAGATTCTTCAATGACTGTACCAGAATCCGGGGGATTAAGAACATACCCATGGTCATATATCAATAGATATGACATTCTATATAAATTAATAGTTCCTTCAACTGTCAATAATAATGAACCCATGCTTACATCGGCATTTAAAGGAGTTGACTGGTTTAATGTAGAAATTAAACCAATATACTTCTTAAACGATATAAAAGGAGAACGAATTTTATATTCTCAAAATGGTCAAGGGTATCTTCAACAACTTCTTAAGACTCATAGAATAAATTTCTACAAAGATATAAACTACAGGTTTAAAAAGACTGTTAGTAACTTCACGGCTCAAGTTCTCAAACTAGACGGTCTTATATTTACATCTGTTGATACGCTATATAGTATTGGAGCATGGAATAAAACAGGAATGTCTCAATATAAATGGAAACCAATTGCAGAACAGACAGTTGACTTACAGGTTAAAAAAAATCCAAATGGAGAATCTGAGCTTCTTTTTTCTGGAAAGAACGGCTCTCTACAGAATTATGAAAAGGGGCGCAGACCGGTTAGAGTTAAAGTACCTGAGAACGTAAAAACGGGGGATATAGCAGAATTCAGAATAAATAGTCAAGGGGAATTTGTATACAAAGAACTTCGCCCAGACAAAGATAGACCAAATGCCCTTAGAACTATCTTAAATGTGTTAAACAGTTTTAATAGCCCGGTTGACATAAATGACCTGTATTACTTTTTAAATCTGGGAGAGAGTTCTACAAGAGATCATGTTGAAAAGGTTCTAAAGTATTCTACTAGAACTAATCTTCTTAGGTGTATTTCAACTTCCAATAAACTGGAAATGTTAAATGAAACCGATAAGTATAAAATACAGAATCAAATTAATAAAATAGGACAAATAAAAGACCTAGAGATTGAGATGCGCCTAGGAAAAATAGATGGAAATTTTAAGCCAAACATCGGTGAAGATGTATTCACAAAAATTATTCAAACCGCAGATAAATATGAACTAGTAAAAGAAGTTGAAGATTTTGTAGATGTATATTCAAAGGAGTTACCCGGGGTAAGGACTAGATACATATATTCGAATGATTTTCAAAAATTTATACTTCTCGAATCAATAATTAAAGATAGGCATGAAAATATTGATATTGAGATGTCTAAAATATGGGAACATGATATAAGAATATCGGCGTCTACTGAGACTAAGGTACAGAAATACAACACAGACGGAGAAGCTTATCTAAAACAGAGAATTTCTTACACTGATTCAAATAAAGCATTCAGACTTGATTTTACTGTTATATCCGGGGGGAAATTCATAGATAGAAATTTTATAATAAACAAAGCGGCCCGAGAGACTAGGCAATTCGAAATTGAATTACTAAAGAATGATATAAATATAAATGAACTATTTGTGTTTCTTACAGGATTAATTAGTCTGGACTAATTTCACCCCGTCATATTCTAAAATACCATCTTTATATAACCAGTCTAATTCGGAATTAAAATAGTTCGAGTTAATTGGGTTAAAAATAACAAGTAATATGTTTATTGTTTCATAATAATTTTTCATATTCCCTGTTGTGTTTATTTTATCTAGAATTGTTATTTTCCTATTAGGTACAACAAGTCCTTTGCTATCTCTATTAATCTTAATATTATAATAATCTCCTACCTTCAATTCTGACGGTATTTCTCTCTTATTAAATGTATATTGCGTCAAAAAATCTAAACCAATATCCTCGGGTAGTTCTTTACGGTCGTAACCGAATGTTATCGTTTCCTTCTTTTTTGATATAATTTCAAGTATTACAGTGTCTATATAACTTTTATCCCCGTCATATAACACATTCAATCTGGTTTTATTATCTGAAATGAACAGTAATTTATCATATGGGTTTTCTTGTAATATATTATATGCCCCGTCTATAATATTATTATATACATCTGGTATTATCAATAATTCATCTACTATCGTTGATAACATAGGCCCAATATTATATATAGTAGAGTAACGTTCTCTAAATGGTTCATTTACAATAGGACTGTTATAATAGAGAATATCTGTTATTTCATATTGGTTTTTCCCTTGTTCAATATTATAACTTAAATAGCCATCCAGTATAAAAGTATCTTTAAAATCGTTTGATATTTGCGAATCTAATGAATACATATTATCGTTTATATAAAAGTTATTCCCAGGTGATAACACTAGATAAAACCTATGAGAATTACCCCCGATTTTTAATAAAGTAAAAACATCTTCGGTGAGTAATTTTATATTATGGTAAGTAAATGGTTGGGTATTATTATCTATTGTTAACAGGTTAGAAAATGTATCTTTATTAAGCTCATTGAATTTTTCATTCATTTCAGATATAGTGTTTCTTGATATTTTTCCATTTTCATCTATAACCATTTTAAATTTTTTTAAATTTTCATATATACAGGATAATAAAGATTCGCGGTTAAAAGAATTTAAACCTGGGAATACCCTAGAATCTTTTTGAAAATTTTCTCCATTTACCTTTATATCAACACCATCAATCGTCTTAACCATATAGTCGTTTGATTTTTTACTTAATTTCTTAATAATTTTGACTTTTTGAAAGCTATCATTTATTTTTACAATAGCTATAGACCCCGGTGAATTACTATCGGGGACAAGAATCCCGGAACCTTTGTCTATATTTCCTGCAATGTTATATTTATTCCTTTCGCTATCGTTGCCAGGAAATCCGGTCTTTAAATAATTTTTCATCATCTCTATAGAATCCTTTGTTTTAGTTTCACAACACGGATACCATCTTTCATCTTTATCCTGTACTCCCCCCGGTTTCATATATTGATAATTTGGATCTGGGCATGATCCTGTCCAAGAATATGGATCTGGTCTCATACCTTCTTTATAGTTAGAATCTCCAGATTCTCTAGTCCTAGTCCTCCTACATATTTCTCCACTTGGGGCATAACCAGAAACCGTATTATAATTTGCAGCCTGTTTTTCCCCCCCAGACAGTGTTTTCATAACTAAAAGTTCTTCATTGTCGTTAAATAGTTTATTCAATACATATTCTAATGGTGCAAATAGATCAGTTGTTATATCTGTACTTCCCCTCCCGCACAATCCGTTATCTATCTGTTTTGTGCTACACCTAGAAATATTTAACATAACAGCGCCAAATTTATTAATTATCGCCGTTAATTTTAGACCATCTTTTGGTATTGTTATTAATTTAATGTACTCTTTAGACATAACCTCATGTCTTGACATTCTCCCCATTGAATATTCCCACTCTATTATTTTAATCCCATTGAAATTAATAATGGGCGTCGTCTTATCTTTTGCTAATTGTATAGTGGTGTTTCGAGGATTTTCTATTATTTTACCTGATGTATCATATGGTGTAATAAAATTATCCAATTCTTCAAAATTAACCTGAGATACTCCTTTTACTATCTTATTCAATGAAAACTGACCTGAAGCTGAATGAATAAATGAGTATTTAGGTATCATTTTATATTCATCTTCTCCGGTTATTTCTCGTAAGTTAGACCTATTCACCGCCCCAGATGATTCGATTCGTTCAATTAATTCGTTTATGACTATATCTCTTTCAGACGTGTCTGAATTAACGTTTATTAAGTTAATCAGTCCATTTTTACTTACCCTCAATGATGTTTTATGATTGTCTTCTTCGTGGAAAATTATGAGGTTATTTAAAAATTGTGTCGTTGTCGTTTTCTTCGCCAGTTTAGTTGGACCCCTTTTTTTATATATCCCAAAGAATGAAATCGTTGTCATTTTATCTTTATTATTCTGGATGTCAATTGAGCCATTTATTATTTCTATGTCTGACGGTAACGATAATATGTCATTTAAAATATCAATAGTTACCTTTTTATTTTCAAATGCCTCTTTGATATATAAATAGTCCCCGCTGTATGTGTTATTTTTTAATATATAGGTATCAAAACCTTCTAATGTCAAATAAAGACTTTCTTTTTGCGGAATCTCGCACTCTTCTGTATGATTAAATGGTCCGAATTTCTCGCAATATGAACAATATAATCCATCATCCATGGGACCAACTGGCGGTCTATTGTAATTATTGTTTACCGTTGAGTAACCATAAACATCTTTTTTATATAAACTAAGTTTGTAAAACCCACTGTTTCCCTGATCTAACTTGAAATTGCGCTTAAGAATATCTAGATTTATTACATCAATCGTGGTATCGTATTTATTTATAAACATGTTTATACCATTTATTTTAACAGGGGAATTCATGCAAAATACTAATATTAATAAATATTTTAAATTAGTTATAATTTACTTAAAGTGACATTTTATATAATAATAGTAATAATTGTTATATGTCTACGTGTATTAACAAATTTAACTTTTTATTTGAGGAATTTATAAATAAAATTATTCATATATGCCCAAATAATAAAATAATAAGCTATAAAAAAGCATTTTTAATTCTAAAAATGACTTCTCCTTCAACTCCTGTCAGTTTAATGATGTCTGCATGCATGGACTATAAAAGTCAAATAAAAAATAGAGACGAGAATTTTTTTATAAATAATAAAACCGTTAAAGAGTCCGTGAGTAATTTTGCTGGAGATATTGGAATAAAAGATAATTGGAAACAATTCACAGATTTAACTAAGATCGCTATTTGGGATTATATTCAATCTCTTTTCGTTCTAGGAGAAATAGCAATAGCTAATAACCCTAAAGAATTCAAGAAGTTTAGTGGCTTACTATCTTCAAACTATAAACAGGAAATTTCCAATTTAGATGGAGATAATTTTTCGGTGGAGTTTATTTCTAAAATAAATTCTTAAGTATACATTAAATATGACATCATATTGGGTAAGTGATTATTGTTCATTATTTAATTCCTTTTCTATTAATCCTTTAGGTGACGGGGATAAAAATTTTCAATATAACTCGTTAACAAGACTTATAATTGTTGCTACTATCATTGCATCAATAGGTTACCCAGATCAACTTACTACTATAATAGGAGCAGGAGTGTTTTCTCTGATATTATCTATATGTATTTATTTTTTAACACTAAATTCTAGCTCTGCAATTGAGGGGAGAATTATAGACCAAAGTGGAGCTCAGTTTAGCAGAGATGAATATTCCGGGGGGTTAACACAGTATGGAGAAGATATATTAAATGATTATGAAACAAATACTAAAAATTCGTTTTTAATAAATCACCCTAAATTAGACACAGATGATCTAAAAAATAAACATTTTATGGATGGTAATAAAATGCCAAAAATGATAACTAAAGAACTAGTAAAACCCCGTGATATAAATGAGTTTGCACAGCAGGTAATGACAGGGACTGTAAAACAATTAAACTCGATGCAAAATAAGAATATTTCCCCGGTATAAATAATATATTTTCAATAAAAAAATATATTATAATATTAAACTCAATGGTATTCATAAGCGACGATAATACGTTAAATCCTATAATTCGAACTCCAGTAATAGGAAATGCATACGGTGATTACGGGGGTATAGATTATGAACATATGCATTCTGCAACTATCAATGATAACAGACCTAACCCAGTAGTCTCGAAGATAAGTCCAGAATATCTTCCTAAAACCTTTACGACTGACCCTAGGGATGTAGGTAAAAATAGCGAAATTAATAACAGATCGGGGACATTGGGGTTTGAACCTAGACTAGAAGGAATGCTTGACAGGTTTTCCGGTATGGCTTCTAATAAATCCGCCAATACTTATACTATGCTAGATAGTTCAGTAGATGATCCCGATATTGTATATTCGGCAGCGCAACCAATTGGTTCTAATTCAGGACATAATTCCTCTTCATATTCACAGCCATCGCGTTCTATGAGAATATTAGAAAGACCAACAAGAGAGGGCGAAACATTGCCATCTATTTTACAAAATAGAAATGCCCGTGTAGGTGTGCGTAAAGCGGGGATGGGTTAGATTAATTTAATATATATTATATATTGTATAATCTATAAAACTTTCAATGTTTATGCAATCTAGCGTAGGTGCGGTTCAGATTAGAAGAAACAATCAGACGGATAACATATCACTCGTAGAAGTAGAAGTAGATGAAGATACATATTCAAGGAGAGAATATGATATTTATATAGAAGACTTAGTTTCTACTTTAAATCAGGACATGGAGAATTATATGTTTTTAGAGACAGCCCTTATTAACGCAATTAATGAATCTATACAATTGTCCAATGTAAAACCCAAGATAACTGTAGAAAATTTCGAAAAATTAGAAAAATGTAATGATATTACAAACTGTTCTATATGTTTTGAAAACATAAAAGACAATGTTAAACTTAAATGCGGGCATATTTATTGCTCGGTGTGTATAAAAAAATGGCTCACAGAAAGATCAAATACGTGTCCAACGTGTAGGGCAGAAATATAATAGTGAAATAAGTAAAAATGTGTAATTAAATATTTGTATTTCTAATTCAAATTAAAATATTTAATTATAAATAACAATGCTTCCAGTAGTAATATTTATTTTATTATTATCATTTATTGGAATATACATTAATGTTTACAAAACTCCAAATTTAAGCGACCCAGAAATGCGTATGCTTCCTAAGATGTTCCAAACCAATAAAAGACAACTACGAGAAAATTTAGATAGTAATGAAATATCCGCAGACGAAGTTGCCTCGAGACTCGTAGATGAAAAAACGGGGAATAATAATATATACGACGCCGTTGGTAACATGGTAAAAGGCAAAAAAGAATTTAAAAATGAGGGGATGGTCGCAGGAAGAGATAAACTTATAGATACGAATCTAGAAAAATTATCTTCAATCGGAAACAAGCGTCCTTATGCTTGGCACGGTGCGTCGTCTCAGAGAGAGTGGCCTGATAATAAAACTGTTAATGCCGGGCTTCCGTATAACGTATATCACCCATTAGATGTAAACTCATTGAAAGGAATAACATCTACAGACGTTAAAAATAATGATTATAAAATGGTTGGACCGCAGGTAAAATCCGCGGCCGGAGAACAAACGGTTGGGTTTTTTCTTGGAAAAGATAAAACTTACGGAGAGTTAGAAAGAAGTCAGAGTAATAAAGATATTAACCAGGCAATTGCTATAATTAGAAACGCAACATCGAATGAGAATAAACAATTAGTGTCTATAGATGATACAGATAGAGGAAAAATAAATGAGAGATATGGGAAGAAAAATAACAATTCTATAAGCAGATACACAGACCTGAAAATTAAACCAGATATAAATACGTCACTAACCGATAAAGATTTGGATAATATTAGTTCAAAACATATAAATATAGACCCTAATGGTGAATTAATAAGTCAAACATCTAAATTTCTAGATTAAATATAATAAAAACAAATAAAAATGTATTATTATAATAAATGGCGGATTATATTCCTACAGAATGGCAACAGGGGGATACTAAATACTCTAGGGGTGAATATCAAGATGGTGAGGCTAATGTACACAAAGACTTAATCAGAAAAAACGTAGGGAAAACAATTGTAACATATAATGAGGTACATGATAAGGTAAGAACTCTTCCTAAGACAAAATTAATAAAAGACCAGGTAAACAAGGATAGGGGGTTTAAAATTGATAAAACGGGGGCATCTGTTCAAATGAAAATTAAAAACGATCATTTAAACAGTGAAAACACAAGATGGATACCGGGGTATTCAATGGGGACGAAGTTTATTCAGGAGCCCAATAAACATTATAATGAGGTAATTCCTAAAAATAATATTATAAGGTCCCATGTTGAGAGCGAAAAGAAGAAAATTATAAATGGGTTAAGAGGAATAGACGAAATAATACCCAGTAAACAGTTGGATAAGAATCCTTTAATATCGAGTAATAGGGAAATTACTAATTATACGCCAGTTCACTCGATAGTTCAGCCTGTGATACGTGTTTACAATATGCCGTAATTTATTTATTTTTTACTATTGTACATATTTCTTCAAAATTATTTATAAAAGTTTGTTCAAATATAGATCTTAATTTAACAAATGTTTTCTTATTTGTAATGTCTATAGAATATTGTATAGTTTCTAATGACATAAGTTTTACATCTAGGATTTCTAAAAACTTTTTATCGACCTGTATATTTGATAAAAACTTTTTGGTATTACAAAAATTAGTGCGGTACATAGTTGTAAACGGAATTTTTACTATATACATATAATACCTGTGACCAGATGGGGTTGTAGATAGTATACAACGACTTCCCCGAATTAGTCGTTTAATGTCATGTATTTCACCCACTACTCCAAGAGATTCTTCCCATGTTTCTCTTGCTGCGGTATTCTCTGGATCTGATCTGTCTGATAACTCTGATCTTCCCCCGAAATTAGACCATTTTTGATCTCTATCTTTACCTAAAAAAAAATAAGGCGTATTATCTAAAGATTTACAATAAAAAAGAATTCCTGCTCCATATATTATATTATCCATTACATTTATAATGTATTAATTTTAGTTTTATACTGCTTGATTTAAAAGTAAAATTAATACATTATAAATGTAATGGACGACATAATAAAAAATAATAAAATAAATGGGCCGATAAATTTTTTATTTTCACGTTCTCCTGAAAATAAAAAAAATAAAAAGGTTAATTATAACATGAGTGCGAACGTTCCGAGTATTAAGATCGTAACCGATACTACTTCAGCTAGACCTACTGTAAAATTAGATAAATCGCTTAAAATAACAGATATTGATATAGTAAAGAATAGAGACAGTGATGTTGATTCTGTATCGTCTGGGAGCACAATAGAGGCTCAGCAGTCTGAGAATAAAAATAATAAAGTTAGTAGTCTTAAGTCTAAATCTAAATTTAACCCAGATGATTATCAGAATTTCGTTAATAACTCAAAAACAAAAGATAAGAAAATCCAAGATTCCGACGACAGTGATAGTGGTAGCGAAGGATCCCAAGAATCTGGATCAGACGAATATTCTGACACTTCATCCCAGAGTAGTGAAGAAAGTAGCTCTAAAAAAAAGGGTTCTAAGCAGGAAAAACAGCAAATTCTTATGAAATTAGTATCACTTGAGAAGAAAGGTATCGAACTTACTAAGAAATACTCAATGTCGTCTAAATTAGAAGAGTTAAAATTTGAACTTAACTTACACGAGTCTTCTGCAGAAGTTGAAATGAGTATTAAGATGCAGCAAAAGATGTTAATGGCTGCGGTAACCGGATTAGAGTTTGCCAATAAAAGATTTGACCCATTGGGGGCTAAATTAGATGGCTGGTCCGAATCTGTGATGGATAATATCGATGATTATGAAACGGTTTTTGCTAAATTACATGAAAAGTATAAAAGTCGTGCAGATCTCCCACCAGAGTTACAGTTGTTGGTAACGCTAGTTGGCGGGGCATTTATGTTCCATGTAACTAAGACGATGTTCAGTTCTGCGATGCCAAAGGGGTTAAATGATACACAATCATCTGAGATAATGAAGAATATATCATCTGCCATGGCAAACCCGCCACCTCCTCAGGTTTCGAACGTATCTAGTAAGGAAATATCGGGACCGTCTCTAAATTTATCTAATTTTTTCCAGAAAACAGATGATGTATCTTCGGTTGGAACAGTTGAGACATCTAGAGAAGTAACTATAAACCAAAAAGGTAAAAGAGCGATAAATTTATAAATATATTTTAAATTAAAAAAAAAAATATATTTATATTAAATAAAATGAAAGACGATAACGTAAAGATTTTGGGAGCCGTGGCCATATGCGTTTTATTATACCTACTGATGAAAAAAAATAAGGCAAAAACCCACCCCGTAGCCACTTCACCCCTCGCGGCACCTGGCCCACCTTCTCAGGGCGTGTCGCCCCGCATGTCCGCCAAAAACGCTATGATGACAATGATCGAGGACACATTTGGAATCTCGGCTAGAATTATGGAACCAAATGAAGACACTCATATTCTTGTTGGTAGGTTTGATAGTTGCCCGGCGGGTACAACCCTAGCGCCGCAGAATAGCCCTACCGACCGCACTGGCAGTTGCCATGTTACATGCGGTGGCGGCGGGTGGTGCGGTGACGAGAAGGGTATGAGAGGAGCTGCGCCTAATGAAAAGAAGTTGCAGAAGTGCTGCATTAAAAAAAATTAAATTAAACTAAATTCGTTACATTACATTCATTAAATTACATTACATTAATTTTAAAATAAAAATATATATTTATTTTAAATAACAATGGTATTATATTATTCAAAATCTGTAAATAATGTTTCTAGAAAAAATCCTTATATTCCAGAGGAAGTTATCACGGAGGCCCAGGATTTATCAATGTTGGCAGCATTGTCGGATATATCGAGTAATGCAAGTATGAGATTTAGTAATTATTACACCGGCCGCGAAAATAACGAAATTGAAAATGAAATTGAAAATGAAACGAATTTGCCGCCACTTAGCTCTCTGCCCCCGCCCCCATCGCCGATGGATTTGTCGACCCCGATACCTATGAATATACCTGTTGACACTACACAGAGTGAAAAAATTGGTAGTAATATTAACAAGGCTAGATACGATATTATAATGAAGAGGTTAGATAAACTAGAAGATTATTTATTAATTTTATTAGTGATTATGGCAATTATTGCATTTAAACTATTTAATTAAAAATAAACTATCTTAGAACTAAGATTAGTTAACGTATATCTACTATTATTATAGAACGATTTTCTAAATTCCTCTATAGTTAAAGCCCCGCCATAATCCTTTAAATTTAAAATACTAGGAGCAGCCCTTATCTGAAAATCATAACCCATTAATTTTCTATAAAATTGACCTATAATATAAGATTTGTGTTGAAAAATCTTATCGTTTAAGGAATATGATTTAACGCAATTAGGAGAACAAAAATTGCCAAACAATTTATATCTTTTAAGTTTTTCACAATAATCTATAGGTAAATAAAATGGTTTCCATTCAAAACAGTGATGACAATTATAACATTTTAAGTCTTTTTTCACATCTTTTATTTTATTAGTATTATAAAGAGTTACTTTTTTGGACATATCCTCTTTATAATAACATGAATCTTCTTCGTCGCTTGATATAGTTATTTCACACTCTGTATTTTTATTAGTAATAAAAAAATCGCATATAGACTTATCTACAACCTCTTTATCGTGAACCTCTATAAACATGTTCCCAAATTTAAGATTATTGGTTTTGTATTGCGTGTTATTAATTTTTTCACCTGATGTGTCTACCTGTTTCTCTTCATTATCTTCTATGTAATTATTTTTAAATGGGGTAGTTTCCCATTTTTTCTTTCTTCCACGTTTTTTAGGGGCAGATTCAACTAACGGGGGTAAATCTTTTAATACATTTTTCTTAGATTTACTCGGTTTCTTATTAATTGTTTCTGACATTTATAAATAAATTTAAAGAACCTTTATATATATTATCAAATGTGGTTTCTATTCGGACTTTCTACACTATGGATTTTATCTCTGTTAACGACTAAAACTGTTAAGGCTATTACGGAATACCAAACTTCTTCACCTAAAACCATGGAATATAGTGCACCTAGGGTAGATGATGAATATATATTATTGTGTTACGTTATTAACTACGAAGACGGAACCGAAGAAGTACTGGGAGAAACTACAGACGAAGACATTGAAGATATGGATGAAATTAAAAAAATCGATAATATTCTAATCAAATATATGTTTAACGGTAAATTCATGCAATATGTAACACGTACATTAGATATTCAATTCCCTATTTACAGTTTTAATGTAGAACCTGAGACGTTTCCTTACTATCCAGATATTATGTTTATGAATGATATAGATGTAACAGATTACGTTAGACCATTTCTCGGCCCTCTATGTAATTTCTATTCAGACAGGGAAGAACCTGTTAAATTAACGGATGCACTAAAAACCCACCCTAAATTTAAGGAGTTTAACTTTGAGGAGGGTACATTTAAAATGATTTCAAATAAAACACCCCTTAATGTCCGAAAACTAATTACAAAAAATCTTCCGTGCGAATCACTAGTATGGAAAAGACATGCCGCTGTAGACCCAAGGGATGAACATGAAATCTTAAAGTAAACCCCACGCTATAAACATTAAAAAATCAATATAAACATATAATAGCAGATTAATTATAATGGATGCAACTAGTCAACCTGCTATTATATTCAACTTTAAGACTGTCCAGACTAACGCGATTCGAGTATTATTCGAGTCTTTAAAAAATATTCTATCAGACGTAAATTTTAAAGCAGATTCAACTGGTATTAAATTGACCGCAGTAGACGGTACAACTACTGCAATAGTTAATCTATTCTTACATTCAGAAAAATTTGAAGAATATATATGCACGGATTCTATAAATATAGGATTAAATTTAGCCTCTGTGTTTAAAATTTTGAAAGGTATTAAGAACACAGATACTATCTCATTTACAATTTTTCAAAATGATACAAATAATATGGTACTAACATCTCAAAATAGCGATAAGAGGGCCATAATCAGGAGTAAGATAAAGTTATTAGACATGGATGAAAAAATATACAGCATTCCAGATATTCATTTTGATTCTTATATAACAATGCCATCTACAGATTTTCAGACTTATATATCAGATTTATCAAACATTTCAACAGAAATAGAAATAAAGTCCAGTTCAAATAATATGACGATGACGGCTAAGGGAGATTTTGCAGAGCAGAGCATTACAATAAACGAAACTAACGATAAAATACCCAATAATGTAAATGAACACTCGGGTATTTTTAATATCAAATATATTCAATTATTTACAAAATCTACAAATTTGTGTGGAACAGTTGAAATTTACTTAAAATCTAACTATCCATTAACTGTTTTGTATAATGTTGCAAATCTCGGGGTTCTTAAATACTGTTTGGCTCCAAAATAATAACAGGTTCTTTATAGCAATTTAAAGATTTTAGTTTATAATACAATATTAATGCCAGGTCTTTGACTCTTTTATACATTGTTTTGTACAATTGTGTATTTTTAAGGAGTTGAATAGCGAGATTTAATTGTTTTTCGTCTAATTGAGTATTAAATTTTTTAGTCAATATCTCGTATACGCTCAGGATTATTATTTTTTCCAGCGTTCCTGATGTAAAATTATTCATTAATTTTTTATTATTGTGTAAAAATGTCATCACATTGAGTATGAGTGGTAAATAGTCTATCTTTCCATCCTCAAATTCGTCTTCAACTATATCTAAGAGTCCATTTAAAACTAGTATATTTATCAATTTAGAATAATACTCGTTTTGTCTTAATTTTAAAACATCTTCTATAAAACTTTTCATTTAAATATATTGTATATTATTAAATTATATTTAAATGAATTATAAGTTGTTACACGGGGTTGTTTTCTCATTTATAATAACCGCGGCATTTGATCTAGCATTGAATTTATTACCACCTAATTTAGGTGGCGCAACCGAAATCAGGGAATATTTTAATCAGCATACACCATTGGCTGCAGCTCTCATAGCGGGTTTTGTAGGAGCTTTAACATTTGTTATTATTTACGGAGTTTATTCCGACGTTCCATCTTTTAACGCATATAATATGGCAGTTATATTTTCTATTAGTGCGTTAGTTGGAATTCCAATGAGATATTCTGGAATTTTTCCTCATCTAGATAAATATTATTATCAGGTTATGCCTAGAATACAATCATTTCTAGCAGATGGCTTCTCTGGTCTTATGGTGACTATTGTTTATTATTTATTATTGGGTAAAATTAACCCTGTTAATGCATTTACATATGCATTACCCATACTAATTACATTTATGCATGGCAGCAAAGTAATTAATTTAATTAAATAAATTAAATTAAATTGTATATAATATACAATAAGATGAAAAGAATACAATCATTCGTAAGCTCTGGTAATTGTAGGGCTGTTGTTCTATTAGTTTTTCTTTTAGGAGTTCACACTTATATGAAAATAAAAGAATACACCATGGAAATGAAAATGCTTAAAAATGCTGAAATGATATATTAGATTTAATTTTAAAAAAATATATTATGCTATAATTAATTATAACAAAAAATGGTGGTATTTGTGGCACCAGTTGCAATAGGGGCTGCGAAAATGGCAGCGGCTAAGCTCGCGGCAGGCGGTGCGGCTAAGCTAGCGGCGGGTTCGGCTGCGAAAGTGGCAGCGGGTTCGGCTGCGAAGATGGCGGCGAGGCAGGCGGTGATGAGTAATATGTTAAAGACACCCACGGCTGATGGTAGTACTATTGGGCAAAAAGGATTCAATTACATCGGGATCGGGATCGGGGTGTTTCTGTTCATCCTAGCGCTTGGAGGTGTTTACTGGCTGATGTTTAAGAAGAACTCGAAGTACAGTAGTAGGAAACTAGCACCGGAGAAAGTTATGAATATATCTAGAAGAGAACATGGCGCCGCCGAACACCGGGAGTATATGTTTAAGAAGAGTCACAGGAATAGTTACATGAAAGAAAGGTCTACCGCAATGGGGCCAGGAGGGCAGTCTGCTACAGAACTTGGAGGCTTTTTCGGGATGAAAGCCCCCGGAGCGGTTTTAGGTCAGGCACCTATGGGAGCTCCTATCAAACCCCCAGTTATTGGTAATACAATCTCGGCTGAACCCAGAATGTCCGCCGGGGGCGTACTTATAGACACTGCAGCCGAAGAGGAATTAGAACACGAGATGCAAACTGAGTTAGAAAATAAAACTGCTCAAAGAATTTCAAAGAGAGCTCGTTCAAATAAGGTGCTCGGAGAAAATAACACAGGTCATTCAGAACAGATAAGCGAATTAATCGCTAGCACTACATTAGCATCTGGGAACGATTTCTTAAGGCCTTTTGGACAAAATTCTGCGAGATATTCTGGGCGCAATGTTAACACTCGGTATATTGAACCACTTTTTAAAGATGATGTCCCAAACATGAATTAAATTTAAATATCGCGAAGTAAATAATTGTCCTTTAATACACTTGTTTCTTCTTCACAAACGTTAGATTTTACAATGAATTTTTTTAATTTATAAAATGATAGTCTTTTTTTATTCCAATTATTGAATATACTAATACTATCATTTATGTCTATGACGAGAGGAGTGTTTTTATTTTTTTTTCTAAGTATTCTCCCAATAGCCTGTTCAATATTACATTTTGGAGATGCAAGGAGTAATGTATCAAGATCAGGATTATCATAACCCTCTGACGCCATTTGATAAGTTGCTATTATAATTTTACGAGTATTTGACAGTTGTAACTGCTCTTTTTTCATTCCGCCATAATAAAGTCCGACAGAGTAATTTTCACTATTTAATACATTCATAAGTTTATTGCAGTGAGCTTTCCTATCAGATAATACAAGTATCTTTCTATCGTTTGAAACACATTCCCTTATCAAGCTTAATATAAAAATATCGCGGTCATTATTTTCTGTTACATTAGTTATGCTCGCCGCACTATTAACTTTTCCATTCGGTAAGTATTTAATAGTGTTTTCCGGGTACTCGTAGAATTTATAGATATCTATCTTAGGTTCTATGATAAGTAGTTCAATATTTACAGCAATGTCTCCCAAAAACCAATTTAACGTATGTTCAAGTTTATCAGCTCTCTTAATTGTTGCAGTTAGTCCTAAATTGTATTTTGAACCTATCTTATAGAATACGTTTGAAAATACTTTAGAACAGTAATGATGAGTTTCATCATAAATCGAAAACGAAAAATTATCGAATGCATCACGTGGGTATTCTTTCATCGATATACTTTGAATCATTCCGATACATATGTCCGGTAATGTATTAAATGTTTTCCCTTGTATTATACCGGGGGTTATTCCTAGAAATTTTATTATTTGTTCTTTCCATTGTTCTAGAAGGGTTTCTTTGTTAACTAAAATAAGTGTTTTTACACCAATTAGAGAAGCTATATAAAGTGCTGCGAATGTTTTCCCCCACCCTGTATATAAACACGCCAAACACGAATCGTTTATAGTGAGTTCTTTGTGTATAGTCTCTATTGCGTCAACCTGATAAGACCTGGGCTTCCCGTTTATTTTAATATCGCAATAATTAACATCATTTTCAATAAGTGTACCCCCGGACGAGAAATGCTTGGGTGTATAAATAAAATTATTCTCTATTTTGTAGAGTGCATATTTTATCGGTACAGGGGAGCCTGGCATAAATGGAGTAACAGTTAGTTTTTTCTTTAATTCATTGTTTTCTGGGTATTTTCTCCCTTTCATTTAAATATCTATTTTTTTAAACTTTAAATATATTACTTAATATAAACATGTTCTCAACTAAACCCGAGTTTATTAAAATATCCTTGGCAGCCGCAATAATTGGGGCCCTATTGAACGTAACACTTTCTTTTATTGTCATGCCATTCGCGACGGAGGATCAAATTTCTCCCCCCAGTGGCGCAGCAAACCTGCCGTATTATTCGCAATTAATTCACATGCTTGTTCACCATAATCAGGTTCCAATTACTAGCAGTCTTATAGTTTTTATTGTTGCATTTCTATCTACTAATCTCTCTCTCTCATTATAGACATAAATACACAATTACCTTATTATTATAATTACATAAAGATATATTTGATTATAATAATAATGGATTGCAATTGCAATTTAATGGGATTTTCATATCTAATGATAGAAAAAACCCGCGGAAAATTTCAAAAAGTCCGTATTACTAAATGCAATATATTACCCATAGATGGTAAAAAGAAAAAGAAATGCGATTTTTATAATAAAGAAATTGTATCTACAGATGTTTATTGTAAAAAAAATGTAATAATCCGATTTAAGCCAGAGATTATTCTAAACAAAGATACATCAGACGAAGCTTATCGTAAAAATATAACATGGAATATACATTTATGCATTATTTCTTCTATTAGTCCTATTCTAAATAAGAGTAAATATTATGAAATGATAAATTACAACCTACGAAAATTAAATTATAAACCATTCTTCGAACAAACAGAAACTTTAGATGAACTTATAAATCGCCTAAAGTTTCCACCGGATAATATTCAAAAACATAGAGAATTATATACATCTAAAATTGCAACAGGATTAAGGAAATTTGCAACTGAAGAAACTGCGGAATCTACAAATTTTTACACGGGACAATATAAATCGGGTGAAGAAAGCAATGATTCTGAAACCGAATCTGTGAAAGATACTACATTTGATGTAGAACTTTATGACTCATGCGAAGACGATAATAATTACGACGACGAGGCGTTCAGTGATTAAAAATATTATATTAACAGTTTATAAATGATATCATCTATTTTAGATAAAGATACCCGAGAAGAGCTTAAAAAAACACTCGATGTTGTAATACTCCCTATTAAAATTTATTGTATAATGTTATTGCTTCTTTTTCTGGTAGTAATATTTCAACTTCATTTAATAAGTCGGGATCTGAAAAAATAAACAATTTAAGAGAATAGGATATAAAAGTTTAATAATTTTAATGCTGGCGGTAACCGACGAGGAGATTCAATTTTTTAAAAATGACGTTACAGAATTTAGCAATATAGAAAAACAAATTCATGACCTTAAAAGTAAAATAAAGCCATATCAGGATAAAATAAAGGAGCTTACTAAGATTAAGCTTACTAAAAAGGAAGATGTACTTAACTTCATGGATTCAAATAGGCTAGATATGTGTAATACCGATAATGCGTCTTATGAAATGAAGGAGTCTAAGAGTACTAAGACTATCTCAAAAGCCGACGTTTATGATAGAATGTATAAATTCTTCTCAGAAGAACAAGATAAAGTAAAAGATATGTCGGTTGACGATAAAGCTAAATATCTACATAATTATGTATATGTAGAGGGACGAGAAGTTACTAATGTAAAAACTCTAAAAGCGAAATAAAGCAGAGTCTTCTATCAATTCATCCGGGTCTGAACTATAATACAGCTCGTTTTCTTCTATATTTATTTTTAAAATAATTTTCATATAAGATTCTATTGTAAAGTTAACAACGAACGAATTTTCATCTATTTTAATAAGTAAAATGTCCCCGTAAAATTTATCTTGAGTAAACGGGAGTACGCTCACATTTGCATCTATATTTAGATCTTTGTTATATAATATTATATAATTGTCATATGTATTATAATAATTATACAATTGAAACCATTCTAGTTTAAATGAATCTTTAACGGTTTTAAATTTAAATTCAGATATTTCGCCGTTTGCTTTTAAAAGAAGCCCTGTCTTCATTATTATATATATAAATATTTATTTTTCACGGGTTTTAACGTGTATAATTATCAAGTAATATATTTAATGAAAAATTTACTTAAAAAAATATATTATATAAGGTTATAATAACCGATGTCTATATTTGAAACAAATCGCGTCTGGAATAATGACGTCAAGGATAAAATTAAAAATGCAGATAAAGATGACATCTTGAATTACTTTGAAGCATTAAACAACAAATGGACCATTAAGTCTACAAATATGGGAGATATAATCAGTGGATGTTATGACTCTCTAAATCTTAACAGTCTAGAAAACATAGATATCGGTATTCTTAAGCTTGAATTACAAAAAGCTATTTACGAAACAACACTAGTTCATACAAAATTTAAAAGACTTATCCCGGAATATGAAGATTATGCAGTGAGATGGAATACAATATACGAAGTTATATTTTACGGCGAGAGGTTAATCCGCGATGTATATTTACTACACAAGACTACAGACCCTAATCACGATTCGTTGTGTAACGAAGACCCTGATATTATTTCTAAATATAGTAGATTTACAGATGAATCTAAAAAAACTCCATATCAATGTCTTCTTTTGTATATGATTGAACAGTTTTCAGAGGACGGGTTTTCAAAATTCGGAGGAAATCTATATAGACCTTTTCTAAAGAATGGCAATAACACTCATGCATGGAAGAAACACTGTACCCTTAAAGAGTATCTATACCAGAGAAGTGATCATAAGTTGAATTTTAATCAGTGGAAAAATGCAACATCTAACGCCGGTAATATTAATTCTGCTGAAAAATACTTCAGTGAGTTTATGGGACCAGAACTTCCAGAACTAAAGAAGGATCGCCACTTGTTTGCATTTAAGAATGGTAATTATATCACAAAGTATAATACAGCGGATGACGGGGATACTCCTTATTATACAGATGTATTTGTGCCATATGGAGAAAAACACCCATATATAACCAATTTTTCAGTTGCCGCTAAATATCACGATCAAGTGTTTAATAATTATGAACACCTGGACGACTGGTTTAAAATCATTGAATATTGCCCGACATTTAAAAGTCTACTAGATTATCAGGAACTCCCAGAGGATGTTCAGAAATGGCTATGCGTATTTATGGGCAGGAAGTGTTTTAAGATAGGGGATCAGGATAATTGGCAGTGTCTATTGTATCTGCTCGGACAGGCGGGGACTGGGAAAAGTACCGTTCTTATGAAAATTCTTCAGAAGTGGTATGACGAGGAGGATGTAGGTATTATTTCTAATAATATCGATACCAAGTTCGGTATTAAACCACACGTAAATAAATTTATGGTTCTAGCACCTGAGATTTCTGAAAATTTCAAAATGGAACAAACAGATTGGCAGCTTCTGGTAGAGGGCGGTAGAAATACTTATTCGGAGAAGTATAAAAATGATGAAACAATCGATTGGACCCTTCATATGACAATGGGAGGAAATAAGATTATGAGGTATAAAAACAATTCAGAAAGTGTATCTAGAAGAACGGTTGTAGTTAATTTCTGGAAAAAGGTTGTAAAAACAGACACGGCAATTGATAAAAAGCTGGCCAAAGAGATGCCGGCTATTATGAAATTGTGCATTTCTGCATATTATTCGGCTGTTCGAGAACACGGTGCCAAAGGAATTTGGGATATCCTACCAAGATATTTCCATGAAAACAAGGAAGATATGGAACAGACAACTAACGCTCTTCAGAATTTTCTCAAGTCTGGTAAGATTACATACGGAGATAAATTCTATGTCCCGGCAAAGGTATTCTGTCAGGAATTTAATGAACACATTAGAGAAAATAATCTGGCAAAAGAGCAGTTTACCAAGGATTATTATGGAGGTATTTTCACTAACAATGGAATTAAAGTTCTTCAACAGGGGAGCAAAGAATATCCCAGGGGTTCTGGAATTATCTTAAAAAGAACCATGTTCTTTAAAGGTATTGACGTCGTAAGCGACGATAATAATGAAGAAGACCCCGAATAAATTTAATTTACGTTAATATTATACAATTATATTGTTGTAATAGTATTAAAATGCCGAAAGAAGTACCTCAAATTGCAACCGATGCAGTTAAGCCCGCCATTAATATGTCGATTATATATATAGCAATTATTATATGTATAGTTATTGTTGGGTCATATTTTATGTACATGGTTTATAAAAAATTAAAGACACTAAACGACGATATCGTCGAAGTTAGTAAGAAAAATAATACGTTAGACACAATGGTTGGAGAAACCAAAAAATACATGGATACAGTGAATCATACTATGCAAATGTTAAAAAATAAAAACACGGAGGAAGATAAAGATTCTAACTGGGGAACCCCAGTTGGTACTGGACATGCTGAAAAAATGTTTTTAGATAAAGAAAACGATAAACTCCCGGATCTAGAGGATATAACAGAGGATATAACAGAGGATGTGCCTGACCTACAGGACCAAGATTAATAACTTAGAATACATTCAGAATTTAACATAGTAAGTTTTTTTACATTTTCATATTCGTCATTACATACGTATAAATTCCAGTTAATTTTATCTAAAACATGATTTTCAAGAGGTCCAGAACCTGAAATTTGAAAGTCACATATAAACTTATTAGATAAAATTAAACATGTTTCTATTAAATCTTTTATATTATTTTTATTAATATTGTTAGTATTTTTTTTATATCTTTTCAGGTATATAAGTGTTAGTATTATACTTTCCTTTTCAAAAATATTATTTGTATCAAAAAACTGATTAATCATTGTATAAATTCCTTTAGTATTCTTATCATTTTTTATAGAAACATCTATTATATTATTTATTTGTGACATAGTTAACATAATATAATTTGTTAATATAAGATGTCATTATTATTTTCCAGTATTTGAAGTAAAAATGTAAATGCCTCCCTGTATAATTTTATATCATTGCCACCAGTTAATATAATACTACCCGGTCTAAAAATAGCAGCCGTCAATTTAGAACCCGAATTCTCGTCTTCCACTTTTAAATTTATACCTGGATATTTGCTTGGATTATAAGAATATCTTTTTATATAACCTCCTGGATTGGAATCCAAATAAGAACATAATATTTTTTGTTTTATATTTTTTGATATTTTAAAGTCTGAATTAATCATGCATATTCTAAGTTTTGTTATCGAGGCCTCCTCTGGTATTAAAAACGCTGAAATGTATTTTAATCTCCTCATTAACTTTCTCGCTGCGTAGGCCGCTGACATAACATTTAATACCCCCGCGAACTGAATATTCCCATTTTTAAAAATTTTTATAGATATTTTTTTTTTATTTTGATATTTTACTGTCATATATGAATTAATACAATTGTAAAATATTTTTTTCTCGGGGTGGTTTAGATAAAAATCCCTGTATAATTGTAAATTTATTACAGAATTAAAACTACAACATATAGTCATTGTAGATATAGTCCAGCACTTAATAATATTAATCGTCCCACATTGATCTACACTATGTAATTCATCGTATTCGTCGGAAAATGTTTTAAACATTGGATGACATATACACCCATCGTATTTGTCTTTTGGGTTGCATATATTGCACATCGTTTATATCTCTTTATATCATACTCCCTTTATATGTGTATTTTTTTGCAATATTATACACTTATAAAATTTTTTAAGTAGTTTATTATAATGCGTGTATTGTTATTATTATTCTTGATGCCATTGATACACGAAGATATAATCATATTACAATCTGTTCTACTATGTTTTTTTAGTAAAAACCGAATGTAATAAATAATTCTTGGAAGAATATTACTATATAACTCATTCATATTTAAATCTACCATGTTATTCAATTCTGTTACTATGTCGTATACACAGAATGTTATTATACTTAATTCTATATTTTTTAGCATAGTTGGAGATATTATAGTTTTTCTAGTATTCTGACCATGATAGTATAATATTAGTTCATTTATTTCATTTAATTTTTTATCTGTTATATTTGCGCGAGTACATGGATCTCGAAAATCTCTACATTTATTTAAGTATTTTATAAATGTTACAAAATCATAATAAAAAAAGAATGTCCCTAACTTAATTGATATAAACGGATAGGCAATCTTTTCATGGGAAATTGGGCATGAATCGTTTTTCATTAAGCCTTTTCTAAATCTCCTCTGGATGTATGTAGCAGTTTTATGACTGTTTAATTTATTTATAATTTGATATTTATTACACTTACTTACAAATTTAATTCCATTTATCTTACATAATACTTTAAGTTTTTTACATGTTAGAAGTGAATTAAATTTAATTAACATTTAATATAAAATAACTGTTTTATATTTTTAAATTGTTTAAAAGAATAATTCATTTATGTTAATATATATTATGGTTGCGTTTAGACTTTCTAAAAAAAACGCACATAGCGACTCTAGAATGTCTATATCCGCTAAACACGAAGAAACTATACAAGAATTAGATAATGAATATAATAATTTATCTAAATACAATAAAGAACTATCTTTACTTACCAAAATGAGAGATTCTAACGCACCGAATAATAACATTAATAATATATCAGAATTAAACGATAAGATCCGTGATCTAACCGAAAAAATAAGAGCGGTGAAATCTTGTGAACATTTAACAGACTATTTATTTAATTCAATAGAATTTGTTAAAAACATAGACTGTCTTGAATTTACAGAAGGTGGCGACAAAAAAGACGACGGAATTTTTAAATATGTGACGGTTGATCTAGAAAAAAAACACGAGAATAATTATAAAATGTATATGAAAAAATGTTTCCCTAAAGAAAATAATCATATAGAATACTCATATCAATTTATATGTAAAAACTGCGGAAGTAATACATTCCAAGACACGGCTTCCGGAGTAAATATATGTTACGATTGTGGTCTAACAGATGTAAATTCAGTATCTTCAACACCTGAATGGAATGTCTCTGAAACTCATGAATTTGTAAAGCCTTATAGTTACAAGAGAACTAATCATTTCAAAGAATGGATAACACAGATACAAGGAAGGGAGGGTACTCATATACCAGAGGATGTTATATGTTTAATTATAGCAGAAATCAAAAAAGAACGATTAACCGATAAAAATTCAATAACGTATTATAAAATAAAAGAATTTCTTAAAAAATTAAAATTAAACAAGTATTATGAACATATCCCTAATATAATTCATCGAATAACGGGAAATAAACAGTTGATTATTTCACAGGAATTACAAGACAAATTACTTGATATGTTTAACAAAATACAAGATCCTTTCGCAAAACACTGCCCGAAGGAAAGAAAAAATTTTTTAAGCTATTCTTACACGTTATATAAATTTTTTGAGCTATTAGATAAAAGAGAATATTTGATTTATTTCCCTCTTCTTAAAAGTAGGGAGAAATTATTTGAACAGGAAAAGATATGGACGCTTATATGTAAAGAACTAGACTGGGCGTTTATTAAATGTATCTAATTTAGTACATGGCGAGCGACGCGGCACCCCCCTTGAACAGGGAGGTTGTCTCACCAACACATGTTATGTTAACCGTGCGTACAACCGCATCCTTGGAGAAGTTCAATACAAGTCTGATGTTATCGAAACGATTAAGGGGTACAGCCGAACCACCATAAGCCTTAGACGCAAGTGGGAGAACATAGAGAGCCTTATTAGACTGATCCACATCTCTTACGTTATTGTCAACTGGGTTATCTAGAGAATTCGATACTAGACCCATTGTTGAGGCAGTGTTTCCGTCTAGAAGCTGAGCGTCAATTGTCCCCGCGAAGGACGCAGAATTGAGCTTGAGCTCTACAGTATCTAAACCACACCCAGGATCACCTGTTACTGTTATAATAAAATGAGAAGCATATAGAGAGAAATGGTCAAGATCGAGGCTATAGTTCTGCTCTAGACCAGACGAGTTGCTCTTGTTTACGTTCTGGGTCATCTTGAGACGCTTAGGAATACCAGATGGCTGAGTTTTCATAGTCTCGCGCTCCTCGTTGCACATAATCATGCAGCGACCATATAACTTACCTGGCTGAATAGAAACCTGCTGAGTTGTGGGTACAACCGAATCGTGGGTACTCGAGAATACCTTCGACAAATCGTCCGTGAAGTAAACCTTAATCTTAACAGACTGATGCGGGGCCGCCGCCATAAGATAACCACCCTCGCAATTCTCGGTGAACCCCTGGAGTTCTGGGGCCATAGTCTTAGTGAGTAAAGGTAGACGAAGGTACATACTTCTTACCTCGCCGGGCGACGTAAGCTTTGCCCCACTGGATATAATATGGGAAGCCCTGCTTGATGTCTCACCACCGAGTCGCTCGGAACTCAGAGGCCGCCCAAGGCATAAAGAGGCGGAGGCGGAGGCTTGTAACGCGCCTGGGGCGATGACTCCGGCATCGTTTCCATCTACATTAAACTTATTGGGTTTGCGAGTATGGGTGACGTACCTGTCGTCGGGCGCCCACTCCATCGCCCCCTTAATCGGCGAGACGTCGGCGCCGATGCTCTGGTAAAATCCATTGGCAGCCTTGCCAAATTTCTTAAACGCGCCCTCCCCCAACTCGGTGCAATTGCAAGCAAGAATATCGTCATGTTCAAGAGTCTGCCAAATTTGGGTACCAATCTGAAACTCCACACGGTCTACGATTTGTGCTAAACCAAAGTTATTAAATCTCACGCTATCAGCCCGGCTAGCGAAGTAGGGGGTTGTCCCGGATGTGTCCCAGACCTGCCCCATTTTACCGGGACCACTGGGCATGGCTTCGGTTTTAACACCGACTTCTAAATAGAGATCGCCTAGTGCATCAATATCATTATTAACGGTGAAAATCTGATTTCCTCCCCAGCTAGTAGTACCCGACACGCCGCTAGTAGGGATCTCCATAACAGACGAACCGTATAGAAGCTGCTTTGTTGTGTCGTTCTTATTCCAGAATACGGACATTACATCACTGTCACTGGCGGTGATTTTATTGGTAACAGCAAGACCCTGGGTCCCACTTCCGTTATACGAAGCATGAGCAGCTACAGCTCCAGACATTTTTATTTAATATACGAATATATTTTTTTTTTAAATTAAATTCGTATATTAAATTTGTGTATTATTAAATTTGTGTATTATTAAATTTGTGTATTATTAAATTTGTGTATTATTAAATTTAGTACATAGCAAGCGATGCAGCCCCAGCCTTGTAAAGCGCGGTAGTCTCGCCAACGCAAGTGACATCAAGGAGCTGGTTAGACGACCCCGCCAGAAGCGTTGTTGCAATCGCCGGCAAAGTCTGATTAATTCGGAGTCTAATATTATCAAACCGGTTAAGGGGGACAGACGAGCCGCCGTATGCGCGAGAAGCAAGAGGGAAAACATATGTGTACGATTCTACAATATCGTAATCGCGGGGACCAATAGAGAACGAATTATTATAAAGACCAAGGACCTCAGCGGTCGACGTTGCCAATAACTGCGCGGGGAGGACACCCGAGAACGAGGCAGAATTTAGAAGTAACTCAACTGAGTTTAATGGCGCTGGGGTAGTGATTATAAAGTGAGACGCGTATAGAGAAAAGTGATCTAAGTTAATAGTGGTAGTGGCACCTCTTAATTCCTGCTGAACATTCTGTGTCAACTTAAGGCGCTTAGGGATACCCTCTGGCTGAGCCTTCATCTGCTCGCGCTCCTCGTTACACATAATCATATGCTGACCGTACAACTTAACGTCTAGATCACTTAGAACCGCGTAATCGGCCGAGGTGAAGGTGGAGGCATCTGCCCCCGTAGAAAGGACATTTCCCAAGGTGGCGCCGTTGTGGTCCATCTGTGCTACCGCATCCCATGTAGTAGCAAGATCGGTCTTAGATGCGTAATATATCTTAATCTTTACTGTCTGATGCGGTGCTGCAGCCATTAGATAACCATCTTCGGAGTGGTCCGAGAATTTCTGAAGCTCCGGGGCAAGCGTCTTCGTAAGCATGGGGAGATGTATGTAAGCGGTATACGTACCGGTCTCTTCCATAACACCGGGGTTGTTCTGGGTTTTATACGAAACTGGTATCCCGCCTTCCTTAAGGAAGCCATTAGCCTGGGAGGCCATGGTATTATATTGACCCTCACCTAACTCGGTCCGGCATAAGGCTAGAAGGTCTTTGTTTTCTAGTGTTTGCCATACCTGGGTACCTACCTGGAATTCTACCCGGCTAATTACCTTGGCGAGGAAATAGGGATCTACAAGGCCTTTATTACCGTCAACGTCAACCTTCAAACTGACCTGAACATATAAATCACCTAGACAGTCGATATCGTTATTAATTGTAAACACCTGACTTCCACCAAATGAGGCAGTACCACCGGTACCCGACGATGCGATTTCGATAGTAGACGAACCGTACAGAAGCTGACGTGTCGTGTCGTTCTTATTCCAGAATACAGACATTACCTCTCCGTCGGCCGGATTAATTTTATTGGTAACAGCAAGACCCTGGGTCCCACTTCCGTTATACGAAGCATGAGCAGCTACAGCTCCAGACATTTTTATTTAATATACGAATATATTTTTTTTTTAAATTAAATTCGTATATTAAATTTGTATATTAAATTTGTGTATTATTAAATTTGTGTATTGAATTTCTATATTATTAAATTTAGTACATAGCAAGCGATGCAGCCCCAGCCTTGTAGAGACCCGTGGTCTCGCCAACACCAGTTACGTTAATAGTTCCCTGGTAAGCCTCACCACCCGATGTAATATCGGGGTGATCAAAAGTAAGAAGTAGGCGAATATTGTCGAACCGGTTAAGGGGGATAGACGAACCACCAAACGCTTTAGACGCAAGGGGGAACACGTAGTAACCAATACCGGAATCAAGCATCTCCTTGTCTAGATTAAATTGATTGGCATATAGACCTAGAGTCTTGTTAGTGATACCTCTAAGGAGAGACCCGTCTAACTGGCCCGAGAACGAAGCCGAGTTAAGCTTAAGCTCCGCAAACTTCAAGGTCGGCATCTTGTCGGTGCTAATGCCCGGGAAAGAGGCGGTAATGACAAGATGAGAGCCGTAGATAGAATAATGATCCAAATCTACTGTAATAGCCTGGTCTGGATAAAACTTAGGGGGGACCTGCACATTTACATTCTGTGTCATCTTAAGGCGCTTAGGGATACCGTTATCCATGTTCTTCATCTGCTCGCGCTCCTCGTTACACATAATCATATGCTGAGCATAAAGCTTAGTGGTTAGAGTGGCAGTTGGTGCCCAGGGAACAGGGGGCTGGGTGACGTAGTCGCCATCTGTGTTACTGAAAACCTCCTTAGCATATACATCCGTAGTATTGAAAATATCATTAAAGGCGCTGTAATGTACCTTAATCTTTACGTTCTGATGAGGGGCCGCCGCCATAAGGTATCCATCCTCAGACTGCTGATTGAAATTCTCAAGCTGAGGACCAATAGACTTAGTGAGCATGGGTAGGGGGATAAATGCCTGGTATTTAACACCGGGGGCCCATACAGGCTCGCCCTTAGCCTCGCGCTGACCGTCACTTCTTACGTAGCCAGATGTCTGAAGACCTAGACGATCGTAGGAGCTCTCGGCGATCTCGGTAGCATTGATAGATAGAAGATCATTATACTCGAGGGTTTGCCAAATCTGAGTACCAACCTGGAATTCGATCCTCTTAAGTACATTTGCTAGAGGAAACTTTACCTTTGTTGTAAGGTTGGAATCGGCCCATTTTCCTTTGCTCTGAAGATCCGTCGGGAAGCCGACGCCGCGCGGCCCCTCGGGGACCTCGTCGAACAAACTAGTCCATGGTATCGCAAGCCCCATGTCCGTCGCCTGCGTGCCCGCAGCGCCGCCGGTCGCGGGGAGATGAAGGTAATCCTGTGGAGCTTTCGCATCGCCGGCCAAGCCTACGGCTATCTGCTTGGCTCTAATTAGGTCAAACGCGACCGAGTAAGGAAGCTTTGGACCACCGACTGGTCTCACCCACTTCTGCTGCACCTCGACCGCCGCGTTGTAGGGATCGGTGTAGAAGTAGAGAGTGTTGATCGCGGCGCGGGCCACCATGTCGCCAGCGTTATAAAAGCTAACAAGCTTAATTATCTCATCTTTATCTAAATCGTGATAGGTGAAGGCGGTGTTAAACATGTCGTAAACGGCCCACACACCATCTGTTAACATAAAATAAAGCGAGTTGTTGGTATCCTCAAACGACCCCTTATTCTTGCCTGTGTCCACATTCACCGCCTTGATACTTCCCGTCGTACCAGCAAACCCGCCGCCGCCAAGGTCCTGGGGTGCGAGGTCTCCGACGTAGGTGGTAATAGGCAACTTATCAGTGTAGTTAGAGAGTCTGCCGAAGCCACCTCGCTCCGTGTCTTTAATCATAGTCGACACAACATTGGTTTGAACTGGTTTATTTAATTCTACAACAACGGATAGATACATATCACCTACACAATCCACGTCGTTATTTACAGTAAAGATCTGATTTCCACCCCACGATGCATTCTTACCAGACCCCGAAGTTGGAACTTCCAGGGTAGACGACCCATATAAAAGCTGGCGGGTGGTATCATTGTCGTTCCAGAAAACAGATACTACATCACCCGATGAAGCGTCGCTAATTTTATTGGTAACAGCAAGACCCTGGGTCCCACTTCCGTTATACGAAGCATGAGCAGCTACAGCTCCAGACATTTTTATTTAATATACGAATATATTTTTTTTTTAAATTAAATTCGTATATTAAATTTGTGTATTATTAAATTTATGTATTAAATTTGTGCATCTTATTAATTAAGTAGACTAGATATCCCATCTTTATATTTAATACTAGATAACCCCCTAACTGTTACATTTATATTAATATTATCTGCTAAAATCTGTGCAGAATCTATATCATTTGAATTTTCAAATATCAATTCTAACCTAATAGAATCAAACCTGTCGAACTGCACAGATGAACCCCCGAATGCTTTATTTGCCATGGGAAACACATAATTTCCTCCACTTGGATCTAAATTATTATAATTAATAGTGTATTCATTGTTATATAACCCAAGAGACCTATTTGAAATCCCTCTCATAAATCCCCCATCTAAAATAGAGAATGGTTTTGCATTTAAAAATAACTGCGCAGTTTTTAGGTATAACGTGTCATTAGGGTTTGTGTATTGTAAATTAATTATAAGATGTGACGCGTAAATAGATACAGAATCTAAATCTATATTAATTGGTTTTTTAGAAGATACATTTAAGAAACTATTATTGACATTCTTTGATATATTTATTTTTTTTGTTATACCACCTATTGTAGTTTTTAACAACTTAAGTTCGTCTTTATGTAAAATTATTTTTTGTCCATACATCTTAATATCAAAGGTTATGCCTGGGGTCCAAGGTTCGAGTACATTGGTTACATATAACCCATTCCCAGAAGATTTCCCAATAGTTTCATATCTAGCCCCATCTGTTATTAAAGAACTAGAATTTGCCCCAGTTTCTAGAAGGTTTGTAACATGGGGAGTAGAATAAACGGGGGCGGTGTATCCTTGCATAGCGGATACGTTATTTATATCCCATACATTCTCTAGATCATTATAATAAACTTTAACTTTAAAATTGGAACTGTCTGTCAACCCTGCTAAAAATCCGCACTCTGTTTGTTGAGTAAAATTATTAAAACCGGACTTAACTCCACTTGTAAACCCTGGGATAGGAATAGATAAAGTGTATTTTTTACCTGGAATCCACCTTCCATTATTTTTGGCCTGCCGAGTTCCATCGCTGCGTAGTCTTCCAGATGAATTTGACCCAATAAGATTATAAGAACTTTCTGACATTTCAGTTGAATATAAAGCTAAAAGATCTGCCTGTTCTATAGTTTGCCAAACTTTTTCATCAACTAGAATTTCTACTTTTTTAATAACACCTAGTATTGGAAATTTGACTTTTGATTTTAAATCAGAATCCGCCCATTCCGGCCTCTGATAATCCCCCCGGAACGGTGGATATATAGCATTGCCTGGTACAGATGCAAATTGTTTATCCCATCTAATAGGCTTCCCTATTTCGGGTAAGTTAATAAAATCTGTTATGTCATGATTTATTCTCACCTGGGCATCATTTACAATCTTATAACCGTCTGCGAATTCCATTGTTCTGGCGCCATCGGGTTTCCGGGGAGTCGGATATGTAGGGTTGTGAGTATATTTCCCCACTGTAAACATATAAGATCTACCAACTTCTTCGTCTGTTTCGCGTGTATGAGAACGAAGAGATTTGTCAGCCATTAATACAGATGATACTGGATCTCCGTCTTCGATTTTTGCAGTTCCCCCATCCTCGTGTATAGAATACGCGGCTGTCATGCCACCACCTGGGTACCAATCAATTTGTTCTTGAAGTTTGCCAATTGTAGACATTAAAGGCGCCCCAGCCAATATATTATTTCCCTCCCCGTCCATCGACACAGAAATTCCCAGTCCGTCGGCGGTTCCTTTGTATGTCCCATACTTTCCATAAGTTCCCGGCCACGACTTTTTATCAGTCTTATTTCTTTCCCCGCTACTCGAATCCATTTCTAATACCCTTTCCCAACTTCCATTTATTTCTTCATATAACAATACAACTCCCTCCGCAGATCTCTGCCTTTTTGACCTCATCCCAATGGACGCGTTACTACCATGTTCAGACCACCCAAGTAGGGCCCCAACTTCCGTGTCGTAAAAAGCTCCGCCGCGCGCCTTGACATATTTAGTATTCAGGTCCAATCCGTACATTAAATCCCTAATCTTGTACATGCCTGTAACTAATATCTTCCTCATGAAGTCTATGCGACCAAAAACAGTAGCAGCTTCAGACAACTGGGGGGTCAGGACCCCTACGTGAGGTGGGTTGCGCGGGATTAGCATGTTTTGCCGATCCCTTGTCCTATTTTTATAAATAGGATGTTTTTCATAAATTCCATATGGGCAACCAATTGCTAATTTTGTACCGTCTCTATCAAAGGCCAAAGAAGTGCCCATATAAGAATTTGGCTCTCCGTGTATTTCCATTATAGTTGAAACCACGCCTGAGGCAGATTGTGGAGGCTCATCACTGAGCTGTTCATAAATACCAACATTTGATATCCCAGTGTCTTCCCTTATTTTACCGACTGCAAATCGTGTACCGTCATAATTAATCGCGACTGAATAACCATCTCCAGTCACGGACAAGTTCACATGTCCCACAAATTTTGTCCATTGATGTGGCACCAGCTGCCCGTTGGCATCGAGCTGCCCGTTTTGCGGATTCAATCTATAAACAAAGTAACTTGAGACCAGCTGATCTGGGTACTGGGGGTTGGGCGCGTGATGATTGCCAACTATATATGAATTCCCATCTCCGCTAAGTTTCATACTTGTTCCGCGCGAAAATTGGAAACCTGGGCGAATCATATAACCATTGCTCGGGGTGTAAGAAAAGGAAGTGCCGAAGTTGGCACCCAACGAACTGTACCAGTCTTGGACGGGTAACTCTTCTCTCCCATAAGCACTTTCCAGATCCTGTTGTTCGAATCTTGGATGATTAATTACAATAATTTCATCGGGGATAGAAGAATCTTCTTGCCACCCATTGGTCGTATCCCAGTCGTAAATTTTTACACAATGTTCGTTCAAGGAAACGGGATCATATGGGCTTGTAGTTGAGGCGGCGATGGAGTGTGTCAGTGCTATCCTGTTTCCATCTTCGGACAATGATAAACAGGAACCAAATTCAGAACCAATTGTATAATACTCAGGAAGATCACCGTCGTCTACATGTGTACGAATCCCGGTTACATTAGGAATAATAGTCTGCGCGGCGCCATATTGAACCTCGCTTACCTTTGTCCATGTTTTTGTATCAACGTTATGATCATATGTTGTAAATGAGTTATTATCTCCACCGGCATCTCCAATAACTATACGATTTCCATTACCGCTTAAATCAACGTGTTGAGTGTATCCATTAGATACATTCCATACGTGTCCTTTAGGTCTCGCATTCAATTTAGAACTAGGAGCTCTAAAAATCCTGCTTAAAACCCATTTGTCATTTTCTTTTTTATAAACCCTAACCAAACCAGGTCTTCTAACTCTATACCGTTGTACCCCCGCCACCGTCGACTCCCCCTCACTATCATCTCCGTACATTCTACCCTGAGACACAGCATATGTATTTCCGTCTGCACTAATTGCAGTGCAATATCCATTAAAATCTGATTGATAGAATACTAAATTATCAGGTCTTTTAGGAGGATCCTCAACCGCTTCTATTTTTTGGAGATAAGATATTTCTGTTTCATCTGCAGCAGGGCCACCTGTGATATATTCAGGAACACCCCTAGACGGAGTAAGAGGATAAACACTTGAGTTCTTATTATTATAATGATTAACAAGATTAATAATGTCTGTTTTAGAAAGATAAGAAACAAATAAATCGCTCGCTAATACATCAGTGGACTTGTACAAGCAATATGTCCCATCTGATTTTAAATCAATATACTCGGTTCCTATTTTTTTTATCTCCTCAGACTCCGTATGAGTTAAATACTTAGGTAAATAAGAATATGTATATGGGTTTAGTGTTGGGTGGTCTATAGAAGGAATTAAACTAGGTGATATGATATTATCATGACCCATCTTATTACGTATTGTATTCAAGCCTGGTGGTATAGTAATAAGCTCTACCGCAACAGCCAGCAAGGTCGCCTGGATGGAAGACGTCGTGAAATCAATATCAAAGCCGCATTTAATAAGAGCACCCTCTGTATTATCATTTTGAGACCCAAAGTAACTCGCCCCGGCAAAAGTAATGGTTCCTGTATATTCTTCTTCGCCGATATAAACGCTATATAACCTCATAAGTTTTGTGAAGGATTCTGCCCATGAATGCCCTTTACTTAAAATTTCGTTTATTTTGTATATGTTATTGGGTACTTCTATTGTTAACCGTCCGAACCTCGTGGTTCGGGTAGGGTCAGTTGTTGGAACCTTTGCGAACTCGCCGAGGATGGGTAGGTCCCAGAGTTTGCCCTGGTTGGTTCGCCATGGAGCAGTCAATACTGTGGTTTGGCCATGACTATCTTCGGGCGAAGAATTTAAATCGTTACCCGAGATATCAAACATGACATCATTTTCACCAAGTGAATAATCATTATTTACACCCCCTCCTATAAAATTCCCCACTCCCCGATTAGGTTGTCCATAAGGTCTATTACGAGACATTAAATTATTCAATATAGCATCTCCGTTCCCGGTATGAGTGTTTATAGTCCAAATAACTCTAGATTTCTGTGGGCCAGGGACCTGGGAAGTAGCGTAATTAACAGATGTCTGTATTTGTGTAAGTATTGATCTAGTAGATGTTATATATGCTTCCATTTCCTGTGCCGTTATTTTTCTCCCATTTATTGTATGTGGTTTCCAAAAGTCTATTCTAATTCTCTGCTGTGAAGTGTTTGTGGGAATGCGCGTCGTGCCGTCCATGTTGTCTTCAATGCTGGCTGTAACTAAACCACCCCCTGGCTTTTTTTCAAACTCTTCGCCGAATACGGAAAATAGTTGCCCCGCCATCAATGTATGTCTCCAAGTATTATTACCGTCATATAATCTCATTCTGGACCCGTTTACATCAGGAGTGGGAGTGGGTCCATTTACGCCTTCTAGAATGAAATCCTCCACTTCGCCTTCTCCTTGAAGTGGAGGAGTAGGGACATTATGTATTACATTTCCCGGCCAATTTTTATAAGGGGGTGCCATTGCATATTGTGACATGTAGAGTTTTATTGCTTCAGCATATTCTCTTACATATGTTGAATTATTTATATCCCCAGTAACCAGCGAATATGGATCGGGAGAAACAAGTAAATAAGCAAAGGATCCGTCATCCTTAAGCGGTTCAGGGAGTACAGCTTCGTCGTTAAAACTTAAATAAGATTCTGGTGTCCAAATATTAGTTGCAACCGCCGGGCGCTGATCTCCATATGGGGCGGCATTATTGGTCCAGAGTTGAAGGTTTTGGGTATTTGTGACCTGGTCCCAAAACGCATCCCTCATGTAGCCGGAAAAATATAATATATGGTCCCAATTCCTATTAGGGGTATTAACCGCGGCGGCGGTTATAATTCCAGACCATGTCCCCAAACTTTCTTCGGATGCTATAATAGTCATGGTATTATATAATTCCGTGCAATAAGAGTTTAAATTGAGATTAAGGTCTGCAATATCCACTGTATGGGGAAATGTAGCGCCCAAAAATGCCTGCGAATCATCAGTCAAATCATCAGAGAATCCTCCTGCAATGTTAATATTCAATCCCGCCAAGTTTTCATCATTAAAAAGTGAACTAGCTGTAAAACTGTTTTGGTCTGAACGCTCTGGGTGTGTGAATTCATCGTTAAACTTATTTCTCATCCCAGTGTGATAATAACTATCTGTTACATTAAATGATCTAACCCTATCAACAGGTTTATTAATCCTAGAATTCGTGTTATAACAATCAGATGCTGTTCTACCCTGATCCTGTATAAGAAATTCTCCCAATCCTATGTTTTTATTTCTCTGAAAAATTACCTCTTGGGTGTCAGAAGGGTCTAAATATGTTTCCGAGCAATCGAAATCATTGACCTTAAATAAATCAGTGTCTTTTTTAAGGACATCTTCTATATCCTCCCAGGCTTGGGCTCTAGGGGCCGAATCTGGTCCTACGCCCCAGGGAGAAGAAGAAGGGTCATTATAAGAAAGAGTTACCGCTTCACTTGGAAGCCCATAATTATCGACCCCGTCCATTCCATGATCGCTATATATATACCCAGAACCTAGATCATTTGCGTCTGTCTTTAGATGTAACCATCCATTAGGAGTTCCGATGTATCCAGCTTTAGGTAATGTATCCCCGGGGGCAACTCCTCGAATTTGCCAACCTTTCGGTTCGATTTTACTTGAATCATCTATTGCATCTCTAGAAGAAGGTTTTTGTAACAGTGTAGTAATTGTCTTTGGGTTTAGTTCAGTGTCAAGAGGACTATCCGGAACGTTTAAATTTAGAGTTATTGATAAATAAAGATCTCCTATGCAGTCCGTTTCTGGATCTATAGAAAAAGTCTGATGTCCGCCCCACGTACCACCCTTAGAAGTGCTTGATGTTAAAAGTTCAGATAAAACCGACCCGTGTATTATTTGTTTAGTCGTGTCGTTATCATTCCAGAATACAGACCTTGTGTTTGTATCTAATTTATCAGTTACCAATAGAGACTGTGTTCCATCGCCAGTGTAAGTTTCTAGCGCAGCATGATAACCCGCAGAATCTGTAGTCATTATACAATTTAATCTATATTTTAATTACAATTAAAATAACGAAATAGATGATATTCCATTGTTGTAATATAGATTTGTTTCGCCTCTACACACTATGTTTACTTTAGATAATTCGGGTACAATTATACCTTCATCAGGTATCCCTCCATCGGTTGTAAAAAACAATTTTAGATTTATATCATCAAACCTATTAAGGGCTATAGAAGATCCCCCGAAGGCTTTAGAGCCTAATGGGAATGTATAATACATTGTATCTAATTCTTCTTTATCTAATGTGAAATTATTTGAATATAATCCCAAAGATTTAGCCCCAGCTAATAACCTATTTGAATTTACTCTACCAGAATGAGTCGTCCCGTTTAACACTATTTCAGCCGACTCTAGATAGGGAATATTTTTTGTTATTCCCGGAAATTTTATTGTTATTATTATGTGAGAACTATATATAGAAAAAGTGTCTAATTTAATATCTACATATGTATTTCTATGAATAACCTCTGGAAAAGTGTCAAATATTACGTTCTGAGAGTTTTTAAGCTTCTTATATATTCTATCTTTTTTGGTTTTTAACATATCTTTTTCTTCTTCAGACAATTTAATATATTCCCCATATAAACCTGTTCTTAATTTTATATTAGGATTCCATATTTCCGGAACATTTGTAATATAATTACCTCGCGTATCAGAGGATGATAATGTATAAATAGGCGCAGAATATCCCTGGTATGCGTATACATCAGTTGTATCAAATATATCTTCAACTTTAGCGTATTCAATTTTAATTTTTACCTGCTGCTCCTTAGCTAAACAATTTAGATAACTATCCTGTCTATGAGATGTATATGTTTTAAATTTCCCCATTGGATTACCACAAATGAGTGGAATGGGTATAATTGCCTGATATTTTTTACCTGGCACCCATTTTGAATCACCGAATGTTTCTTTAGTACCATCAGACCTAACAAGTCCGGAACATTGAAGTTGTAAACTCTTGTAAGCACTTTCTGTAAGTTCTGTGGCATGGATAGCTAATATGTCTTCATTTTCTAATGTCTGCCAAATCTGACTACCAACCTGAAATTGAACCTTTTTAATTATCTTTGACAATGGAATATTAACCTTTTGTGTTAAATTAGACTTAGCCCAGTAAGGATTAGTGTAATCTTCTAACCTGGGAGGATCAACAGCTTGGTCAGGAACTGTGTCCCATTGCTTTTTCCAATTTAAAAAACACGTCTTGTTATACGAATCAAAACTAATATTAAAAAAATCTGTTATGTCGTGATTCAGTCTTCGCTGGGCATCATTTACTAATTTAAAAGCATCATTGAATGTCAATCTTAATTTACCTGGATTCCTTTTACCTAATGTATGAATAGATTTATCAATTTTTTCAATACAGTATACATATGCTCTACCAACGTCCCTATAACTTCTTCGGGGATTAGCCACTGTAGTACCTATTGTTGACATGTAAGGAGCTCCAGATATAATAGTATTACCATCGCCACTAAGTGAAATAGACCACCCGAGGGCTTCACCTTTACATCCTTTATGGTTATCATAATCCCCGGAGTAAACATAATCCCTGGGTTCATAATCATAACCCCCATAAACTGAAAAATAATTTTTAATAAAATCTATTCCCCCATATTGATGCCATGGTTTATTCCACGTTGTAGATAATTCTCCGTCATAACGTATACTATTATATAGCGCAATTTCATAAGCAATATCCCGTGTAATTACTGATTCATATTCGCTGTATACTAAATTTGCATTAGCACCACTTGTTAATATAGGAAACCCCCCATACCCGTTAGACGTTGCCATTACTTCATCCGCTGTAAGACCTCCGTCCCACACAGCTACATCGGTAATTTCCCCGTTTATATACTCTGATACACCATCCCACCCTATATGAGACTGTGTACCATATGTCTCCGCTCCATACCCAGTTTCTTCGGCTGTGTAATCATGAGAACCAATTAAATTGCCATTAACATAGAAACTAATAACGCTACCAACTTTAGATACAACATAAAAATTAGTATCTCCTTTATAAGCCAAAAACGAACCTAGCTGAGTTGCAACTTTAGTTACGGGCGGGTAATATTGTTCATTCATACCAGAAACAGGTGGATAAATGTATCCTCCAGTCACCGTTGTTGCAGCCCATGTAGACCCAGATATTAATATTTTCGGAGCGGCATGAAATGTCACACCTATTAGATCCCATTCGCGATTTGAAGCGGCTGTATCGAAGTCCAAAGGAATAATTGAAAATCTCCCATGTGGCCCGGAAGATCCGAGGGTAATTATAGGGCCTTGAGCCAGTTGACTCGGCCAGTTACCTGTTCCAAAATTATTAAATTTGCATAAAGCGGCAATAGTCATGCTTGTACCGGCTGGGAGAGACCCAGACAACTGCGCGGGTGTATTGAAAGATGCTGCGTTATTATGCGGCGGAACAACAGTTACGGTTTCTCCCTGACGATCCCCCCCTGTAGATAAAAACATATTATGAAAATTTTGAGAAGACGTATGAGAATGAGAATCTCCTTTATTTATTTCTCCGCTTTCCCCTTTTATTTCTCCTAATGCTTCTATCCAGTTATTACCCATATTATCGTATATTTTTATTTTTCCAGTCTCTAGTTTAGGTCTCTTATCGCCCGATAAAATAGAAGAACTTGTCCATGGATATTCTTTGGATATATACACCTGAGAAGTTCCTAGTAACATTAACTGCGAAGGAAATTCAGGTAAATGTGGAGTTAAAAGGGTATTATCAATAGGTTCTCCAATGGCTATTCTAGTTCCATTGTCAGATATTGAAAATTCCCCGGGTTCCATTAGTAGTTGCTGGGGATTACCACTAGAGTCATTAAATTGAACCCAGTTTGGATGTCCGGGACCAGGGGAGGAATAAGATAAAGTAGAATTTGCGGCGATAAGTCTTGTGTATATTTTTAATAACGCCGGTTCGAGTTGGGAGTCATCTCCAAATGCCCGAGGAGACCCAATGGCAATCCTAGAACCATCTCCGGATATACGCACTGGACAACTATTTATTGTATCACCCCCACCTCCGGGACCCTGAGCTATTTCTGCTACTAAAGCTGCCGCCCCCGGCCAATTATCATCTAGTGCATTATTAGCACCAGATGTTCCTCTAGGGAAATTAATTTCTGTATCGGGTAGAAAGTGTCTCAACGGTAAAAAATCTGTACTACTCCATGTATCATTATTCGAATTATATTCCCATACATGTGCATAATTACTTGTAAAATTGGAGGTCACGAGAGTTCTTCCGTCATTGGTCATAGATAAAGAATCTGCTATACTAGTTATACCTGTTCCCATTTGATCCCAGGACTTTATAGTTGAATTCCATTTAAAAACAGAAGGAATAGACTTGTATGATGTAACTGCTAGAATATTGCCGTCATATGACAGTATTACATTATTTCCAAAACCGCTACCCCAAACACTATCCGGTAGAGGGTGTATTCCAAACTTTTCATAATTAAATGTATAGTCGTAATTACCTGTATAAACCCCTCTATGATAATATTGTTCAATGTTTGTAGACATATCAGAGACTCCTCCCAGAGCAGCAGCTCCGCTAATTTTAGTATTAGCTAAGATCCAATCATTCCCATTATAATCATATGTAGTAACAGAATTATTGGGTCCTCCAGCTTCTCCTATTACTATACGACTTCCGTCTCCGTTAAGAGAGATGTGATGTTTGCATCCAGGGGACCATGGTGTTTTTTGTTTTAAAATAGGAAACTCGGCAACGGGGGATATATAATAGGGGTTTATAGGATCTACATATATGTATTCTTGTGCTCCAGGTCTTTTTATATTCTTGGCCCCATACGGATATGCAGCTAAATTGCTATCTGTTGCACCAAATGTTTTACTTAAAATCCATTCATCTCCCTCTTTTTTATAAACCCTTACCTTACCAGCTCTTTTTGGATTTAGTGGAAATAATATAGCACCTGCGTTCAACGCGGCGTTCCATGATGAATTGTGTGTTGCATCTTCTTGTCCATAAGGCCAATATTGATCTGGGGGATTTGATTGCGCAGCTTTTGTGGCTGCGGCACTCATAAGACTATCTTCTAGAACCTGATTATTTGGCACCTGTTCACATCCATACATTCTACCCTGTCCCACTGCAAGAGTTTTTCCATCTTTACTGATAACGGTTGCATAACCATAATGATCATAATTTTGATGTGATGGCGAAACATCTTTAACATCCGGTATAGGGTCTATTCGTTCTAATGAATAAGAGTAACTACCATATGGTGGGTTCTCGGTGCTAGTTGAAATAAATTGATCGTCCTTACTAAATAAATATTCACCCTTGTCGAATGTGTGGTTGGATACCGAATTAGGCCAACCTAGTGGACAATTTCCTCCCTGAGACCCAAAAAGAAAACTCGTTTCTGTACCGGGTAAACCTCTGTATTCAGATGAAATCTCGCTTCTAGTATCTGATGGTCTTGTAATTTTATTTATGGGTCTTATTTCACTTGAACATGGTCCACAAATATTAGGAAATTCTTGAGCAACCTGTTCTCTAGCATCGGAGTCTGACATACCATTGTTGGTCTTGAGCCATGCTATTCTTTCTCCACAACTAAATGTCCCAGACGAATCGGTTGCTAACGCTGTTAGATTACATGGGGCTGAATTCTCATTATAACAACTTACTAATTTGTTGATTTCCTCTAGTGATAAATACGATTTAAAAAAATCACTGGCAGGATTTCCAGGAGAAGTATATAATTCAATATCTCCGTCAGAATTTAAATTAAAATGTTCATTACCCGTTCTTCTTAATTTTTTAGAGTCGTTATGAGATAAGTATTTTGGTATATAACTTAAATCATGGGGTCTATATGTTGCCTGATAAGAAGATGGTACGAGGGAGTCGCTTATAAGACTGTCGTGTCCTATGTAATTGGGGCTTTCTTTTAATGTTCTAGAATAAATTCCATTCATAACAAGACTCATTGGACGCGGATCTCCAACTGAATATTCCTCTCTAGCATCATTAAATAATTCAAGTTTTGAGTATTTACTTACTCTCATATCCGGGTTAAACAGGTATTCCTTTTCTGTATTTCCATAGTAAGTACTATCTCCTAGAAATTCTTCCAATGTCTGTCTCGAAGTTCTATTAATTGGTAATTCCCTAAGTTGTAGAAAGTCTCTAGGTTTCCAGTCCCAATTTGGATAACTAGGAAGATCTTGAGGTTGCATAAACGGATGAATATTATCTAATGGTCTAGGATATTGAGACCCCGTTGCGTCCTCTCGCCAGCCATTGGGGTATCCTATTTGAACTCCCTCTGGTTTTTTGGCACCCTTGCTAGTTCCTCTAGTTCTATACATTAAAGGCTCTGTTAATTCCCATGACGTTATAGCTTCCTTTGTAGACGGGCGTCTGAGTAGTGTAGTTAAAGTCTTAGGAGGCCCTGGGTCTAATTGGGAGTCTGGTGTATCTAATTCCACTACAATTGAAACATATAAATTACCGAGGGCGTCTATGTCAGTAGATATATCAAAAATCTGAGTTCCTCCCCATGACGTATCTTTTGTTGAAATTGAACTGGGTATTTGTTTAGTATTTACACCGTGTATAATTTGTCTAGTGGTGTCGTTTTTATTCCAAAATACAGACATATTATCATCTTCAGAAAATGTATCTGTAACTGCTAGAGATTGAGTCCCTGTCATATCATACGAAGAAATTGAACTATGAGCCCCAGTTGCCATCAATTATATAATATAAGGAATATATTTAAATATTATTTACTCCTTATATTATAATTAAATTCCATGATTGTATTTACGCAGCGAATGAAATTGAGCCACCTACGGTGGTCTGTACTGTAGTACCACATGCTGTAGCCACAAGCCTTGGCTCGCTCAGAAGCAGTCCCTCGCCGGGATAATTAAGAGTGTTAGTATGATAGACAGAATTGCCGGGGATCTCGGGATTATATATATCGGTATTTAGTCGTATATTCAATTTGATGCTATTACACTTAGAAAATGGAACTCCGGATGTACTAAAGGCGGAATCTGCTAATTTTATAATATAAAAACCGTCTATACAATTTCCCTTTAGACCAAACTCACCTAACTGCGAATTTACTAAGGCTGTTGCCGGAATAAAACCGGTTCTTTCTCCTCCCACGACTAACTCAACCGAATGTAGCCAGTCCGGTATATATCCAACCTGATTGAGACTTGGGGTGCTCATTGCCAGGTTCGGCGACCATGGGCCGTGCACAAAAAGTTTTGGTTCGTTTAGTCCGACGCCCGGGATGAACTTCTCGTGAACATTGGTAGTCGATATACCCGGTGTTCTAACTGCGTTAGTGAAAATCATAGGATAATGTATTGGTGTAGATGCATTAGACATGAAATCTCCGTTATTATCTTCTGGGAGCAGGGGCGCATACGAATTGACGTGGTCGACACTGCTTCCCCAGCCGTTGATCATTGGAATCTTTGGTAATGGTCCATAATCGGCGAAGATCGAGCCAAAGTTGCCTACATCCTGGGCAGTGCGCCAAACAGTCATGTCGCCCTCATCCGCGACAAATCCATCGGCGTTGTAGGCAGCCCCCGCCTGATATGGCCACGCCGAATTGCCGCCGGAAGCCGTAGCCGCCGTAGATAAGCTATCTCCCCGAGTGGCGGGTAAGCGAAGAGACAAGATAAGGTGACTACAGTTACATTCAAACTTGCTAATATCAAAAGATATCTCTTTGAATTCCCCGGCCGGTTTATCTATCTTATCGGGTATCCCGACGGCATTCCTGTTTGGTGATATATGTGTAAGTTTTTCCGGGTTGAGATATTCTAATGTCTCTGATGTTTTTAAAATTCTATTTATCGTGTTATTCCTAATAAAATTTTTCTCAGTCTCTGTTATCATATGGGTGGTTACCGTGGCGCTAGTATAAAATTTCCAATTAGTCGCCTCTTGCGACTCAGATTTAGTGCATTTCTGGTATCCAAATAGGGGCCAATTAGCATGACCGTCCCCCGTTCTAAGAAGGGCGGACTGGGTGTCGGAGACATAAGTGCCGGTGGGGGCGAAGGGCTCGGTTAGCTGCTTGACAGCGTTGAGGCCTTCAAATGTTTTGGGATTAAACTGATTGTAATAAACTTTCATTGTTAATTTATTGTTAGTAGACCCAGCCTGTAAAAATGAATTAGACATATTACCTCTCCCGGTAAACGGAATTGATATAGACCACTCTACTTTGTTGTTATTTATTGCTTTAGTACCCTTATAATTATAGGCGATTCCGCCGCCTTCGGTGGTATGTGTCACCTCGGTCTCCACGGTACGCCTATTTGTGTACACATTATGACTTTCGCTCATCCTCTTAGAACCAGAATATTTACATACGCTTCCCACCAACTCGGTTGAATTTCTGGCAAAAATAGCATCCGATGTAACAGTATCTATAATTAGGCCGCCTAATTTAATTTCAACCTTGTTTATCATACTTAATAATAATGTATCAGAAAAGTAAATTGCCGTACTGTTAGCAAAAGATGTAAAATCCGGACTAGGATTAGAGGGAATATCGAATGTCATTGTTCCGGTTAATATAATATCACTAATAGCGTCAATGTCGTCTGGCATTGCAAATATGTCATGATTTTCTATCTGCCCCGGAAGACCAGTTGGGAAATCCTTTATGCTGCCCTGAACAACTGTTTGACCGGTTCCGTTTATATACTTAGTTGAGCACTTAGTTAAAAAATCAGATTCTATTAAGGTGTCTTCCGCATATTTATTAGCTCTACACACAGATTGAGACCCATTCGAGTTAAATGTATTAATAGCTACATTGCTAATACCCATATCTTTTTATAATGTATAAGATATTTTTTTATTTTTATTAAAAACGTTTAATTTAAGTTTTAATTAAATATATTACAATATATATCAAATGTCTCAATACGAATGCAATATAGAAGATCTTGTTGATGTTCCTGAAAAAATAAAAGAACCTTCATTTCGCGAAGAGTCTGTCCGCCAGACAGACGACCAAATAAAGCCTATAATAGAAGAATTTTTACCGGAGAAAGTTAACATGCGAGTAAAAAACTCAACCGATGTTACTCCGAGTGAAAATACTTTTAAAACAAATAAGGATAGAGAAAGAAATGCAATGAAAGTTATTATAAATGAAATGAAAGATAGAAAAAACCAGAGGATTTTTTTAATTGTTATTGGGTTAAATCTTTTATTTAATTCTTCCCCTGTATATAATCTTATCAATGGTATGTTTCCATATCTAATGGAATCTATAACTCAGTATAACATGGTTGGGAATATAGCTATAGGCCTTCTAATATCATGTGTGGTTATTATATCTTTGTCGCCTTTGCTAAATTTGACTTAAATTTAATTTTTTTAGTCTTTGATGGTCCGGTAGAAGTTTTTTTACCGGTTATATTATTTTCCAACTTAGATAAAAAATTATCTCGCTCTTGTTCTTTTGACACTGGAATTATTTCTGGTACATCTTTATTCTTCGGTTTCTTCCACCCTAGAGCACTCTCCAAACCAGGGGTTATATCAACTGGGGTACTTTGATAATCTCTGCAACAACCATATTCACCATCACTTTCAGATAAACATTTTTGACAAAAACCCCACGGAGTCAACTTAAAGTATATATTATTATGCCTATGAAAATCTCCTTTATTGCCACAGTATTTAGATTTTGTGGCAATTATATAAACGGGATGTTCTTTAGCCTTTTGTATTATGCGAATATCGTCGGCAGAATAAAGTGGCATAAAGTTTTTAAAAAATTTAATAATAGCTATATATTCACCTGATGTTTTAGCAAGCCTGTCAAATCCACTTTTAGAACTGCTATCCTCGACGTCTTCGGTTTCTTCATACTCTTGAAGATTGATAGTTGGTGTAATACATTTTTCATCGGATCTAATACTCGTTTGCCTGATCGACAATAAATTATTATTTGAATACTCCTCAGTGAGTTCCTTATCGTATTGTTTTCCGTTGTACACACTGTAGACTTTATAAACACGGTTTTCATATTGTTTAATACCATCTGAAATTGAACATTTGTCAGACCCTATGAGTCTAATACCATTTGCGTCGTATACACATTTATCAATGATTTTATCCCAGTTGTCATAACAATTTTCTATTTTACCAAATTCTGTGGTTAAACGGATAATTATATTCTTACGAATCTTATGCGCAGTGGCTTTATCGGTTAGGATATTCGGCCAATGTAAATGATAACCCTGTTTGATGTATTTCACACCCGATCTATAATTTTCTTTATATTTATCTGCGGATGTTATAATACAAAACTGAGGAGACCCATATACATTATCAATAACGTCCTGTATAACTTCCACAAACTTATATATATCTATAACTTCAATAGAATTAAAATCAAAATCTATAAAAAATTTAAATACATCAGTTTTTCTTTCAACTATGCAGTTTTTAGAATAAATGTATTTTGCATACATTTCCTGGAATAAACTATAATCACTGGAAATATCTAACTTACCGCCGTCTAATAGAAAATGGGTCACATTTTGTTTATTAGAATCTGTTACAATTTTTCCAGTAGAATAAAACCATGTGGTTAGAGGGTTATCCATTGTTAACTATTAATATTTTAAAACTTTATATTATTTATTTTATTGATTTAAAATATTAGCTATCCCCTGAATCTAATAGTTACATTATAATTGTTTGTGTATACACCCTTTACAGCACTAGGAGACAAAACAGACCTTTTATCCTTTCTTTTATTCATTAAAGTAGTGTTCATATCAGAGTCTATTAATTTAATATTAGAAATTGCATATTCAAATATTTTATTTTCTAGAACCCATCTAAAAAAATTAAGCTGACCAACGGTTGTTACTATTTCTTTATCAGTTGCTATGTATTTATCTGGACATTCTTTCCATTTAAGTGTATTGATTTCAATTAATATCCTACGTTGTCTGCAAAATGGATCGAAATACTTCTTAGAATAAGCCTTTAATTGATTTTTATAGTCTAGGTATATATTAAAATAAATAATATCCCCATTAGACTTATGAAGTGGGTAAATAATATTATACTTCTTTGAGTAATTAGTTACTAACCAGTCTAACAGTCTTAGACTTAATGGAGTATTTTGATAAATTATGTCTCTTAGAAGAGGAATTTTATTTTTATAAAACGAGATTAAAAAATTAACAAGCGTTTCTTCCCGTGTTGAGAAAGAAATTTGTGTCATTCACTATAAATGAAATCACTCTTTAAATATATTTAAAGAGTGAACCCATTACACAATATAAATAAATGCTAAATGAAATAATAGATGAAGAATATAAAAAACAGATTATATTTTTACTTAACAATAACTGGACTGGGAGAACCGATTATTATTTTCCCGTACAAACAGCTGTTAATATAGAAAGAAATCATTTTATAAAGCTGAAGAATTATAAATATATGTTTTGTAAGAAAAACACAAAGGACACTAAAAGAGCTGTGCTTTTTATGTTTGTAAACTCGGCAGCAGAAAATAAATCGGTTATTATTTTATCAGACTTTACTATTTACAATATAAATATCAATTGTTCTCACGATTACTTTTATGGTAGCATATTCGATATTTCATATACAGAGGAAGAAATCATTATATTCGACTCATTCATGTCATGTGGAAATAAAATTAATAGAATGTCATTCGAAGATAGGTTGTCGGATGTGAGTTATTTTATTAATAATACTTTTAAGTGTGATATACCATGTAGTGTAGTAAATTACAGCACTGACATATCTTCTGTTCCAAAACTTGAAGACAACGAAGAGTTATTCATTATCCCGAATAACTTGCCAATAACCACAGGTATAAATTATTCATGTTTTAAATGGAAACCTAGCGAAAGTCTTATTTTTAATTTGAAAGTGTCTGAAAATGAAAATGATCTAGAATTATATACAACGAACTTTAAGCAATTATCTATATTTGCTAAAATTAATAATGATGATGGCACGGGGAAAGAACAGGTAGATTTTATTAAGGGACTTGAAGAATATAAAGACGGGTGTATAGTCGAATTTAATATCACGTGCGAAAAAATTATCGCATTGCGTGTAAGCGAAGATAAAACAATACCGACGTCTATTAGGTCTATTGAGAAGATACTTCATATCAAGAAAGAAAATATAACACTACAAAATCTGACGGATATATGTGTGAGGTAGATTATACGTAACGGGACTGGATTAATTAGCTAACTAAATCATTTGAATTTATTCAAACTTAAATGATTTAATTTATTATTAATTTATTATATTGAGTGGGTGTATCTACCAGAGACCGAAACGCGACTTGCGAGCACGGCGGCGATAGGCGGCACGAGCCTTGATGGCCGACTTGGTCATCTTCAGCTTCTTCGAGCGGCGACGGCGGGTGGTCTTCTTCGAGCGACGACGGTACGCACGACGAGCGGCGATGGCCGACTTGGTCATCTTCAGCTTCTTCGAGCGGCGACGGCGGGTGCGCTTGGCGCCCTTACGACCACGACGCTTGCTGACGTATACCTTGCGACCCTTGGAGCGGTAGTACATGGCACCGGTCTTGCCCTTGTATAGCTTGCGCTTGCGGCCAGCAACTACGATCGAGGTCTTCGAGGACTTAGTCGAACGACGGCGACGGCGGATGGGAGAGCGGCGCGAACGCTTAGGCGAACGACGCTTAGGCGAACGCGCACGGCGACGGCGGCGGATGGGAGAGCGGCGGCGCCTCTTTGCACCGAAGTATAGATCAAGAAGATCGGACATATTTATTTTAATATATAGAAAAGATTTTTAATTCAAATTAATTCAAATTAATATTTTAATAAATTTAGAAATTACATTTTCCCTGAAATTATGTAATTTTAGAAATTCCATTAAAATATTTTTATCCGTCTTTTTTATATTAAATTTTTCTGGTATATCATAATCGAATACATTGAATATTTCCCTACACACATGGTAATCAAAGTGTTCGCATGTCTTAACTGAATTGGCTAATACATTTTCTATAGTTCCGTGTTTCTTAATTAAATTAAATGCTGTTATTGGTCCTATCTGAGGAATAGACTCTGTATAGTCGCAGCCGGATAGAATGCAGAAATCTACAAAATTTTCCATATTCATATCTATATCTGATAGAAGCTTTTCAAGATTAACCTCTATGATGCACTTACTTATACTAGTTTTAAGCACATTAGAGCATCCAAATGTAAGAGCATCTGAATCATCGGTAATTGTATAATCGACAAGGCCATTTTTTTGAAGAAATGCGCAATATTTCTCTGCGTCATTCGGGGCTGTACAATAAGGAAGGCCCGATTTTTCTAGAAATTCTTTGCATTGATCGGTATGATATTTCTTTACGGTTATCAATTGAGATTGCAATCTTTCTATTTCATATTGAATCTCTTGCTCATGTTTTTCATTTTGCGGAACTGTGTCCTTTAGTTCATCTAACCTAATGTATAACTTTTGTTTTGCCAACATTCTTTTTTCTAATGTTATACCTTTTGCATCAGGAGGAATCCCATCAAAAACAAAAACGGGTAGAATCCCATTCATCATGTAAAATTTTGCGCGATTTGCAATTCCTACAAGATGTGAATTATCTTCTTTGGAGGCATACTTAAATTTATATAATAGTATACTACAATCTATAGCAACAGTTTTACCGTAATACTTTTTAATGTCGTTGTATGTTGTACAATCAGGAGAGTGTTTTTTAATAAGGGTATTTAATCCTCTAATTCCCATTTATTAATGTATATCTTATTCTTTTAAACTATTTAAAACGAATTTTAATCTACGATCAAACACTCTGTAAGATTAACCGGTGAAGTGTCTTCGTCGGTAGTAAGATCCAGAATCCTCTTAGGATGGCGAAATTGTGGATGTGTTTCAATTCCGGCGACTCGGTAATGAACTATATCCTTCCAAAACTGGTCTAGAATAGGCAAATTCTTATTAAGCCACTTATGGTTAATATAGGTTCTTACGATACTCATAGTCTTCGGTGGGAAATATTCAATAAAATCAGAAACTTCAAGTCCGCATATGAACATATTCAACTGAACCTGAGGATAATAATACACCGGAATCTTACCGGGGATAATCTTCCGCTTATATGGACACTTAACCTCCAATAGAATAGGCTTTGCATCAGGATCAGTTAGACTCATTGAGATACCGTCTGGCGAACCAGCTAGCCACGGATATTCATCGGATTTATGTACATCCTCGTGTGCAAGAAGACCAAAATCGTAATTCTTTTGACCAGTAAGTTTACAATACTTATCAATAGCTTCGTCTTCATACTTTTGCCCGTGACGAGTAGCAATATTACCAACAAAAGGCTTTGGATCGTGACCACACTTCTTAAAAAGTACTTCTTTTGGTTTTTGATAAGGATTCAAGCCTAGAACTGTGCCCGCATCACTTGATGTCAATTTGTTCTCTCTCTGCTTAAACCATGCATCTGACCGCTGCTCGTGCATGGGAATCGATTGCAATTTATTAATTATATCCATAAAATACACCTGTATAAGTGTATGTATTTTATGTTTAAATCACTTAAGAAAACAATGTATACACATTTAATATGGTTACATTAATACAAGATTTTATACCACAAAATGATAATCAAACAAAAGCAAAAAAACTTATTATGGATCAATTTATTGATTATAAAAATAAACATGAACATACTAAAAATAGAATTGCCAATGAGTATAAAATTAAAGATAGTGAAGACATTTATAGTCTTATAGAAAATTATAATAATTTTGATAAAGAAATTGTTGGTACTCCTATTTATATTCAAATTAAAGAATATTCGATACGAAAAGCAGAATTAGAAGATATTAAAGCTACTTCAGTTAGTACTATAATTTTTAAAAATGTATTAGAACCAAATGGTTGGAGTAGAATTAATAAACATAGTCACTATTATTACATTAAAGATAATAAAAAATATAAACCCAAAGAAGTTATAGAATATGTGATAAAAATACTAGAAAATAGACAGGATATTATTGAAACTCTTCCTAGGACGAATATGTTTAAAAAGTATTTTACATTTATTTGTGATGAACCTAAAGATGATAAATGGGTTTATTATGATTCATATCTTTATTTATTTATTCATAATATAATTGATTCAAGTTTAAGAAATAAGATTTCGGTGGCGGTGTATCAAATCAAAAATAAACCAAAAAGTACTGTTAAGAAAGGATATAATGAAATAGATGTAAATAATACAGTTAAAATTTATATTAGATTAGATAGGGAAAATACCCTACCCCTACCAGAAAATTGTCGTCTTATGATAAATAATAATACTAATAAAATTAAATATATAAATAAAGATTTATTAATAGAAAAAACTTGTAGTCGGTGTAAATTATTTCATCCCTATAACGAGGGATCATATTGTATAGAATGTACAAGTGAATTTAATAAATATTATTCAGAAACATTAAGAGGTAAATTACTTAATCTGTATAAAGGTGCACGCAATGATAAAAGATTTAAATATACACAAGAAGAACCTTTTATTACATTTGATGAATTTTGCCTACCATTTATTAATAGTGGTGGTGTATCATATTATACTCAAAAACCATTTATTTATGAAAATAATAACCCAAGAAATATTAGTAAAGAAAGAATAAAAAATAATAAAGGATATATTAAAGACAATGTATGTTTTGTAGAAAGAATAATGAATATATCACCTGGTAACAATAAAAATAGTGATTGGAATTTACAAAAAATTATTAAAATTAAAAAGTCATTAGAAGAAGAAAAAAATATTAAATTTGACACGGATGATTTTGATGAAAAAATGAAATTAGTATTAATAGACAGACGAGGTAGACAAGGTATATTATCTGAAGAAATGACTGAATATATAAATAGATTTAAAGGAATTTTATACTCTAAAATTAGAAGTCATCTAGGCGCGTACGATAAAAAACAGTTTGGATATGAAGGAGATATGGATATTGAATGTATATTAAATTTAATAAAAAGATTAGAAGGTAGATGTCAGATTAGTAATAAAATTTTTACATATGATAAAAAAACAAGTGAATTTGCTATGTCTATAGACCGTATTGATAATTCTCAGCCACATAATAAAGATAATATTAGATTAGTTTGTAAAGAATTTAATGTTTGGGGAGATTTACACTGGACAAAAGAGTTATTTAATGAACTATTAATATAAAAACTTAAAACATTAAATCTAAATGTATCGTATTATCCCTCTTAGAATTTTACGTAGAACCCGTGGTGTAAAATTTGACGAAATGGTTCCATCTGATATCCCAAAAATTAGCGGAATCGACCGAGTTATCCATGGTCCAAATTCTATCTCACCCGGACCGGTTGAAGATTGTACCCCTCCTGTTAAAAGACCGTGGTATATGCATCCAGGACAAGATGATAATCTCCTAGTTCTTCAGGGAACTAGATACATTGATATCTTTGATCCAAAAACTGTAACTAAAGCCTCTTTTATTATAACCCCAGACAAGGTTTATAAAAACGACAAACTGTATTTTGATGGCCCTGCTATGGTAGTCTGGCCTTCGGGGATTTTTCATAGAATTATTAGTGGGATTGAAGGTAGTATATCGGTTAATTTTTCAACTAGAACCAATTTATTTGACATGAAGGACAATTTTAATGTATACAATCTCTGTACAAACACGGGAAAGTATACATTAATTAAAGATGGGTATGAAGATCAGCCAGATCTAAATTATAAGTATCCTAATGACGAAATTAAGGATCTATTCAAAGACAATATTCCACGAATTTAAATAAATATGTAATGTAATGTAATGGATAACCCCGAATCTCCAAATGTTTTCCCGATAGATATAGTTATTACCTGGGTAGACACAACCGATAAAGCGTGGATAAATAGATATGAAAATACTCTTAATAAACCATTTAAGAGGTCAGAAAGATGGAGTCCACAATATTCCCCACCCGATACAGAACTTTCTTTATGTTTAAAACTTATTCGTAAGAATATGGCATGGGTTCGTAATGTATTTATTGTTACACAACAACAAGATCCTAAATGCCGTACAGAAAATGAAATACTAATAGATCACTCGGATATGGGACTAGGACTTGTATTTAATAGTCTTGCAATTGAGACATCTTTATATAAAATACCTGGTTTATCAGAGCATTTTATTTACTTTAATGATGACATTTATGCTGTGAAAAAATTAGCACGTAGTTTATTTTTTACCAACAATGGCGCAACAGTTGTTCAGTTTAAAGACCAGTATTTTGGAGTTGATAGTATCTGGGGTAGGACAAATAAACACACTTTAAAAATTTACAGATCAAATAATTCACATATAGTAATTCCGCATGTCCCTTATACACTTACAAAAAGTCAAATGACTGACGCGGAAAACTTATTTCCTGAGTTATGGGAACAGGCGAGGAAATCTTTAGTAAGGGGTTCGGATGGAGAGATTAATCCAATTCTTGGTACATATATAAATTCAGTTAGAAATTTTACGGCTATTCTAGATACAACTAGTAATTTAAAGTATTTATACAGTGATTATGCTATAGACTATTTGATGTATAATCATTGGTTTAATATTTATCCTCCTCATATTGTATGTATTAATAACTTTAATACAACTAAAAAAGAATTATATGATTCAATTGAGAAAACTTCGGATTTATATATAAAATTGGCTTTATATCTTATAATTTTAACAATAATCGTTACATCTATTTACAAATACACATACAAATACAAATACAAATACAGATACGGTTATAAAAAATAAAATGAATTTAAAACCCCTAATAATAAGTATTCTTATCGATTCGGGTTCGCTACCATTCAATAGAAAAATTTATTAGGGTAATAAATCTTTTTTAAATAGTCAGGGATTTCGATAATATTTATAGGCTCCATTAGAGCTCTTTTAACTACAATACCGTCTTTATATCTTTGTATTTTTTTGGGATCGGTCTCAAGGTAATAATCTTTTATTTCAGATGAAAGTATTTCCATGCGACTTTTCCATAATCCTGGATGATTTTTACTATACATAACTGCGAGATCTCCACTTGGTAGTGGTGGAACAAGTTGTCTCTGTAGAATTTGTGTTATGTTAAATTGTGGTTTGGTTTTACTGTTAAAAAGAGGTTCGGATTCATTAGTGTGTCTCCAACCCAGATAAAGCCTTACTGAATTCTTAGTGAATTTCTGTTTATTAATTTCGTGTATAATGTTCTGGTTAAAGATAATAACCTGTTTTGGTTTAATTTCTATTTTTACTTTGTTTGGATAATCACCCGATATCTTTTCAAAACCACCACGTCCCGCGCAGGTGTGTGTACCAGGAACACAAGAGAAATATTGACTACCATTGTTGTCTAAATTTATCCATCCCCCATAAATGTGATCTGCATCTTTTTGAATACTGCAAGTGTCTCTATGAAATGACTCACCAGTAATACTTGTACCTGCTCTCCGTATACCTACACGATCAAATAGACACTCAATGTATCGGTTATTGTCCATGTATCCAAAAACCCTAGACAATTTCTTGAAAAGAATGTATCTAAGTTGATACATCACTAGATTATGAAAACTGGAAGGATTGCCTAATGCCCCGAAAGCTCCCAATACAAATCCGTATTGAGGTTCATCTGTTTTAAAATCCCTTAACTGAAACTTCTTAATTTCTGAAAACCAATCTGTTCCCAATAAGAATTCACTTTCTTTTTTAATTAAATTGAGATCTATAACTACCACTCCATAACTGTTTAATTGACTTGCACAACGTTTAAGATAATCATTTTCAACTGTTAAGTATTTGGTTATGCATTTTATCAATTCTTTTCTTTTTTCGCCTGATATAGGCATTACTATGTATTAATGTATAGATTGTATTTTTAAATTAAATGAATTTAAAACCACTTTGTATCCATTAATACATAGTAATGGATATAATATGGAGTGAGGTATTTCTTGCACTTTTTACAATCTTATTTACGTATACAAACACAATTCCTGGATATATTATAGCAATCAACGGGGTGTTATGTCATGGGAGTGCTGCACTATCTCTTCCTTATAATCGCGAATTGACATCACTTGACATATCATGTAACATATGTTTAACTTTGTATGTAAATCTAGACCCCAGAGCTCAGCCTCTAACTGGAATTGTCTCGTGTTTTTCTTTCTTCGCGTGGAGATATAATCAAATTAATACAGGGAACTTAAAAGCGATTGTACACGCAACGTGTGTTCAATTACCCTTGTTTATCGGACTAAGACATTATAGTGTAATTAATTTCACCGACAAACGTCATTTACTTTAGTTTTTTAACGCTAACAGATGGCGTATTCTTCTTTTTTAACTTTTTGACGTCATACTCCGGAATTTCTTTAGCCTTTTTGGCATCGTAATTCTTTTTACAATAACTCCATAATTCTTTCGAGCCTATTTTGAATTTGCGGTCTGGGGTAGCCCTATACCAAAAAACACAGTCCTGTATATTATTACTTCTTGACGTATTGTCTAGGACTAAACAGTCATATCCTTCGGTGCAGCTATTAAGAACGTCCTGAAAAACCGAAAAATGTGGGAATATCCCAAAGAAATTATTATACAACTTTTGTTGATTTTGTATAATATTTTCCCTGAGAATAAAAACATAATCGATATTGGTTCTTAAATCGGGTGGCAAATCCATACAGTACTGCATAGTTAATAAAAAGGTTATTCTCCAGTGGCGACCATTCATAAATATACCGCGGATATTTGGATCTTTTATCATGCGCTTATCATACATACAATCATCTAATAAACAAAATACGTCATTATCTGCTGTTTTTTTCTTACCGTCTATTATTTTTTTTTGTCTAGTTATAATTTGCTGTATAATCTCTGGTTTATATTCAGAGTGTATTAATAGTTCGGGTATGAAATTTGAGTAAAAAGCATTCCCATCTTCAGTTGCTGATATAGCTACACCGGCATTTATATTTCGCAACCGATATAATATATCAGCAACTAATGTACTTTTACCTGTTCCTCGCTTTCCTATAAAAACACATGTGGCCGGACCAGAACCTGTAAGTCTTTTTTCTTCTATCTTACGGGGATTAAATTTAGATAGACTTATCGACATAACTAATATTACATTTATATTATTAATTGTAATAATCGGACGTATCTAGAACATCCGGTTCTAGTGTGGCATATGAAACGATTAAACTAATGAGTGCACCAACTATAGCACCACAAATTAAGAGGGCAACTTCGTTAACTCCAGCGCTCTTTTTCTTATCTTCTGGTGCTTTCTTTATAATAAATCTGTTTACGGCAAAAGCTAAACATACTGTCAATATTATTATTATAACAGCCTTAATGTCAAAAACATAAAAATCTAATGAAGGAAAATACATATTAATAATTAGTATCTTTATTTTTAAAGTCATAATATAAACTTAAAAATAAAGTATATTATATAACATAAAGTGCGATGGATTCTACCCCTATACAAAGCATGGACTCTTATAATTCTATAAATTCTATAGATTTTGGAGAAGTTGTATTGTTTATAAAATTTGGAACAGATTGGTGTGCTCCATGTAATAAAATGAGTAATGTTCTGGCGGGTATTTCAAATTCCATAGTTTATACCGTAGATGTAGAAAATGAAGATTTTGAAGAGTATTTAGCTACGAATAACATTTGTAATATACCAACTGTTATAATCAAATATAAAAGCAATACGACACAGTTCGTAGGAATGAGGACTATCGAGGAAATTAATCATATGATACATAATATAAAGACTCGTTATCACGACCTGACCGACACTGTTTTTTAAGAAATTTTGCAAAAAAATAACTGGTTTAAAAATATCTCACAATTTATAATCAGTTACTTTAAAAGTTATGGCGGAGAATTATAAAAAATATTCCCAGATAGAACATGTCCTAGAACGCCCTGGGATGTATGTGGGAGATACTAAAGACATAGTCTCTGAATGCTGGACGGTTAACCCAGATACCAACACTGCGCACCATAAAACATGTAAATGGAACCCCGGGGTATATAAAATTTTTGACGAAATCTTAACAAATGCATCAGATGAAGTTCAAAGAAATAAAAAGATGACATGTATAAAAGTTGACATAACAGACGATGGCTTGATTAGTGTATACAATGATTCTGGAATACCAATTGAAGTGCACCCCGAGTATAAAATTTACATCCCTGAACTTATTTTTGCAAATCTTCTCACTACAAGCAATCATGACGACACCAAAAAAAGAACAACCGGGGGGCTTAACGGGTTGGGGGCTAAACTCGCAGCCATCTTTTCCGATACATTTACAGTAGAGACGGCATCCGGTGGTAAAAAATACACTCAAACATTTGAAAAAAATCTCAGTAAAATTCTTAAACCCAAAATTGGAAAAACCTCTAAAGAATACACTAAGATTACATTCATGCCGGACTTTAAAAGATTTGGGATTCAGTGTATAACACAGGATACCAAAGACGTCCTCGTGAAGAGAGTTTTTGACATCTGCGCTATTACCCCAAAGAACGTAGATATCTATTACAACGGTAAAAAACTATCGGTAAAAGACTTTTCCGATTACGTATCTGTATATATCGGACCCAAAAAAGAATGTCCTAGGGTTATTCAAGAAGAACCTAGATGGCAGGTAGCCATCGCACCATCTGAAAACGGATTTCAATGTATGTCATTTGTAAATGGCGTAAATACATCTGACGGGGGAAGTCATGTAGACCATGTCATCAATCCTATCATTAAAAAACTAACAGAAATTATTCAAGAAAAAAACAAGAGCTTGACTATCAAGCCTAATTACATTAAAGACAACTTCTTTGTATTTATAAATTGTATCATCGAAAATCCATCATTTTCTTCACAGACAAAGGAAAAGAACATTACAAAAGTTTCAGACTTTGGTAGCAAATTTATAACATCCCCGGATTTTATCAAGAATTTATCTAAAATTGGAATAATCGAGAGTGTACTATCTCTTGCGGATGCCAAGGAAAAGAAATCTCTTCAAAAAACAGATGGGAAGAAAACGTCTAGAGTTATCATCCCGAAGCTTGACGATGCAAACAGGGCCGGGACAAAAGATTCCCCCAATTGCACCATTATCTTCACAGAGGGAGATTCTGCTAAAGCCACCGCAGTATCCGGCCTATCTGTTGTAGGAAGAGACACATACGGTGTTTTCCCACTTAGAGGAAAGTTGCTAAATACCCGAACAGCAACATATGCGCAGTTGTCTAAAAATGAAGAGATAAATAACATCAAACAAATCCTTGGCCTTCAAAACGGTAAAAAATATAAAAACGTATCAGAACTAAGATATGGACGAGTTTTGATTATGACAGATGCAGACACTGATGGATTTCACATCAAAAGTCTGCTTATTAATTTCATAGGAAATTCTTGGCCAGAACTACTAAAAATAAATTTCATATCATCCCTGGTTACGCCGATCATTAAAATATCAAAAAGAAGCGAAATGTTGTCATTTTACAATCTGAGTGATTACAATAAATGGAAAGAAAATAATAATATGTCTGGATACAAGGTAAAATACTACAAGGGACTTGGTACTAGCACATCATCTGAGGCAAAGGAATACTTTAAAGACATGAAGACGCTTGATTACAAAATAGAAACCGCAGACGATGAAAAATACTTAACAATGGCGTTCACAAAAACTGAGGCCGACGCAAGAAAAAAATGGATTCTTGAAAATATCAAATGTCCAGAAACTCTAAATTACAACATAAGCAAGGTAAATGTAAAAGATCTTATTAACAAAGAACTCGTACTCTTTTCGATCGCAGACAACATCCGCTCTATACCCAGTCTAGTAGATGGGCTTAAACCATCCCAGAGGAAAATCCTTTACGGTTGCATCAAAAGAAATATATATTCCGAAATCAAGGTGTCTCAACTCGCAGGATACGTGTCCGAGGTTTCAAGTTATCACCACGGAGAAACAAGCCTTCAAGATACTGTAATCGGGATGGCCCAGACATTTGTAGGTTCTAACAATATAAATCTCCTAGAACCAGTTGGGCAATTTGGTACTCGGCTCATGGGGGGGAAAGACTCCTCCAGTCCTAGGTACATTTTTACTCACCTCTCTAAAAAGTTCAAGAACATGTTTAATCCAGACGATTACCCTCTTGTAAATTATCTAAACGACGACGGGTTTTCGATTGAACCGTCTTTCTATGTCCCAGTGTTGCCTCTTGTACTTATCAACGGGGCATGTGGAATTGGAACCGGGTTTTCTACTGACATCCCATGTTTCAATCCAGAAGACTTGAAAAAGAGGCTACTAAAATTGGTAGACGATGAAGATGCAGACATCGACGAACTGACACCGTGGTACAATGGATTTACTGGTTCAATAACAAAAGTAGAAGAAAATAAATGGATATCAAGGGGTGTCTATAAAATTGTATCAAATACTGTAACAATAACTGAGCTGCCGATTGGAACATGGACAGAGGAATATAAAACTTTCCTAGACAAACTAGAGACAGACGAGCAGATTTATAGCTACAAAAATATGTCATCAGAAACTAGCGTACACTTCGAAGTAAAAATCCCCCTAGAGAACATAATAAACTGGAAAGACAATAAGGAATTTGATAAAAGGCTCAAAATGACCTCACATATATCTGCCAAAAACATGCACATGTTTAACGAAAAGAATGAAATTGTAAAGATGTCATCCGCTGAAGAAATTGTTTATCATTTTTGGAAAATCAGGACAGACTATTATATCAAGAGAAAAGAATACATTTCCCAGAGGCTAGAGAAAGAATTGAATCTCATAACATCGAAGATTAATTTTGTAAACGATGTGATTGATGAAAATGTTAAAGTATTTAGACAAAAACTATCTACAATAAATGAACAGCTAGATACGAGAAAATACCTGAAAATAAACGAAACATACACATATCTAACTGACATGAAAATCCATACATTCAGTGAAGATACGATCGATGAATTGATTTCAAAACAAAAAAATATTTCTGACCAATACGCACAGAATAACAATTATACTCTGCTAGATTTCTGGGAAAACGATCTGAATAAATTTAATTAAATTAAATTAAATTACATTAATTTTAAAATAAAAATCTATACTTATAATAAAAAAATAATGCTAGCTCAGGATCTGACAAAAATGCTTCCCCCCATCGTACAGCAGTACCTTTTTAACCTTATTATCCCAGTTATTCTCGCGGCATTCTTCTGGATGTGCGTAGGAGTACTAGACGGGGAGTGCACAAAGGCGGACCGTTCAAAGAGCGTTCGGTTCACCCGCAATGCGCATATTGGTATGGGTATATTCAGTACCGCTATGGCCGTATACACCATTTTTAATGTTCTAAAGGGTAAGCGCATGAGTATGCGCATGTAAACTACCACGGTCCTCATAAAAGACAAATAGTATAATTAAATTAAAAATGTGTAATTATTACATTATCTTAATTTAATTTAATTTAATTTTCCCGGCGGCGTATAAAACCTCCATCTTCAGATTTAGCCCATTCTTCTTCAAATATATATAGTTTATGAGAATTAAAAAAACTCGCTACATCATCTATATTTTCTGTAAAAATTAATGGCCTTTGTTTATGTGGGGACCATAACTTGGTTGCAAACTGGTAAGCAGTTTTCCATTTTTCAGAACCTGAAGTTAATATACACACGGAATGACAATGATTATTTAATGTTGAATTTATTGCAGTCAATGTTTTAATTAATTTCATATATGCACCAATGGGTAATTCATTTTCTTTATTACCAGTCCCTTGTAGATCAACAAGTAGATGATATGTAAGATTATTATTTTTAATATACCCCCATGTATTCTCTAAATACAATAAAAATTCATCATATTTAGGTTCATCGTATTCCTCCTCCTGTTTTAGTTTCACTGTAAAAAGAAATTTTACATTGTCTAAAGTTATTATATAACCAGATGTATCTTTTATTGTGATAATCTCCTCAGTCATATTTAAATATAATTAAATATAATTAAAGATAATAAAACGCGCAAATATTACGTTTTTATAGTTATATTAAAGATATTCTGTATATGTGTGGTATATACTCTCCTCTATAGATGGACGAAACATTGTTTCTTGCCTGGAAAGACTTAGAACAAATTATTAAAGAAACTGAATATGGAGCCGAAGAGAAACTCAATTGCCAATGTAGACACTCAAATGTAATTTTTAATCCATCAGATAAGGCAGATATATGTTTAGATTGTGGTCAGATTTTAAAAATGGACGGGGATAGCTGTGAATGGAACAGTTATAAAAAGGAAGACGGATCTTTTCAGACTTCTCAACAAAGAGGAGATGCATGGGTGAGCGATAACCCATATGACAAAACGGGTACAATACCGGGGTTTCATAAAAATTCTTTTATCATGCGGATGCATTATCAGGCGACTTTTAGTCATAAACAAAAAACATTTTGGAAAATCTCTGAACACCTTGAAAATTATCGCACGCTACTCTCACTTCCCCACGCTATCGTACCAACTGCTAAAAATATGTGGCACATTTGCATGGAATCTGGAAAACTTACTCGGGCATCAGTTAGAAATGGGTTGATATCTGCATGTATGTATTATTCGGGGGCTCAGAACAATATATCAGTGGATCGTAAAAAATTGATAGAAATTACAGAGGGTAATCAAAAAGGGTTTCTCAAGGGTGAAAAAATTTTTCTAGAGATAATGCAGGATGTTCCAGCTTATAAATACCTAGGAAGAAAAAAGGAAGATGTTAAGGATACTGACGCCTTTGTAAAATTCTGTAATCAACTGGAACTTCCTTTCAAGACAGTTTCTATGTGTAATGAAGTATATACAAAAAATATAGACCGATTAGACTCTGTTACGCCTAAATCTATTATAGCAGGGGTCTTGTTATACGTTGTCAAATGTGAACTAAATCTCAGGCAGCCATCTAAGGCAAAAATATCACAGGTAGTTGACGTATGTATTCCCACTATCAATAAAGTGCTTAAAATTTTAGAATCGTAAATTTAGAATGTATTTAAAAAATAAAATCATACACATATAAACCATGATCGCTCTATTGATTGCATTGATATCATATGTTGTTAAACCCGTTATGTATCCAGTTTATAGAACGACCATTAAACCAAGGGGTAATTATGTTTATAACTCAGGTGGAGGATATGAAACCATGTTAGAATCATTGACGCCTCCTTCGGGAGGAGAACTAAGACTTTTGACCCACCTTAACGGTAATGCTTGGGCACAAAACTGGCTACTTCACATGGGTAGAAATTATACAGAACTATATGACGACCATTATCCAACTGAATGCGGCAATATGAAAGAAGCTTCGAATATTTACACGTCTGAGGAATATTTTTATTTCGGATTTTTCCCCAGGAGTAGTAAGTGTGGACAACATGAACCAAAGTATATGGCGCTCTTCGTTCTTCAGCCCAAACAAAGAGCTATGAATGCTAAACTAATCGTAGAAAATCCAAAGTATATCCACGAAGATACTATGCTAATCGATTTCGAAAACAGTCTTAGACAATTGTGTGACGAATCTTATGTGTTTTTTAAGTATGACGAACTCAAGAGACCGGGTCAGATTAGGTATTACTACGAGTGGACATTCACCAATTGAAATTAATTTAAAATGTTTGGTTTACTGTAATAATGGATGAAAAGGTTGTTAAAATAGAAGATTGTTGGATGACCAAAGAATATACCGAACATAACAAAGACAGAATAGAACAAAAATTATTACCACCCGGAGACGAGTTTATGGTTTATTTTTTAAGATTTTTATTATTCTGTGATCAATGTCACGACTTTTGTGAAGAGGCCGAAAGAAATAACTGGATATATAAGGTTAGTGGCAAAGACAAGATAAAGGAAAAAATTTACAATATAATAAAGGACGGATACGCACTAGATATACGAAGTTTAGGGGGCCTCACGGCAACTGAGCTTAATGGATATGGTATAGGACCAGATTCTATAGAATCAGCCTGGAAGAGTACTAGTGAAATGAAAAAAATAATAGATAACTTACTTATGAATGCATTTCGTATTAAGGTTGTAGGGTCAAGCGCCGGGGAAGCCCAAGATGGTTGTTCTATGGCTTCTAAAAGATTATTACAAAAAGTAGATTTAGTACCTGGGGCGGCTGCAACGGAAGATTCACCTTATATAATTGCAGTAGACGCCGATCAAAGTCGTTTTAAATTATCTACATTACTAAATTATATATGTGACATAACTATAGACAAAAAGATTCGCAGAGAAGTTAATTTATGTGATATGGCATCTACAAAATACGATTCGGCAAGTGGTTCTGGTGCACTAAATTTTATTAAAGCAATTAAGGCAAATTATGAAAATACAGATAATATAAAAATTAAAGACATTGTAGATACAACCGAATTAAAACTTACAGTCAAAGATACACCTATTATACATATCAAATATGAGATAGATACCAGTATTGGAGACAGAATTGACAGTGAAAATTGGAAAGAAAGAAGAAAAGCCATTATTAATGATGTTAAAAGCAATGAACACAAAACAGAACTTGCATTTTGGCCAGCAGCTAAAGAGAGTATATATAATGATATACTAAGTGAAGGAATTATAGTTCCTTATTCAAAACCTGGTACAAGTAAAGATAAAATGTATGAATGGAAAAGAAATAGAATTACACCGGGTGATTTAAAAAAACTAGGTCAAAAGTCTCCGAGTATAAAATTAAATATAATTAAGTTTTTCAGTAGAAAAGAAGAACAGTTTGCGGAATTAAATAACGTTATAAATTCCGAAAATTCGTCGGTATCGAGCTTAACATCTAATTATGATATAAATAATACTAGGTGGAAACCGGAGATTGGAATAGCTTCAGGTAAGGAATTAAATGATTTGTTTAACATTATGTGTTATAAAACCCTAGGAGATTTCGGACAAATACTAGAATACAATAGTTTAACAGGTAATTTAACACAATATAGGAGTTTATTTATAACCTTTGATACCATCTGTTCTAGAATAAGTTCGTTGTTTAATAGATATACAATTTTCGAGTCCTCTGCTGTTGAAGAACAGGGTGTTACTATGTTTTTACCTGAATATATAAATACTGCAATATTGGGTGTACAAAACCTAGCGCGAGCTCATGATGCTGCAGATGGGTTATTGACTTTATCAAGAAAGCGCCAGAACATCGACATATCATCGAGCTTCGGTAAAAAGAAGAAAGTGTCAATTAGGAATACATCCACTATGGTTCTAAAAGCCAAATTAAAGCTAGTTGGGATTCCACTGTCTAAGGTTATAAGAGGAAAGCGTATGAAGTTAACAAGAAAACAATTAGAACTGAGAGCTGAGGCATTTAAGAAACTACAAATGAGATGCCAAAAGAAAGGCATTAGCCTTACATACGTTTCTAAGAAAAAAGGCCGCACATTTAAGTCTGTTAAAAGACTTCTTAGTGACATGAAAAGAAAACCGAAAACTAAAACGAAAACTAAAACGAAATCTAAAACGAAATGGGGATGATCCGGGTCGAAGCCTGCGTCAAAGACAAGGACGATGAACATGTCTCGCGCAAGCTTCGGATGATCTTCAAAGCCCGGAGAGTCCAAGTTCGGATGATCCGCGCTTCCCGCGAGTATCTAAATAAATTCAGTAAGAATTCTGAATGAAGACATCAAGATAAATTAGTCTCTTGAGGTTTGAGAAAGAATTCAATTAAATTAAATTTAAAAAAAAACATATGTATTTTTATAAATAGAAATGAGAAATACATTAAGTTATCGAACGGAATATAATGAAGATGAAAATGAAAATGTGATCGTGGATGGTGTAGAAAAAAAACAAAAAGGCAACCCACTTATGCTGATCCCGTTCCTCTTGATTGTGCTTTTAATTGTGGCTGGCAACCTTTGGTTCTGGTATTGGGTCTTCAAGAATGTGTTTGCTCTTATAAAAGGTAAGTAGAAATCTAAAAAGTTAACCTATTAAACATTAAAAAAAAAACATATGTAGTTTTATAACAGACATGAGAAATACATTAAGTTATCGAAATGAATATAATGGGCAAGGCAGAGGCCCCGAATATAATCTGAACTACAGCGAGGCAGAATTAGAGGATAGGCGCAAGTTCTACCAAAAGGGCAAACTTGCTCTCTTATTGGTCATCCTGCTTATGTTTTTAGGTGCGGGCGGCACCATTTGGTTCTGGTATTGGGTCTTCAAGAATGTGTTTGCCTATATAAAAAAGATGTAAGTTAATAAAATAAATAAAAATCGGGTCTAATAAGTAATAAGTAATGGAAGTCGTTTTAATCCCTATTTATTTTTTATTGGTAATCTCTTATCTAATTATGATCCCATCTGCAACTGCGTCATGGTACTCTCAATGTTTTAAATTACCTTTTATTCAGGGAGTTGGTATAGCAGCCTCTCCAATTATAGCAGGTATTATTATTCAAGCATTAAAGACCGAGGTGGCCGACGGAGAGTGGCGGCCTGGTCTGGGGACACTCGGTGAGACAGTTATGGAACATACAGATGCGTCTTGGGCTGTACAGAATATTTATATTTTTGCAATGGCATCGCTTCTAACATATGGTGTATATAAACAAGTAATGGGAAAATGCAATTTAGGGTATCGTTAAAAAAATCTAAAGTTTTTATAAAATTTTATTATAAAATAAATATAAATACTTTATTATAAATCATGTACAGTAGTAAAAGTTATAAAACAGGGCCCGGTGAGCCTCATGTAGATAATAAACCAAAACAACCCTCACGACGTATTCATAGCGGGGTTAAAAAGGGTAAAACTCTTTATGGTAAGGAAACGCGTTTGAGCAAGCAGGAACCGCGTTTAAGCAAGATGGAGGGCGACGAAGAGATGTGCAACCATCTTGGGGACTTGTGTTGGGAAAAAGATCGCTGCGATGCGTGCAGAGACTTCGAAAATGAATGCGGGCACATCTATGATGGCCCCGCCGGTGGGCCTGCATGCGCTACTTACCAGCTTGCGAACGCCAATCAAGTCGCCGCTCAGGCCGCCAACCGCATGGAGGAGATTACCAAAGCAGTAGGGAACACCAACAGCATACAGGAGATTACCAAAGCAGTAGGGAACACCTCATACGGACCCGGTTATCAATTACCGGGCGACCTATCCATTGTAGCGGGGCCGACTGCGATCGAAAAAAATGCGATGATGCTCAATGACCGTGCCACATTTCAGAGATTCTTAGATAACGACCCTGACTTCGTTCGCAAAAACTACAAAAACTACATGAGTCTCTCTGATGAAATTAATTCAACGAATGCGAAAACACAGTATAGCTGTTCCTATGACCCCGAAAATCGGCTTACGACGCCGATTGTTAGGGGGGATTTCAGCGGAAAAAGAAGTATAACCGATACGGCCATTCATATGATTAATTGTAGCCGTGATCGTGTAGTTAGAATGCAGGTCCAGGCCGATAAAAGTATTGGAGAAGTTGCGTTCCCGACGGGTACGGAGAATCACCCTAATACTATAAATGCGGTGGTGAGAACTAAGAGAGAAAAATGTAAGCTTAGAAACATGATAAGTGCTATGGCGTTCGATGATCTTTTTGTTATGTTCGATACATATGGAATTAATCAACGGGATGCCATCAACATCCTCAAACCAAAAATGAATGTGGTAAAACTTGAGAATAACCTGGGCTACAACGTGGAATACTCCCGTGACATTCGCGCGCAGGACACCCCTAATTTATGTAGTCTAAAAGAAGACATGGATTATATCGCGTCTAAGCAGCCTATCGCGATGGGGTCGCCGCCGCTCACCGGCGGTGAAGTTAATCATTGGAAGAGGCGTGCTATATATAAATCTGAATGCGAAAACAACCCTATGCACATAATGAAGCACGCGGAGGCGTGCTTCGGTGCGGGTATGCAACTTATTGCGTCTGGGGTTGGAATTCCTAAGGGTATGCAGGCTTACCCCAGTCCTCACAACGCGCAACCGAGGGCGATGGTACAGAGTGTCATGGCGGCCAAGGACCCCGCGACAATGGAGAGCACGAGTAACAAAGCCTTCACGACCTGTGGGCCATCAGTGTGCCCCCCCTGCGCCACCACCGACGCCGCCCAGCGCATCGCCGCCCAGGCCGCCGCCCGCGCCTCCTCCCTCACCAATGATGTCTTAGCGACATCTAAACTGTTTGACCTAGTGTCTTTCTTGGAACAACCGAATCAGAGTAGCGCGCCCGTGATCTTCGGCGACCCTGACTACAACGCCGACCGCGGCGAGGAAGCCAATTACAGAACCATGAGTTTCCCAAAATCTCTTTTTAGGACACAGCAGATTGAGTGCGCGAGCGACCACTTGAAAGGGCTGGACTTTCCCGATATACACGCGAACATAATATCAAACCAGTTCAAAACTTACGGAAAGATGAAATTTTTTGGGCATAAAGTACTAGGTTGGGACTATAACATGGATGCCCCCAACCCAGGCAATGCGTGCAACCGCGGAGAGCACGTGATAACTGCCACCACTGACCAAGTTTCAAGTATTAAACTGAGATATGTAAGAAGGTTTTTTTATGTTTACTACGGCTTACTTATCAAGGAGATCGGGTCCGTAAAGAGCGAGCTTCTAAAAAATGCGATGAGGTATAAGACGTCGGTTCTAAACCGCCAATCCGCAAACACCGCCGAGGAGATCTTCGAGCTGGATGCTTCTATAGCCGATGCTGAGCGTTTCGCTCCCATCGCAGAAACTTTTTTTGGCTATGCGGTTCATTATCACCTAACTAATTTAGCTTTGCTGAATTCGAGGCTAATAGACATGGGAGGCGCGGGTGTAGACAATAAACTTTTCGAAGTAATTGTTGCGCAGCGCGAATCATACTTGGAGGAAGTTGATAAGCAGGGTGAAAGCGCGGAGTCGCTGATGGCGGCGGCAAGGCGAGGGCAGCAGCCGGACTACGCTATAGGTGTAGGTGGCGATGGCGGCGGTGGCGGAGAACTTCCGAGTGTAGGCGGGGCGTTGAACGCCTTCCCCAGCCCACCATCTGAAGCCGAAACACAACAATTTAAAACACTAGCGAAGGCTGTGATAGTTACACTAATTAGAGATCAGAGCCCCCCTCAAATGCTTTTTGAGATGGCATTCGGCATGGACTACGTCTCCACACGCCAGGAAATTGGCCAGGAAATTGGTATAGACTGGAACCACAGCACAAAATGGTCTGTAATAATCCAGGCGTTCATGAACTCCTGGGACGCAGAAGGAGCTGGTCGCGATCAGCCGTCTACAACGTGGATAAAAAATCAAATAATGACATGGAGTGGCTATATTTTAAGGCATATGGCCGAGGACGAAGAATGGATTATTTCTAAAATGGGGGAATTATTAACCGGGAAATATAGCAACAGTGAAGGCGTAATAATGGCTTCTCAATTTCTTACGATCCTTGGTAAATCGGTTGGTCTAACTCGCGCACAAGCCGTGCAGGACGTCCAAGAAGCATCGGGGATAGTAACTGATTTGGAGGGTAACACCGCAGCCCTGCATTCACAAATTGCACGCCTCCAGGCTCAGAAGCAAGAGTTGATGGACCGCGAGTTCGAGACGGCTGCGGAGACAGCCTTAGCCTTGGTGGCTGCGGGCGGCGCTGCGGGGGAGACTGATGGTACATTACAGCAAATTTCCACTTCCTGGACAAACTTTATGACGTCCGTGGGGGGTGACATACCCGAGCCCCCATTCGAGGACGGAGGTATTAGTTCTGAGATAGACTACGTAAAAACTAAATTAGTAGAGAAACATGATGAGATGGATAGGCTAGATGAATTGGTGACCACCATGGAGGCGGATCTTGTTACAGCAAGGGCCAATCTTGTTACAGCGCAATCTAATGTAACTAGAATAGATGCTGATCTTGTTACAGCAAACGCTGATCTTGTTACAGCAAACGCTGATCTTGCTACAGCAAATGCATCTGTTGGTTCATCAAATATCATTATTACCGATTTGATAGACAACCCAGATTGTTCCGTGGCAGAAGCTAATGCGCGAGATCTACTATCAGGTCAAATCACTGCGTTGGAAGGCACTATAGAAACCCAGTCCGAAACACTTAAAACGCGACTAGACAAAATCAATGAACTAGAGGCGGGCACGGTAGAAGTAGGCGATGTCGCCGCCGACGCAGCTGCCGCCACCACCGAGACGGACATATATAAAGATAAATTAAAAAAAGCAAAAGAAACATCAGAGGCCGCCATCAAACAAAAGAATATGATTATCATAGGTCTTGCGGTTTTTATACTCATATTGATCATAGTTGTAGTCGTGAAGTGAGTTTTATCTATTTCGAATATTATTCCATAAATATTATAAACATAAATAAATTTGTTATGTTTATAATAATAAATGGATTGCATACAATATTATTATAAAAATCCAGAGGATAGAGATAAATATCATATAAAATGTGAAAATATGAAATTTAAAAATCTAAATGATTTAGAAAATTTTAACAATGCAGATCTTCTGGAATTTGTAAATGAGATTTATTCAGACGATGCATTTGTAGAGGATAGTCCTTTTACATTTTCAGATAATTATATAAATCTTGAAAATGATGATATATGTAAGACAACAGATATGTCTCTGGGTCCGCAGCAAAAATTTATGGGTCAAATAATGGGTCCATCTAGCAACTTTAATAACTTACTTGTATATCATGGTCTAGGTTCTGGAAAAACGTGTACATCTATAGTAGTTGCAGAATCTCTAAAGAATGCTACAAATCACCGGATAATATACGCGGTCCCTGCCCCACTTATAGATCAATACTATGAGGAAATTTCAGGTGAAATACGCAATGGAACGTTTTCTTCATGTCCTTCATTTTGTTTGATAAAACAAGGGGACGGCAAATTAGAAAGGGACATTTATGTATCCGAGAATAAAAACTCTCTTCTCATTAAAAAACAAAAAGTACTAGAATCTGAAATAGCAAAAATGTATAAAATTGAAGTTATGATTAATAATGGTGATAACTCGGCTATTTTAGCTAAACAATTTAAAAATCAGGAAAACGAGGTTTCTAGATTAACACTTGAGCTCAGAAACTACCAGGAAACAATTCGGGGAAATATAATCAGAACCTTTGAAATTATTAGTCATAATAAATTCATCGAATCATTATATAAAACTGGAAAAAATGGACAATTTATTAAAAATGATAGACTTTTGAACGATTCTGGGTTATTTAGAGAAAATGGGTTATTAATAATAGACGAAATACAAAGACTAGTAAGTGCGGGCGGGACATTCTATAAAAAATTATACGACTCTATAAGATATTATTTTCATCCAAACTTAAAATTAGTTCTTATGTCTGCAACACCCATATACGATAATCCATATGAATTGGCTCTAACAATTAATCTGTTGCGCCCCAGGATTCCATTCCCCATAAAGGAAATAGATTTTTATAAGTATTTCATAGGTGAGAAAAAAATAGTAGGGGGAGAAGAAGTATGTGATAAACAATCTAAGACTTCTACATGGATTAAAGAAAATTCATGTGTAATAAATACCGAACTAATTCGTTACATTTGCTCGGGGTATATTTCTTATTTCAAGGGGGGTAACCCAAATGCTTATCCCTACAAGAGAATTATAACAATTCAACACCCGTTTTCAAATAAACACAAGCTCGATTACATAGATGCACTTTATTCAGATATTTCAAAAGACAAACAATTATCAAAACCAGACGACGAAACGGGTAATAGCAACTACGAAAATGTACTGTTAGGAAATTATGACAATACAGAAGATGATAAGATAACTGGGATGTTTGTAACTAGTCAACAATATTCTAACATAACACTCCCTAAAATAGGAGAAACTGTAAATAAAACCCTTGCAGATAAAAAAACCGCTTTACAAACTTTTAGACAAAATCTTAGATCTATTAAAGGCTCAAATACAGACATTATACAATACGTTAAAACTATTTCTGTTAAATTTGCATCTATAATAGAATTGACACTGAGCAGTAAAGGACCTGTGTTTATATTCTCAAATTGGCTTAAGTATGGGGTCGAACCCCTCGCTATCATTTTAGAAGCTCTCGGTTTTATAAATTTTCAGGGCGATAACAATAAAGCAGCTAATAAATATTTTATATGGAGTTCAGAAACTAAATCTAAGGATCCCACAGGGGCTTTAATAAAACGGGCTAGAAATACATTTAATTCTCCAGAGAATTCAGACGGAAAATTGCTTAAGGTTATTTTAGGAACAAGATCCGTTATGGAAGGAGTGTCTTTTAAGAATGTAAGACAAGTTCATATAACAGACCCTTGGTGGAACGAATCTAGAATCGAACAAATTCTTGCTCGGGCGTCTAGGTATTGCAGTCATTCTGGATTACCAAAAGAAGAACAGTTTGTTGATATATATAGACACTATTCTATCTTCCCAGGGGAAGGGGAAGACGATGACGCAAATAAGAAAATAGGTAACTGGAAAAATTTAGCAGTTGATAGCATAGATCAAAAAATGTTGCAATCGTCTATTAAAAAATACGCAATCAATAATGACTTCGAAAAAATAATTAAAAGCTGTTCTATAGATTGTAATATAAATAAAAATGGCAATATAGTAAGGCTAGAGGAACATTGTATTCCGGTAAGAGGAGGAATGTATCAGATTTACTATAAGAACCCGTCAAACGGTCGAATGTACATCAGGGAGGGAATACCTGATCTAGTTCAATTCAGTCAAATTTACGAAAGAGAATTTACATTCCCAAGAAACGATCTTCCTATTAAATTTATAGAGGCCGGCTTTCAGTCCGGGCAGGAAACAAATATGATTACTCCATATTCTGACTCAGAAATATTATACGACACAGATATAAATAAGGATTTAAATATGATGGAAAATATAATACCATGGACTTCTCAAAAAACATTTAAGGAACTTGATATAGACGCGTCTGTAATGAAGTATATGATAAATTTACATGGTAATTTTAAGATGATACCAGCTCTTAGAAAAATTTATTTAAACGAAACGGGAAGTACAACAATAACATTCAAAGATGATTACAAGTTAAAAGATAATCTCGTAAAATGTATAAAATCACTTGCATCAAGTGATTTAGTATCAAAAGAAGTAAAACGGAAAATTGCAGACGACTTTTATCAGGATTCACAAAAGGAAAAAATAAATAAAAAGGTTATGGAATTAATATATACATACGGAGCTTATCCGGAAACACATCTAGAGGAATTATTGCTTATTGGTATTAACAACCCAAGAATTGTAAATGAAGCCCATGAAATGTATAAAAATAAAACTAAAAATAAAATGTAAATGTAAAAGTAAATAACAAATGAGTTCATCCACATTAAAATTTTTTGACAACCTAACAACCGAGAGTATAATAAACTGGATGATCACTAATTTGTCTGACGACCAGATAAAGATGTGTTTAAATAAAAGTGGCATCCCTGATATTTCATCTATATCACCCACTTCTTCACCCGGGGCTGGGTCTTCGAGTGATCCAATTGGTTCTAGGTCTTCATCTCCTATACCCAGTCAATCACCCCCGTCAGACGACGACTATAAAGATATTCTTATGGAATTGTATACTAAATGTAATTCTAAGGGGTACGTAATCAAGAGTGCGAATAATTACAATATCGAATATTATAGATTTAAAGAACTAGAACCCGGTGACGCTCAGGTTGGACTCCGTACGGTAGATGAGGGGGAAGCTACCTGGGTATATATAAAGAGTGACATGGCCACATTTAAAGAGCTACAGTCGTGTAACGATGAAATATCCACAGATGAAATGGAGGCATTTGAGTTTTTAAAGGATGAATATAGTAAAAATTATATGCCAGCCCCACCTGAAGTAATTGGCGCGGCAATGGAATATTCTAAGTTAGATTTTGAACCACCCATAGACACTTCTATGGAGGATACAGTCAGTTCTGATACTCCAAGATTTGCACCTCTAACTGATGTAATGATGAAGGCATTGAATACACAAAAAAAGTCTGGCAGCTGGATGAGGGAGACTTTCCCAGAGATAAACGACGAATCTGTTAGGATGTGGCCAATATTCTTAATCGGTTCAGAAGATAAGAGATTAACCTATATAAAACCAGTTGTTAGAAATGAGTCAATATCTTTCGTAGAAGGTACCATGTTAGCCGCCGTTATAAATACTGTAGCAAAAAAGGCCTCTAAAGAGTTTTATGAAGAAGTAAGTAAACAGGGAATAAGTGGAGACATTATAACTAGACTTAATGAAGCGCTTAAAGATCAACCCGAATATATTATACGATCGATAGAATTTAATTATAACGAAGATAATCACAGGGCTTTATTCGGGGATAATTATTTTGGCGAAGAAGATGAACAACAGTTCGGCAAAGAACTTGAATATAGTTGCGGAGGAGACGATTCCAGTCATTATGGAAACGATCCGGACTATAGTTGCGGAGGAGACGATTCCAGTCATTATGGGGATGAAAATGACGATACAAACTTTGGAGGGAAAAAAAATAAAATTGCAAACACGTTTAATATGTCATCGATGTACGAGGGGTTAGACGATGATATGGATCAAGACAATTCGAGACTACCCGACGTTCCTCGACCTATGATAACCGGGTTATCTAGCGGAATTAAAAAAAATAAAAAGGTTAGTGAAATGACTATACAGGAGATAGAAGAACGTATGCTTAAACAGCACGGACCTAGATACTTGAAAGACTTTAAGCCTGAAAAATACAGAGCAAAAACGGGTCATATCAACGTCCGTTATGTAAAAAGAAGTAAATGTGTAAGTACATCAGAATGTACTTGTACGTCTAGAGTCATGGACGACTCTAGTTTCGGCGATACCGGCGGAGATTGCGCTGCATGTACAATGTCAAAATATGGGATCGCATTAGATAGCGGAGATGTATTTTCTGAATTTAATACAGGATTTGGCGATCAGGGCGAAGAATTGTTGTTTTAGTTTATTTATCTCCTAGGGAGCTTCTTCTTGCCTATACGCCCCTTTTTTAGAGATTTTACTAAAGAAGATACTGTAGGTTCTAAACTCATATCTTCTAGTTCGTCCATTAATTTTTTAGAATCTAATTCAGTTGCGAAGTCAATCATTTTAGCTCTTCTAGAGTTAATAATGGCTCTATTTATTTCATATTCCCTGTTATACGCGTCTAATAAATTAGAAAACCTGTCGTTTATAATATTTACCCAGGTGCTATAATGAACATTTACATGTCCGTGAAAAATTTCGTCAGAATAAAAGAATGTAGTCAATAAATTTAAAAATTTTGGAACCTCGGATTGTATCTTATTTTCTATTGGTATACCAGGTTTGAAAATGTAACCATTTTGAAGCATCCGAATTATATGATTTGCTGCGCGTTCCATCGTTATATAACTTTACTCATATTTTTATTTAATAATATTTATTTTTAGCAATTTATATAATAGCTAAACAAATTTAAAAAAATGACTAATATTATAATATTATACTAAATGTACCTAGAAGTATCTTACATTGGATCAGCATGTGGTAAAAATAGATACGAACCAACTAGTAAAACTATACTTCTTCTATTAGCCAGGCATAGTCCAGAATTAATAAAACATCTTTTATTTCAATACGGTATTATAGTAGAATCAGATGACGATAAGGTATATGACACTGAACTTAAGAATATATATTCAGTTTTTAAGAAAAATATAAAAGATGTCTCTACGGCAGAGAATGTTAAAGACGAGATAATTAAAAAGTTAAAATCCGAGAATAAAGAAATGACCGACGAAGACATTTCTGTAGCGAATAACTTTTTAGAATCTTCAATAAAAAAAGACTGCGGAAATAACAATGAAAGTTCTGTAATTCAATCTAAAATGTATACCAAGGGTAATAATTTTATGCATAGGAAAAACCCATGGGACCAATTACCCCATTGGGAGCTTAGAGGATTTCACGATGCTTCTCACGGAGACACTGTTATTGAGATTAAAACTAGGATGAAAAGAATTAATGTTAGGAAAAACGAGTACGATCTTTATCAATTGTTTGGTTATCTATTAGTAATGGATAAGACAAAGGGTAAAATAGTTCAAAAGTTTCAAGATGAAATCTTTGACTCCGACACTGAAAATTCCGAAGAATTTGGGATTATAGACATTTCATTAGATAAATGGGCTACTAAATTTAATAAATTTAAACAGGAATTGTATTCTTTCTTTGAAACAGTTGACGCCATTTGTAATGACATAAACTATAACATCCATGATTATATGGTTAATTTTAAGAATGTAGTTAATAGGTCTAATGATTTTCCTATTGCAAAGATATACAATGGAGTACCTAGAAATGTAAACAATAACTACGAAAAACTTATTAAAACTCTATTTTAGAATTTTTTTGCCATCCTCTGTTATAATGTTTAATATTGGGTCTTGACCCGATTTTTGTATTATTTCAAGTGCTTGTAATTTCTTATTTTCTATTTCGCCCCCGAATGCCCTAGATAGAGAAACGTCTGTTCTTATTAACATTTTTTTACATGCTGTATTTATACTGGAATAAGTAGAATGTCCCATGACTACATGTTTAACATTAAGAAACTTATCTAATTGTTTACGTATTTTGTTACAATTAGTAATTGAAAGAGTTTTATCTTCTGAATAAACTCTAGAAAACACTGGATTATCTCTACCAGTATTTTCTAGATATTGAGGTACTTTACCTTTACCCATTAACCATTTAGACACGTCAGAATTAATTTTATATATGTCCACTTTCCCAGTTTCTTGATCTATATTAGATCTTATCAATGCATCGGTTATAGAACCATGAATAAATAAAAATTCCCCAGCCTGTAGAATTAATGGCCTCGTACGACCAAGCAATGAACCCCCGGTATTTCCAGGCTGTAAAAATGTCGTCCTATCTATATTATGAAATTTGAACACGTCTATGTCTATTTTTTTAACATAATCTCTTATAAATTGCTCGTCTCCTTTAAAGTAGTATGGATAAAGCTCATGATTTCCTAGAATAGATATGACGCGTCCTCCGGTTAATTTTGCCTGGGAGTCTAACATAAGTATGTATAAAATTATCTCAAGTTCGCCACTCTCTTGTAGATATGTTTTACTTATTCGGACACCGGGTCTTTTACCGTCTAACGTGTCTCCCAATTGTATAACATATGTTTCCCCTCCTATCCAATTTCCTCGTTTATCTATAACCTTGCACATATAAAGAATTCTTTTAAATATTTTAAAGTCTCCATGTATGTCACCAATGGAAACTATCCTATTAAAGTTCATTATAATAACGATTTATTTTTTAAATATTTTATTAATTTCATCATCGGGGGGAAGTCCCACAGAAACTTTATCTCCGTGGAATACAGTGGGGAAAAATAAACCAACATCCTTACTATCTACAATGTACTGAGCTATAGTTTTGTTAACCGAATCTCTTTCAGTAAGCGGCATATCTGTAAATCCTGAATTAAATGTAAGTGATGAATCTGGATTAAATATAACGATTGTATAATCTTTGTAGTCGGTTAGTTTATCTTTTATCAATGTGCAATAGGGGCAATTTTCCCTACTCAATACAATTACTTTATCTGTTAAAAGGGGCACAGACTTAATATCACCCACCTGCAATTTTTTTGGGGGTTTTTCGTATTTAGAGAATTTAGTAAATGCAGTCATGGTGCAATATACTAAAAGCGCGGAACAGATTACTATTACAATCGAAATAACAATTTCCAGCATTTATTTAGTATATTGATATTAAATTTTACAATAAAAAACACAGAATAGGATATTTTAATATACGGTTTTATATAAGAGATGAACTTACTTATCACAGAGGATATTAACTGGGATAATTTTGCGATAGTTTCTAAATATATCTCAAATAACTACTTATCGGAGGATGTAAATATCAATCATGTATACGGAAAGAAACTTCAATTTATAAGTAACATTTGTAACAAACAGATGTTTAGGATGTTGCGAAGGTCTATTAACATTGAAAACCCTTGTGAATCAATTTATGATATCATTAAGAATATGGATATATGTATAGTTTTTCATAACTTCATTGAATATGACACACTATCCTCGTTTGTTATAGATACATGTAAAGAAAACAATATACCATGTATTATAATAAGCGAACACGCGAAGGGCTATTACTTCAATGGAGAAATATGTGATATAAAATTTAAAAACATAATAAAAAATATTAATACAGGGGATCGCGTGAAAGAATTTATAAGATTAGATAGGCAATTTAATCCTCAAGAACTTTCATTTCAACCAAAATCTGTTAGTGATATGATAATTAAACTGAGGCATAATTACGAACAGGTTGAGAGTAGACGCAAAAATAAAGAAATGTCTTTAATTAATCCATTCATTGGAAATTGCTCGAACAATAAACAAATTGCATATATCGATTACATGAGAGATAAGAAAAAATGGTTAAAAGAGGTTATTCCCAGGTCGTAAAATTATTATGACTGAGTTGATTTCTAGATGTATTAATCCCATCTTTATACATCTCAAATATAATAGTTGATGTCAATATATTATCTATATTTAAAATATCTCGGAACTCTAATTTACCCTGGCATTCTATAGTATATAAACTATTTGGTAACGAATCATCTCTCATCGTATTCATAACTTTTCCTACGTAAGTAGTTGAATAATTATTCTTTAATATAATACTATAACCCATTATGAAAATATCCATCGGGGGGGAACCTAGTATATTTTTTACACACCCGTCAATATAATAATTTTCGCCAATTTTCTTGGGTGGGAATATGAATGGAACACTCATTGACGCAATTACGGCGTCTTTTAATTTAATTTCTGGATAATCTTTTTTGTTAAAGTTAATATATTCATATGTAGTTAAACTAGCGGAGTATATATTTATATCTACATTGTATTTTTCTACAAATTCGCCTATTGTTATTGTGTCGTGATTTTCTATATAAGATGTTAATGTATTTAGTAAAGTATTATTTAATATAGAATTATTTGTTTTAATATTAGAAAAATCGTATTGTATGAGTTCTTTTGTATCAATTTCCATAAGCATTGATAATATTTTCTTAGGGGAAATCCCTGTTATATACAGTATACCTATTAGCGCACCTATTGAACACCCGTAAAATCGTTTTAAATCAAGTAAAGAATTTGAATGAAGATATTCTAATGCACCTACGAACATTACTCCGTCTATTCCAGCCCCGCCAATACAAAGATCGTTCATTTAATAAGTTAGGAATGTTTTATTAATTAAGATCTTTACGTATTTATCCCTAAAATTGCTTTGTAAAAAGTCATTTTTAGCTCCCCAGTCCTCATGATGACCATAGTCTTGAACTAAAGAATGTGAAAGTTCGTGCAACAGGGAATTGATTATTTCATCGGCGCTTATTGGGGTTCCACTGGCGTTGTATAATTTAAAGCCAAGTTCTCTACCCTTATCGTAATTCCACGCCATTAAATTTGGGTCCATATCTATCAACTCTATATAACTTGTATTCTGTAATTTCGCCTTTAGTCTCTTAGAATCTTCTTGTAGTATATTTTCATCATATATTAAATCGACTGATATATCTCTAAGGACATCTAATATTTCAGCGGTCTGTGTGTCTCTAGACCTGTATCGCCTTCCTGAACTGGCTACATGAGATTTATTACACTTAGAATAGAAAAATCCAGCTATTATTAAAAAAATAATAAAATATATTAGTAACATCGTTCTTATTATGATAGATATATTATTATTTTTTTTAGGTCTTAAATCATGGGAAGTAAATTTTTTCCCAGTTAAGAAATATATAATAGACACTAGCACGAAGTCTAGTCTGAAAAATATAAAAACCGTGAATACATTAAAACTTATAGCAGATGAAACCCCATCTCCTCAGATGGCTACATATAAAATTAAAAGAAATAAGGACCCTACACGCAAAGATAAAGTGTTTTACCTAATATACACATTGTATTCGATCATGATATTTTTATTATTATCGGTTCAGCCACTATATACTCTATATAAATTTACACAGGGTTTATCTGATTTGAAATTTTTGAGCTCCTTTTTAACTCATTTAAACATCCCTTTGATATATTCATGGGAAAAATATTACTTTAGGTCCGACCATTTACATAAGATAATGAAATGCGAAAAGATTAAAACTGGTCTTATAACATCATTTGCCGGATTTAGTATAATAATAAATTTCTTAGATATTACATCATTCTATAATAGTTATTATTGGACAGACCTCTTTAATAACGGAATTTTATTTTTTACTATTATCATAATAGAGTGGATATACTCAAGGCTGGTGGTATTTTTATATGCATTCTCATTTGTATTTGTAATGAATTCCCATATATCAGCGTTCAGAATATTTATATCAGAATTAAAAGATAACGAATGGTGTATAGAAAGCGACCGACCCCTTACATCAATACTAAAAGGTGTGGTTATTATTAGAAGAAACATAGAAACTACTATTTCTTATTATAATGATATAATATCTGTAACTACTCTTCTAGGCGGAGCTTCATTGGCTATTTTTATACGAGATCTTATTCCGACGGATATAGAATATATAATGGAGGTCGAGTTTGAAGACCATGATAGATATCTTATACACCCAGGAATTGTATATATATCATGTCAGTTGTCATTGCTTATATACATGACAAAATATGCAATGCAGCGAAATAGGGTGTTAAAATATATAAAATCTATTGAATTTATAAACAAATTCTTATCCAAGATACCCGATGAAAAAATACATTCAAAAACAAATGGAAAGCTAGACGTAGTCGCTTTAAATATAGCAGATTCATCTTCTACAACACTTGACTGGATTATACTTGGAAATATACTATCTGAACACTGGCTAGATTTTACTATTTTTGGAATATCTACGTCGGATGGGGGGTTAATAAAAAAAAGTATAACATTTGGTTCGGCATTCTTATTCGCTATTAGTTTCTTTGAATTATAATTAACTTAAATAGATGAAACATATAGATATAAGATATGTTATCATTTAAAAGAGAACAGGATACAATAGAGAGAAAAGAATTAATCTACCAAGTATTATCATGGGATGCATTTGATGAAGAAATAGAAAAAGACATTTCGGACGACGAAGAAGAAGACCAAAACGTTTCCGATAAAAGATATCACATTTATTCATTTGGTGTAAACGAATCGGGGGAATCAGTATGTGTCAGATTTGAATCATATAGACCCTATTTTTTTGCTTTGGTACCAGAAAAATATCAATTGACGTTTAATATGTATTCTAAAAACGAAGTAGAACGGTTTATTCGCAACAAGCTATATAAGTCTAGAGACGATCTTATATCGGTCGATATAGTAGAGCGTAAGAAATACAAAGGATTTACAAATAATAAGAAATTTAAGTTCTTAAGATTTGTATGTAAAAATCTATATACATTTAATAGGATAAGATACATCCTAAATCCTAAAGAAAAGTCAAGACTTCCTAAAATTTCTACAATAGACAAGATATGTCCTTTAAAATTTGATCTATACGAGTCAAATATTGACCCGTATCTGAGATTCACACATAAGATGGATATTAAAATGGCTGGATGGATAACTGTTAAAAATATCACCCAGGATATAGAAATGTCTAGATGTCAACATAGTTACATTTGTCACTACAATAATGCAAAACCTTATGAAAAACTGGAAATTTGTAATATGACTATTGGTTCCTGGGATATTGAGGCGTTTTCACACTCTTCTCGTTATGAAAATACAAACGAGTTTCCCAATCCAGAAAACCCACTAGACATTATTACACAAATTGGAACAAGTTTGTATAAATTCGGAACAAGGGAAAAAATAAAGCACGTTGTCACCATAAAAAGCCCAATAGATAATACGTGTGACCCAGTGGACGGGGTTATTATCGAGGCTTACAATTCGGAAAAAGAACTCATAGAAGGTTGGGTAAAGTTCATTAGAGACACAGACCCAGACATCTTAGTTCAATACAACGGCTATGGCTTCGACTGGGCATACGTTTACGCTAGGGCTAAAGTCCTCAACATCGAATATATTCTACAGAATCTAAGTAGGGTAGATAGCAAACCGGCTGAATTTTTCGAAAGTAGGCTTAGCACATCTGCATACGGAGACAACACTATGAAGTACATGAAAACTTGCGGCATTACCCAACTAGACCTTATGTTTTTAATCAAGAAAGAACATAAACTCGAATCATATAAATTGAACAACGTTGCGGAGCATTTCATTGGGGAAAACAAAGATGACCTTAGCCCAGCAGATCTATTCAGATACAACACTTCTACAAAAGACAAAATAGCTTTAGTTGCAAAGTATTGCGCACAGGACTGTTGGCTACTCATCGAGTTAATTCTAAAACTTAGGATAATTACTAATATGATTGGTATGTCTAATATCACTATGGTATCTATGCAGGACCTAGAGCTCCGAGGACAGCAGATTAGAGTTCATACTCAAATCGCATACGAGACAAAAAAGGAAAATTTTCTTATACCAACAACAGATTATAAACCGGCCGGCGAGGCAGACGAAGATGACAATTTTGTGGGTGCTACTGTACTGGATGCAACCCCAGGAGCTCATTTTGAACCTATAGCGGGTCTTGATTTTGCTAGTCTCTACCCATCTATTATGATCGCTCACAATTATGACTATTCCACTATTGTAGATGACCCAGAATTTGACAATCTAGAAGACTGTACTTATGAGTCTATTGACTGGGGAGACGGTCCCGTAAAGTTTGCACAGAATCATCAGGGTATTATGCCAAAGATTCTACAGCGACTGTGGCTCGAAAGAAAAGACATCCGTAAACAAATGAAAATACTAAACCCCGATGACGATCTATACGCAGTTCTCAATGGGGTGCAACTGGCGATCAAGGTTTCTATGAATAGTATTTATGGGTTTACAGGTGCCAAATATGGACGTCTTCCAAATAAAAAAATTGCCGCGGCAGTAACGGCGAGTGGTAGAAATATGATTGCACATTCTAAAAAATGTGCCGAAGAATGGTACGACTGTGAAGTTGTTTACGGAGATACCGATTCTATATATGTAAAGTTCAATAGTGATTTAAAGGGTCAGGCTCATATGGATTATGTATTTAAAGTTGCCCCAGAATGTGCCGATAGAATATCGGCTACATTCAAGAAACCTATTGAACTAGAGTTTGAAAAGGTGATGTATCCTTTCATATTGTATTCTAAAAAGAGATACGCGAGTCTATTCTGGACAAATCCTCTAAAGTACGATTACATTGATTACAAAGGCATCCAAGTTGTAAGACGAGACAATTGTGCTTTCGTAAGAAACAATGCTAAAAAGATCTTTGAATACATTTTTCTAAACGAAAAGGTGCTAAACTACACATTTAAGTCTGTAGATGAACTTATTGAGACATCCAAGGACTTTGCTAGAGATAAAATCAGGATGTTGATAAATGGGGATGTTCCAATGAAAGAACTACTATTGTCAAAGTCCCTTAGAACTGGTTATGCATTTGATCGCAAGGCTATATGTAATGATTGCGCAAAAACATACTACGAACTTAACGTAGTTGGTAAAAAAGAAATGGACATAACTGTATTATGGAAGAAACCAAAAGATGATACCAACCAGAAAGAAACTGTTCTCCAAGATTTTCTTAAAAGAGAACACATTTGTCCCGGTTGTTCAAAGAATACAACATTTAAACAATGTCCAGCTAATCTACCCCATGTGGCATTGGCGCGTAAGAGAGTGGAAAGAGACAGAATGGATATAGTAAATTCAGGGGACAGAATTCCTTATGTCTTCGCAACATATGACAGTACTAAACAATTTGAAAAGGTGGAGGACCCTGAATATGTAAAAAAGAATGGCATACCTATTGATTATCTGTATTACTTTGAACATCAATTTAAGTCTGTAATTGAGACAATATTCACCCCAATGTTGAAAAATGTACCAGAATTGTGGTTAGATATAATCCCAGTAAAGCAGAGGAAAATTCGTGCAAAAAAAGTTAAGTAATTATATTAAAGAAATAAATCATTGTAAATAATACACTATGAAAGACGAGATATCACCAGGAAATCCGCTTTCTAAATTATATAAGTTACATTTCTTTTCCCCGGAGAAATGCAATGAAATAATTAAAAAAGCGTGCGACGCTAATTCGTGGACATCAAATAGACATTCTAATTACCCAACAACAGATATACCTCTTGGTGATATTAAAAACTTAGATATATATAAAGAAATAGATGAAATATCAAGCTTGTGTATGAATGCTTACAAATTAACCGGCACAATTAAAGCATTTGATCTATTTGTAGTTAAATATGATACAGACGGGCAAAGTTCGTTAAATATACATAGAGATAGTTCGGTTCTTTCTTTTGTATGTCTATTAAGCGACCCAGAAGATTTTGAAGGTGGTGGAACATATTATGAACATTATGACAAAACGGTTAAGCCGGGTAAGGGAGATGTATTATTCCACTGTGGTAAAATTCGCCATGGCGGCAATAAAATTACATCTGGAAAACGTTTTATATTAATTGGGTTTTTCGATGTTGTTAGCGAATCTATAAGGGATGGTGTGGCTGAAGAAAAAACCGGAACAAAGGAGTTGTCCAATAGTGTTTCGGATAAAAGAGCCATAGACTATGCATATAAACATAAAACTTTAAAAGATATCAAGGTTTATATTAAGATTATTAATATTTTGGAAAGGTCCGATAAATTGATAAATATAATGAAAATAATTGATAAGTTAGACATACCACCTACGTGGATAATTAATACACAGGTGGTATTAGCAGATAGAGGAAAAAATCATACTGCATACCCTAAGTGGAAAACAGATGAACGGTGTACTTTTCTCAGCAAAGACAAAACCGATAAATATTGGAATAGAGAAGTTACTAAAGGGGAAATAGGTTGTACGATTTCTCATTTAAGCGCTATCAATTCATGTAATCTTATAGATGGTGAATATCTTTTAATTTTAGAAGATGATGCAGTTTTTTACAGTGATTTGCTATATAGGATTGATCATTGTCTGAGAGGCGACCACGTGTGGGATATTTTAGACCTAGGTAGTACACAATGTTGGAACGACGAGCCAACAAAAATATCAGAATTTATTTTTAAACACGGATATAAATGGAATGCTGAATGTATACTTTATAACAAGGATGCAATTAGAAAACTCAGGGGTGTAGATATTAACAATAGGGTTATACCTTATGACGAATTTCTTCCGTGTGTATTGGGACATAATCCCCGAGAGGATATTAAAGACCTATTTAATGATATAGAGAAGTTGTATTCTGTTATTCCATACGAAGAAATGGCGTGGCAAGACGGCAGTGGGATATCAGATACAGTGGGTGACGAAACTGGGTGTAATAACACATATTCAAATGTATTTAAAAAATTAGATTATGATGCATGCGAAAACAATCATTGGAAGTTTAAAAATATAACAGATGATAGCGTATATAATATGTCTATTTTAACAAATAACGCAAATATATCCTCATGGAATTTTCAGATAAATAGTTTAAATCTAGGGGGATTTAATATAAATACAGATACATGGAAATTATATATAACAGATACAATTAAATTGGTTACAGTTTATTTAAAAACCGAGAATAGCTCTATTACATTTAGATGGAATAATATAACAGTAGATTTAATCGAAACTGTTGTAATTTTCCCATCTTATTTGGAGGTAAACATAGTAAACTGCGACGTCTATTTTGCAAATGGGTCTTCTTTTTATTAAAATAAATTTTACATAAAAAAATTCAATTTAAAAAAATAAATCATAATAATTTACATTACAATGAGCATGGAATCCAGGTTTACTTGTTTCAAAACAAAGCACAATCTCGATGAGTCTGCTATGGAAGAACTTCTTAATCTTTTCAATGATTCGTTTATCGAGCTCGCGCATAGGCTACTAGAAAATTCTCCGAAGACCACATCCCCCAATGTTAAGAATTCAAAACCCGTCTCTTCGGGACAAAAAAAATGGGCTACCAAGATTGCGGCGGAATATGCAAGTGAAAACAATCTCACTCTAGACGACTTTGATAAAGAAAAAATCACAAAGAAGGATATCGACTTGTATATGAAGGAAGGGAAGGTTGTGAAGAAACTTCCGCAGATCAAAAGTAATAAAGAAGAAACTAAAGATGCAAAATGGTACGAAGCTGGCCCGGGGAAGTCCAAGGAAACCCATGGGAAGTGTTGCGGAATGAACAAGTCTGGAGATCCTTGTCTGAAGCAGGGGACTGTAAATCCAGAAAATTCTAAAAACTACTACTGCTTTAGGCATGCAGTTGACTGGAAAAACTTTGAAGTATCATCAGATTCTGATCTAGATGTAGAGGATTTGGAAGTAGTTAAAGTATGCGACGCTGACGAGGAGACATGTAATATTGTAGATTCTGAATAAATATAAAGCCATAAATTATTATAATATACATTATACAATATGAATTTTAAAACATACATAGAGAATAACCACACTACAATCGAAACATATTTTGATAAAATAATGACAGAGTGTAAAGATTTTGACGAATTACCACGTGAATTAGTAAAATGTAATTGCTGTGAACGACATAAAATCAATTTCCCCACTTTAGAGTGTAAACTACCTACGTCAAATAAACTTATTTCATCCGATAATACAACTAATAGTTGTGATTGTCCGTGTAGACATATAGCTAGACACACATGCAGAGAATGGGATGTACTAAACGAAGTTGAAGACATATATTCAGATGAAGAAATTTCAGAAGATTCAGATGAAGAGAATTCTTATAATTCAATGGATGATTTTATAGTAGAGGACGACGATAAGGAGTTTAAGTTTACAAAAACAGCCAGGAGAGAACTTAAAAATGCTATTGAATTATTTAAAAGTAAAAATATGCAAAAATAAATAATTATATAGTATTAATGGTGGTTATTGTATTAGTACTTATAACAGCGGTAGTTATATTTGCTTGCATTATTTACTTTCTTAAACCGGATAAAACAATGGAAAAATATATAAAAAATTATAATAATTTTGAAAATGCAATTATTTACAATTTTGAGTCAGGAGACGGTGGTCTAGGTGATTATATTAAGTTTTTTATGCTAACATTGACATATTGTATGAACAATAATATAAGATTCTATTATAAAATAAACAACACAAACCTTGAAAAATATATAAGACTCAAATACAATGAAATGATTATTACAGAAGAACAAATATCAAGTCTAAAAAATTATAAAATTCAAATCCCGAAAGATTGGTATATGGAGTTTGGCGAAGAAACCGAGGAAAAAAGTTATTATAATTATAATGTAAATTTAGACGACGTATTTTATTTTGATAAAAGTGTAAAACAAAATGTCAATAACATAGTACCATCATTACCAAATAATTACATTTCAATACATTTGAGGATGGGAGATAATTTTTTAGAGCGCCCTAATGACAATTTAGACAGTGATACAAGAAAATTTTCAGAGGAAAAACTACATAAATTCATAGAAAAAAATAAAAACACACCAATCATGTTTATCTGTGATAATAACGAAAAAAGACAGGAAATAAAAAATAAATACAATAACATTCTTATCACAACTTCAGAAATAGGACACACCGGGTTATACAACACACCTGATAAACATGTATTAGACGCTGTTACAGAATTTTATATTTTAGCAAAGTCGAAGTTAATTTATGGAGCGTCAAATTCCGGGTTTTCTATTATTGCATCTAAGTTTAAGAATACCAAATTTATTAGAGGCTTTGAGTGGCACGAATATCGCATATAAATGTAACAACACTACTTAAAGATAAAATGTATTATATATTATAATGGAACACTTTCCAATTAAATCATTTATAGCATATGTTTTAATTTGGTCGGGGTGGTTATTTTCACACAGAGCCATGTTAAATCATCAAGAATATCTTATAAAACTAGACGATCTCCTCTATAATAATTGCACTTCAACAACAGAATTCCCATTTGGTCCTCGAGAATTTTCCGATTATAACATGGTATAAATTACAAATAAAACATATACATATATTAAATAAAAATTGCAGGTTCTAAAAAAGCTATACCATTCTCCCCCATGTACAAAAATGGCAAGCTCTTGCTACGTTTTTACATCTGGTTGTCCGACCGACAAAAAAGAAATAAGTAGTTAATACAATAAATAAAAGGGGCACTAGCTCAGTTGGCAGAGCGCAGGACTTTTAATCCTGTGGTCATGGGTTCGATCCCCATGTGCCCTAGTACCCTTTTATTTATTTAATATGTTACATATAGTATAACAATGGTTAAAGGTTTGAAATATTCTAGAGTAGAAAAAAGTAACTTCATAGATTGCGGCAAACCCTGGAACACTTCATCTGGTGTATGCGGCACGAGAGGAGGAGGAAGAACGTGCACCCTCGCAACACCGACGCTAGCACGCTGGGGAACTGAGTCCGGACTCAGTGTCGGTGCCCTAATTACAAGTGGTATAAAAGCAGGATACGAGACTATTACCGAAGAAGCACGACAGACTTATTTCAATGAAACAGATTACATGATGATTGAATCCCGACAGTCAATAAACAATGGAGTTACTATTTACTACTCTTATGATCGCGAAATAAAATTACCGACCCCAATGTTTGAAGGAAAACCTTTAAATTATAGAATCGAAAGTGCTTACAATAGAGACGCATTTTTAATACAATGGTTTCAAAAACATCTAGAACCGGCTGTAGACGGTGATGATCTAGGTTGTCCTATTTCTCCCTTATTTAAAATAGAATGGACCCAGGCGCCCACTCTACCACCATCAGAACCCACTGGAGACAATGAAGCTGACGCTGACGCTGACAATGAAGCTGACGCTGACGCTGACAATGAAGCTGACACAGTATCCAGTTCGACTACCCCTGTAGTTGTAACTGTAGACGAAGACCCCGAAGTGGGGACAGTAACTCGCACCGTTCGACCCGTCATCGCCAGTATGCCCGGGTCGGATGACCAGGAAAAAAAGAAAACGGTTATACCATTTTATAAAAATTGGAAAATAATGGTCCCAATTATTATTATGTTAATTATTATATTAATGGTTGTTATTATGGTTATGAAAAAAAAGCCTAAACCTTTACAGGTTACGCAATGGGGTAGGAGATATTAAACCTGGTTACAAAATAGTTAGTAACGCAGTGTTTTTACGGCCACTAAGCCGTAAAAACTTTAATTTTCCTTCCCTCGGGCAAGGTCTTTAATTTAATTTGGTCAGGATATACCAGTCAACGCTTGCGGCATCAACTCTTGTGCAAAGATCTGGTGCGTCCGATGTAAGGTTTAGCTCACAAGGTACCCATGGTTACTCATTGGCATTGCAACCAAATAATGCCTCCCGATGTGGGTGCATTCTAGCATCGAGAACGGCAGAAAGGAACCGTCCAAGAAAAAACCGGGCTAAGGTTTGCTGGTAGCGTCCCACCAAGCACCCGAGTACCTCCTTTATACATCGTCTTCACTTTGCATCCCGCGTCCAGACTTTAGGTGCCGACTTCATGGCGGCACTTCCGGTCCGGAACTAAACTTGTTTGTAATTTAAACGGTGTGGCTGTTCGTTAGCCCATCGTCGTATACTTGATACTCATACATAATAATATTTCTTAATACTTGTAATTTTTTGTAAAATAATATTGCATTATATTAATGATAGGTGGTATAATATTTTTATTAATTATTTATGCATGTCTAGTTGGCGGGTATTATATATATAAAAGAGAAAAAACCGATATTTCCGGTTGCCCCCACGATCCGGTGTGCACCAGTCACGGAGGTGCGGCGAAAAAGGATTGTAAGTTTGTATACATTGTTCTCATAATGGATGCCATGAAATCACTAGTAATTTCGAGTCCAAGTTTTGCTAAGGCCTACAGTGAGAGTACAAATGGGATAGATCCTGCATCTCTCAAGGAACTAATGGATTATGATACCAGGTTTGACGTCGGGGGAATTTATTCTCTTGAGAAACTTCACGAGGAGCGCGCTAAAAATTATCCAGCCGAACAGACCAAGGAGAGCAAGGCATCGCTAGAAACTTGGCAACGGAATAATTGTATCTCTGTTCTTAAATCTAAAACGAAATTTAAAACAAATTGGTTATATTTTGGCGACGGATTTTAATTCTAATGTTGATGGGTCTTTACTCATTTGATTATACGGGCAACCCCCTTTTATAAACTGCCTCATTGGGATTATTTTAGTTTTAACCCGGGGACTACAACCTATGAATGTACTCATCATATATAGAAATGAACCAAAACCGATAAGATTGATTAGCATACGCACCCTGTTAAATTTAAGTGCGCGCCTCATTAAACTCCTAAGAGTTTCATATTATACATGCAATATATTTTAGTTTTAAGTGTTTTGTATATATTTCACGATATCCACTGATACGAAGTTATATTATACATGTAAGAATGGAAGGACATCATGCGAATAGCCATATATGGCCGGTTACCTAATGTCCACGGTCTGTCCCCCGGGTATAAGGCGTTCGCCACTGCAATGGGGTGCAACGCTGATGCGAAGGCCGTTTTCCTCCAGTAATAACCCCTATAGAATTTCTGGATGAAAATGCTAGCCCTCATCTTAACCAGGTATACAGTGATCGCTGCGCGAATGCACGCAGCGTACCTGATGTAAGGACTAAAATCAAGAACACCGGCGGTTAGGGACGTAGGTGAGAACAGGAGCACCAGAGCGGCCTTATCGGCTAGTGAAGGCACCATCTGGGTTTGATACCCAGCCTTAAGAACTCCGAAGAGTTTACTGAGTAACAATTGAATTATGAAGTGATTATAGTAAAGGTTACAATAAAGCTCATGATTAGAAGTAGAACTAGGGTAAGGGTGGCTGCTGCAGCAATCATCATGTTATTTACTCAGCCTTAAGAACTCCGAAGAGTTTACTGAGTTCATTTAATTAATAAGTCTAGTTGTTGTCTCTCCTCCAGCTGCTCTTCTTATTACTCCTCGTAACAACTTTCCACTCCTTATCGGTATCTTCTACCGGCGCAATGATCTTTCCAAATACAAAAGTTGGAAGGGGCTCATCATCTGCATAATCTGCCCACCGCCTATCTTCAATCCTTGAGCTCCTCCGCAGCCTAGGTGGGGCTCCGGGGGGCTCAGGTGAATTGGACGCGGGCTGTCGGAGGGGGGTGATCATCGCCGTGAAGGGGGTCGTTATATCCTAAAATATCCCCAGGGGGCTAAATTTGGTGATTTTTAGCAATTTTAGGGC